TTACCCTGACTTATGTTGAATAAACATTGAATTAGTTTGTAAAATGGTGTATGTACAAGACATAGATGGTAAACCGATGATGCCTACGACAAGGCATGGTAAGGTTAGGAGGTTGCTTAAAGCAAATAAAGCAACCGTGGTGAATCTTTGTCCGTTTACGATTCAGTTAACTTACAAATCAACCGATCATAAACAACCAGTTACTCTGGGCATTGATGCAGGAGCTAAACATATCGGTTTTTCTGCAACAACTGAAAAAGAAGAGTTATTTGCTTGTGAAACAACCTTGAGAACAGACATTGTAGATTTACTTTCAATGAGACTTCAAAATAGAAGGACAAGAAGATCAAGGCTCAGATATAGAAAGTCGAGATTTAACAACAGAGGTTCCTCTAAAAAGAAAGGATGGGTAGCCCCTTCTGCAAAACAAAGAATCGATTCCCATTTAAACGAAGTGAATGAGATTCATAAAATCCTTCCGATTACTAAAATAGTAATTGAAGTCGCTCAGTTCGATACTCAGAAAATGAAAAACCATGATATTTCAGGAGCTGATTATCAAAACGGAGAACAACTTGGTTTTTGGAATGTCAGGGAGTACGTTTTGTTCAGAGACGGACATAAATGTAGTCATTGTAAAGGAAAGTCGAAAGATCCTGTTTTAAACGTTCATCATTTGGAATCAAGAAAAACAGGAGGGGATTCACCTTCGAATTTAATCACCCTTTGTGAATCGTGTCATAAAGCATTTCATAAAGGAGAAATTGAATTGAAGAAAAAGAGAGGTAAATCACTTCGTGATGCGGCCGTGATGGGGATTATGAAATGGAAATTGTACGAGGAGTTGAAATCCAGATATGACAACGTTTCGATGACTTTCGGTTACATCACGAAACATAATCGGATTAAATATGGGATTGAAAAAAACCATACATCCGATGCGTTTGTCATTTCTAGGAACTTCAATGCGAAACGAATTGAGTATCAATACTTGAAACGTTTAGTTCGTAGGCATAACAGGCAAATACATAAAATGAAAATTTTAAAAGGAGGGAAGAAGAAAAACAATCAAGCTCCTTTTGAGGTTTTCGGATTTAGATTGTTTGATAAAGTATTGTATAACAATGAAATATTCTTTGTTTATGGAAGAAGAAAATCAGGAAATTTCAATATCAGGGATTTCAACGGAGAAAATCCAAAGGATGTTTCACACAAAAAGTTTAAACTCATTAGAGGAAAGAGGCATCCGATTATATTAAAGTAAATAAATATATATAAATAGGTTTAATAGATTTTTTTAATATGATAAAACATAATTGTTCACATATAACCCCGTCCACTTGCGTACCTTATGAGGGTGATCTTCCGGAGTGGTCAAAGTATAAGGACTCTGATGAGTGCGTTATGATCTCCGACGTGATAGAGGAGATATATGAAGAGCTTACCCGTATTAGGGAGGCTATAGACGTCAGGGATCTTGGCGAGTCTTGCGTGAAGATAAATGGCGATAAGACCGTAGCGAAAATCCTTTACGCTATTGAGAATAAGATCTGCAATGGGTAATTAATGTCCTGATTTTAGGATATTAAAAATAGCCAATCGGTTTGTGTTTATCATCCCGATTGGCTATTTTTGTATGTCCGCCGACTCTCACGAGGGAGCGGACATAAAGTAATTAATTATTAATCTCAAAATTAGACTAAAAAATGAAGACAGTAAATGTTTTAACAAGAAAGATGGGCGATTTTAACGTTTTTCAAAGAACTAGTGATGGTTATTTTGATGCCAATAGTTTACTTAAGCAATGGAATGATAATCCCGATAATATAAGAAGAAAGTTTTCTGTGTTTATAGATAGTCCTAAAACCATAGAATTTTTAGAAGCTCTAAAGGATGATGAAAGCCATAGTCCAAAAATGGACAATGGTGATAATCAGTTATTTGTAAAAGTAAAAGGTAGAGTTACAAAACATGGCAAGACACCTGATAAGATATGGATGCATCCTTTGCTATTTATAAAATTCGCCATGTGGATAAATCCTAGATTTGAGGTTCAGGTTTTGAAGTTTGTACATGATCAACTTATAGATTACAGAGATAAGGCTGGTGATGCTTATAGGAGAATGTCTTCCGCTTTATCTAAAATCGTGGACTCGTCAAGGTTTAAAGATAAAATACAGGATTTAGCTAGATCTCTGAATATAATAGTTTACGGTCTTCATGAGACTATGATAAGAAACTCTGTTGGCGAGGAGGTCAAGGCTAAAGAGTTGATGGAGCTAGAGATTGATATAGCTAAGATGATTGAATTTGGGTATATAACTACCGAGGAGCAGTTAAGGGATTATCTGTATAAGGTTTTGAGAAGCAAAAAGGCTCTTCCTTTGTAATTTGATTTTAAATTGTATCTTTGTGACAAAGTGAATCACAATGGTATACGGTAATAAAGAAATAGTTCGGACGTTCACCAGAAATAACCCGCCTGCCGGGTATGTGGGCGGTTCTGTTGACTACCGGGTCCCTCCCAACGTCTATTTTGGCGATACGCAGGAGGAGGCTGACAACAAGGCTGAGGATGATATCAAAGCCAACGGTCAGGACTACGCCAACACATATGCCGACATAATACCGTCCGTATGGTATAATGATCAGGTATGCGATGAGTTTATCAAGAACAATTGCGTAAGCGGTAAGGGATCCAAGGAGCAGGTATGTATAGAGGAAGGTAGGTTTGTCTCTTACGTATCCAAGAAAGATGCCAATGATAAGGCTAGGGTGGAGCTTGGACGGATCGGGCAGGGGGAGGCCAACTCCGTCGGGGCTTGCTGCGAGGACTGGGCCTCACAGCCTTTTCGTGGCTTGTTTTACAAGAACGATTGTGAGGCTGGCACATCAGGCAAGGAAGGTATTGTATATGAATTACCAACCGGAGCTGTCATATCCGATATCTCCCAGATAGACGCCGATACGTTAGCCTATAGGAAGTTCATGAAAGAAGGTCAGGAGAAGGCTAATGCCGAGGGTAGTTGCTCACCTGTATTCTATAATACTATGATCGGTGATTGGTTCGAGAAGATATGTCCATTCGGATATAAGTCCGGTAAAGTATATTACTCTATCAAAGCCAACAGGTTTAGGTCATGGATATCGGTTGAGGATGCCAACGCCAAGGCTCGTGAGGTCTTGATGGTAGAGGGACAGGAGTACGCTGATCTTAATCTTGAGTGCGAGAAATGGATTGAGAATATCGATCAAGAAGATCAGTGTTATTGGTGATAATACCTTTTTTTGTTTTTCCATAATTTATAGATTAGTGCTTGGAGGGGATCGTGTATCTCCTCCATTTTTTTTGTATATATATCAATGGTATTAAGTTTATATACTGTGATTCACTTGTTTGTATGTTGAATATATTTTATATTTGCATACCTATCTATTCATCTCGAACCGATAGGTATTATGTTTAATTTAAAATATTGTTCAAAGTTATGAAAAGTAGGGTTGAAATCAAGTCTTCCGACAGGAAATTGATGGGCGTTGTCATACCGGCGCTTAGTGATAATGGTTTTGTTAATATCACTTTAGCCATGAAGGTTTTGTCTGATGATAGGCTTAAAAAGGGGCTGTCTCCCAAGAAGCTTAATGATATCATTAAGTATGATGGGTTTCAGGAAAAATGCAGGGAGATAATTAGTAGGCTGGAAAACAGGGATTTATGTAAGCGGATAAATATCAGCCTACAAAATAAGGCTCTAAATCTTAGCGATTTAAATAAAATGGGATTAGCATGTCGAAAAGGTAAGGGGGATGGTCAAATGTGGTATATGAATCCATATCTTTTTCTCGTGGTAGCCATGGAGATGAGTCCTGAGGTTTGCGCTGATGTTGTAATGTGGTTTGTTGATAATGTTGTAGGGACAAGAAATGCCGCTGGTGATGCTTATATAGAGATGTGCAGTAGTGTATCTTCACTTATAAGTGATAAAAGTAATTTAAAGGAGTTGTTATCAAGGATAGCCAAGGGTATAAATTTCGTCGTGTTTGGCGTGCATGAGGAAGGGATAAGGAATAGAGCTTCTTTTGAAGAATTGGATATGATAGTATCAATAGAAAGGAATATATCTTATGCTATTAAGGCTGGATATATAAAAGATTACAATGGTGTTATAAATGATTTGGGAAGGCAATGGAAAGAAAGATGGGGTAATCCTGTTCTTAAATTGAAGTCTTGATTTTATTTCGTTGTTATAATTCGCAGATATAGGGGATACGAATGTCGTATTCCCTATATTGTTTAATGGAGTGTGTTATCTTGTTATTAAATCAAATCTGTATCTTTGTTGAAAACAATAACATTATTAATATGTGTAGTACAAATGGTTGTTGCCATGATCATTCAAGGGAACGTCCCGAAGAGTGTTGTCATGGCGTTAAGATAGACAGGTTTCTTAACAAATGCCCTAACGATCCTTGTGATCCTTGCGATCGGGATTGTCAGGACGAACCTTGTGTTGGTTATGGATGTCCTATAACCTTGTATGATAAATGCGTCTTGTACTCAGGCGATGAGTTGGTGGTGGATGGTATAGAGAAAGGTACTGATATCTCTGTCGTTATAGACTCATTGAGGCGTATTATAGCGTCTAGGGATAAGCAGATAGATTTATACCATCGTGAGGTTCTGGATTTGAAGAGGATTATAAACGAGCTTGTCAACGCCGGTGGTAGCGGCGGGGATAGCGGAACTGAAGAGGAGGTTTGGTGATATGAATGGCTGCAACAAAAAACAATACAGACCTACTGTAGATGACACGAAAGTACCGTGCTCTACGTACATGAGTACCGATTGTATTTACCCCGGTGATAAGGTACGTGTGGAATCATTGGGATTATCCCCTAATTGCGATATGTCCGATACCCTTAACGCTATGATAAAGGCTATACGGGATAGGGATGCCGAGATACTTGAATTAAGAAGAATGATCAATAAATTGATTTGATATGAGAAATAATTGTAATCCATGTAAGCCGGAATATAGACCGGGGGACGAGTGCAGTATCTACAGTTCCCAGATCATATATGACGGTCAGTCGTTCCCTGAGGCGGATATCAGGAACGGTGATAGCATGAATAGCGTAATCGAGTCTCTGGTAAGGAAGCTGGTTGCCGTATCTGGCGCCACGGCGTCCATCCAGCGTGACTCGTTCAAGGGCGTTCAAGCTGTCAGATTAAGATACGAGCCGTTGAACGTGCTCAGCGTTACCTATTGTGGTACTATCGTCCCTAATGACGGATATGTCGTTTCTGGCAGGTCCGTTAAGTTTAAGAAGAAATATTGCATGGGTGATGAGTTCACTGATGTTAATATCGTATATACTACATTGAATAGTAATATTTTAAATACCTCATGTTATGGCTAAAAGAGTGTACGATACGGTCTTGGCTTCCGAGTGTGACGGCTGGGTATGTGGTGAGACCCTCAAGAAGGGATCTCTTCCCGTAGACAGGTTAGAGCTTGACTCTTTTTCAGAGGCTGTCAGGGAGCTTATAGAACGGTTTTTCGAGGAGGGATGGTTGCCGGACATGATCTGCGATCTTGGTTGTGGTGGCGCCAGCGTGTTTGAGATTAAGCCTACTAACTTCGAGTATCCTCCTGAGGGTGGCGAGCAGATTCTGGAGATTATCGTAGGTAAGAGTGATAAATGGACTATAACTCAAGCGGAATGATATGAATAATTTAAAAGATATTCTTGCTAAGATCGAGCAAGGCTCCTCATGGGTGTCCTACGACAAGATTTCCGGTACCGGCCCCGACAAGGTGGCGATCAAGGTAGAACCGGGATGGATGGGTAGGTTGCCTAGGGAGACTTACGTGGCGGTCGAGAAAGGCAAGGTTACGAAGCTCGCCACTATAACCCAGAAGGGTATGGAGCGGGTAAGCGTGGATCCGACCAATATCATGTTCGACATGGAGGGTGGGACGGCGACCATCAACGCCAAGCTCAACTCCGCCTCGGTCAAGGCTTCCTGCCTTACCCTTGGTGGATCGGTGAGCAAGTCCTATATAGTATCCATGAACGTGAACGGCTTATCCATGAAAGTCCCGGAAGAGGATAGCAGATATATAGTGTATGCCGATCCTGAGGATCCCGGAGCCACTGATTTGTATGAGGCTAGCTTTGTCATAGCTATGCCTAAGAATATGGATAACGAACAGCATCATGAGATGTTTGTCTTGAACGGTAAGGTTGTTAATATTAATCAACAGCCTAATGATATACCTTATATCATACTTGATCATGACTTCGATAACGTGACTAGCGAGAACGGTCAGGTTGTCATCGATATCAAGTCCAATACCGAGTATGATATCGAGCTGGTATGTTGCACTTGCGGTGATGGTAGTGAGCCGGAACCGGAACCACCCTTCAACGTGGATCCGCAAAGGTTGACGCTTAATAAGGATGGTGATACCCAAATCGTGAGGGTAGAGGCCGGAGATGATGTTTCATGGAGAATAGAGGAGAATTGACATGATTGAATAAATTGTTTATTTCATACACAATGTTTATATTTATAGTATAAGATATTAAAATGAAATTAGTTGAGAGACATATAGTAAAAGACAACCGGTTTGAGGATATCTGCCTCAAATCCGGGTTGTTGTACAATTATGTTCTTTTCAACGTCAGGCAAGGGATATTCGATGGTAACGATCTAAAGGAATATGAGTTCTCAACCAAACTTTGTAAGGAGAATCAGATTGATTTCAGAAATTTACCTGCTGCTGTGTCCCAGCAAGTCATAGCCCAAGTCTTCTCGTCGATAAGGTCTTGGATCAGATCAAAGAAGGAATATGAAAATAATCCTTCAAAGTTTAAGTCCAAACCTAAATTGCCGAAGTACAAACGAGGCAAGAAGCAGAATATGGTAGTCTTTACGACTTCTTCTTGCAGGCTTAAGGATGATGGATGTATTCATTTTATCAAGAGTGTAATTCCACCAATCAAAACAAAAATAGGAGATAGCAAATTATGTCAGGTTAGGATAGTCCCTCAAGCTACATGCTATGTGGTTGAGGTTATTTATGAGAAGAAGGAACAGGATATTAATCTTGATAAGGATAATGTTCTTTCGATTGATTTGGGATTGAATAATTTATGTACATGTATAAGCAATGTAGGTATCAATCCTTTCATTGTAAACGGAAAGATTATAAAATCCTTCAATCGGTGGTATAATAAGAAGGGAGCTAGATTGATGTCATATATTGGCGATAAGGGAACTTCAAAGAGATTAAGACAGTTAAACAATTACAGGAATTTTTGGATTGATGACAAGATTCACAAGGTTAGTAGATATATTGTTAACTATTGTATTGATAACAATATCGGAAGTCTTGTGATAGGATTAAACAAAGGATGGAAGAATGGGATAAATCTAGGAAAGAGAATAAACCAGAAGTTCGTTGAGATCCCGTTCTCTAAACTCATTGACAAGATTTCTTATAAATGTAAATTGGTTGGAATCATCCTTCAAGTTCACGAGGAGTCCTATACTTCTAAAGTAGATCATCTGGCTTTTGAAAAGTTAGGTAAGCATGATGTTTATCTTGGCAAAAGAAAGAAACGTGGATTATTCCAAAGCTCTATCGGAAAGCTTATTAACGCTGATATCAATGGAGCTATTGGAATTGGAAGAAAAGTATTCGGTGATTCTTACGTCAGTAGGATAATCGATAGTGGGTTTGCGTTTAACCCGGTTAGAGTAAACATTTTGTGATATAAATATTAATCTAATTAATAAGATGAATAATTTTAATAACGTGGCAAGGGAAATAGATAAGAATTGCGTTGAGGGTAATTGCTTTGCCATTAACGACAAGAGCCATGGGGTAGGCGATAATAAGCTTAATATCGTATACAAGGCTAATTATACCGGTCAGATCTGTACGGCTAAGTTCCGTATAACGTCAAAGGACGGTAATATTGTCAAGGAGTATATGATAGCTCAGGACGCCAAGCCCGTTTATTATAATATCAAGATGGTTCAGCCGTTCACCAAGGACGACTGTCTGGCCAACCAGCATGGATCGGTGGTGTTGTATACGGTCGAGGAAAGGACTTACAAGTCGTTTATCTCGCAGGAGGACGCAGACGCCAAGGCTATGGAGGATATAGCCCTGAACGGTCAGAAATACGCCAACGAGCATGGTGAGTGTATAACCGATATCTGGTATAACGAGGAGCAGAGAAAGACGTTTATACGTAATAATTGCGATAAGTTCAGTGACGGTCAGGAATATGTTTATATCATTCCTGAGGGCAAGTACGTATCTTCCATCTCTCAGGAGGACGCCGATAGGAAGGCTCTTGAGGATATTGAGAAGAACGGTCAACAACAAGCCAATTTGGAGGGTGAGTGTAAGCCTAAGGAGAATATCTATTATGGTAAGTTTAGTAAGACCTTTACCCGTAACAACTGCGACTCCACGCAATATGGTACTGATGTGGTTGTCGATGAGACGATGGTTACAGGGGACTTCAGATCCATCGTGTCTCAGGAAGACGCTAATAGCCTAGCAAGGGCTGCTGTCGAGGCTCAAGGTCAGGATATAGCGAATATCAAGGGTAACTGTGAGAAGATACCGGTATTTACCGGATCGTACTCCAAGGTATTCCAGAGAACCAACTGCCCTGAGGGTTCTACTCCTGTTGACTTCACCGTGGACGAGAAGATGTGTTCTGGATATCCGTTTACTTCTACGGTATCGCAGGATGCCGCCAACAAGCTGGCGCAGGACGCTGTCGAGGCGCAAGGTCAGGCTATCACCAACGAGCGTGGCGACTGTCAGACTAACGTCTACTATAACGTAAGGATGGAGAAGACAGTTACGAGAAATAATTGCGACGAGTTCCATACTGGTCAACCTTATACTTATGTCGTTGCGGCCGGTAAGTACTTCTCTATTATCTCTCAGGAGGATGCTGATAATAAGGCTAAGGCCGATCTTGATGCTAACGCCCAACAACAGGCTAACCTTGAAGGTGAGTGTAAGGAGAAGGTCGTATATCATGGTAAATATAGCAAGGAATTTACCCGTAACAATTGTGATGAGACTCAATACGGTACTAAGGTCGTCGTGGATGAGACGATGGTTACCGGAGACTTCAGGTCTACCGTATCACAGGCGGACGCCAACAATAAGGCTAAGGCCGCTGTCGAGGCTCAAGGTCAGGATGTGGCTAACGTGAAAGGTAAGTGCGAGAAGGTGCCTGTATATACCGGTACTTATACACGTACGTTTACCCGTAACAATTGTGGTGCTGGCACTGGTGGTACTTATACGGTAAATGATAGGATGGTTGACGGTTATCCGTTCACATCTACCGTATCTCAGGAGGATGCCAACAACAAGGCCAAGGCCGCCGTTGACGCCCAAGGACAGGCCCTTGCCAATATCCACGCCCTTTGTACGTACACCGGCCGTGCTTCCTTGGAGTTCACGAGAAACAACTGTGGTGAGTGTAAGATCGGATCTAAGGTGACAATCACCCAAGATATGGTAGAAGGACACCCATTCCAGTCTAACGACTCCCAGACCGCCGCTGACGCTATGGCTATGACCGCCGTACAGGCTCAAGGACAGGCTTTGGCTAACACCAAGGGTACTTGCTCTAACGCCACTATGTATACCGGCAAGGCTAGCTTCGAGTTCACGAAGAGCAATTGTGGCGCTAATCAGGTAGGAAATCCGTTCACCGTGACACAAGATATGGTGGAAGGTCATCCGTTCCAGTCTTGTGTATCACAGGATGAGGCTAACTTAGTCGCTATGGCCGCTGTCATGAATCAAGGTCAGAAGATCGCCGATGAGCGTGGTACTTGCCATGAGGCTCCTAAGTACACCGGTCATTATAGCGAGGCGTTTGAGAAGAATAATTGTCCGTCTGGTCTTATCCCGTCTTCAGTTACCGTTACTGAGGCTGACGTGACCGGAGGTCCGTTCTACTCATACGAGAGCCAGTTCGCCGCCGATGAGCTTGCCAAGGCCGCTGTCAAGGCGCAAGGTCAGGCTATAGCCAACGATCGTGGTACTTGCGACGAACTGAAGATATATGTAGGTAATTATAGCAAGGAGTTCACTCCTAAGTGTCCTACTTGTCAGTATGCAGATCCTATCACCGTAACCCCGGATCTTATGGGTCAGTTCTTTACCTCAACCCGTTCTCAGGAAGAGGCAGACGCTTTGGCTAAGGCCTATATCGACAGAATGGGTCAGGCGTTCGTCAACAAGAACTATGATGATACGTGCCATACGAAGACCGAGCAACCGGTATGGGAGACTATAGAGACCGTATGTAAGGACTGTATCTCTCAATTACATCAACGTAACACCAATACCTGTTATACTGATCCTGATAATCAAGAGCGGTATATAGCTGGTGGTAATAATACATGTTTCTGGTTTGGTACGGCATCCAAGGCCTTTACCCGTCAATGTGCGGATGGTGGAGTTGGAAGCTCTGTTACCGTAACTCATAATGATGTTACGGATCCAAGTCCTAGCTCTGATGGTAAGTTTAAGTCATGTGTATCCCAAGCTGACGCTAACGCCAAGGCATTGGCCGCCGTGAACTCTCAGGGTCAGGCCGTGGCTAACTCGAAGGGTACTTGTACGTGGACAGGAAGCTATACCGGACAGGTTAGGAAGAACAATTGCGCTGACGGCGGCGTGGGCGACATGGTATCCGTAAGTAGCAGCAAGCTTCCGGGACACCCGTACACCTCCACCGTTTCCTTGGCTGACGCCAACAAGAAGGCTGAGAACGCGGTTCGTGGATCTGATGGTCAGGCTTACGCCAATAAGAATGGAGGATGTACATGGACTTACGTGGCAAGCCGTGACTTCTATAGGAACAATTGCGCCGGAAGCGGGGTTGGTCAGAGAATAACAGTGACCTCTACGCAGGTTAACGGCGGTACGCCTATCACCAGCAAGGTTTCTTTGGCTGATGCCAGAAGCAAGGCCGAGCAGATCTTAGACCAGAAGGGACAGGGTTACGCTAACCAACATGGAACTTGTGTATGGACCGGTACTGGAAGCGCTACATTTTATAAGGATAATTGTGGTACATGTAAACATGGTGTCGCTCTATCCGTTCCTTATAGCGCCTTAGGGTTGTCAGCGTTGACATCTACCGTATCTCAGGCGGATGCCGACAGCAAGGTTCAAAACGCTTTCAAGAATGATACGGCGACTAAGACCGCCGCTCAAGCTTACGCTAATAAGAATGGTGATTGCGCCGATGACGATGATACCCCATCTTATGATGATTGGAGTTACTATTGTAGTGGATGCGATTATCGTAGGAGTAGGAATCAGACCAATCCTTGCTCTTCAGCCCCAAATCAAGATGAGTTGGTTGAGTCCGATTCGAGATCTTGTGGATGCGGGTGTGATAATACATATCATATGGATAATAGCAGGTGTAATAATGGTAATAGCGAGGAGCATTATTCTAGCGAGTGCGATCCTACAGGATATTGGCAGAATGGTGGTAAACATTGCTGTAATCCACATGACTACACTGTCTATACCAATGAGGTATGTAAGGGATGTTCGGGCGAATGCGGTGATGTATGTGTTCCTGATAGCCCTATTAAGGTGGTTAGCGCTGGTGAATTTTGTGCTTCTTCATCGAATCTGGCTAGTGAACAAGCTTATAACAAGTATAAAGAGTACAAGGATGCATTACAAAATTTAGTTGATGCTAGGATATGTCCTTCTAAGGTTGGCAATGATGACCGATGGGGAAATGTCAAGGCTACGAACTGTCCTAGCAACTGTACTCCTAAGACTATCAGTTATAAGCAAATCGCTGGTAAATACACCGCCTGCACCAAGGACGAGGCAAACAGGATAGCCGACAATAACCTCCAATCCGATGGTATCTCTTACGCTAATGGCTTGGCGCAGGCGGATAGATGTGATTGCGTGGAGCCAACAAAGACGTGGAGCGCCAACGCTATGCTGAGCGGTGATCCTTGTAATGGTCTGTCTGGTTCTACATCTGCATTAAGGTGCTCCTATGAAGTGTTTTACAATAATCAATGTGGATCATCTAAATCAATAACTGTAACTGTTACTGGCAGGAATGATAATGGGCAAACTGTTACGGCTGGAAGTACTTCCGTAAGTATACCTACTGGGTCTGGTAAAAAAACTGGTGTCATAGGTTTTGATTCAGGAGTACAATGTGGGTCTATAAGTGTTTCTGGGGGAGGATCTGGGAACTGTTAAGATCCTGATATGTAATGGAAAAGGAGAGGCTAATAAGTCTCTCCTTTTTATTAAAAACCATAACAGCAGTGATTGTCAACAATTACCTGAATCATGACCAGAGATTGTTACATCTCCACATACCACTTCTCGGCTAAAATATACACTTCCACTCTTGGTCCCGGATCCTGCGGGAATTGTAAAGCTAGCGCTATTGACCTGCTCTTCTCCGTTTTGTGTATATCCTATACCACTCACAGACCCAGATATAGATCTACCACATTGATTATTATACGTAATCGTAAATCCTCTTGATGTGACAAGTTGTTTATGGCTCATGCAATCATTATTCATATATACCGACCATGACCACGTCTTTGTTGGCTCCATGCAATCGCACTCCATAGCGTTGGCTTTTTCCTGCGCTAGTCTTTGTGTGTCAGCCTGTGCCGCGGCGGTAAGTTGGTAGTTTCATCAACCTTGTTTATTCTATTTTCGATAGAAATGACTAATATTGTATCACCAACATTAAAAAAAGTAAGATTATGGTATGTGCTAAGAAAAAGAAGATGGCAGAAGGAGGCAAAGTCTCCGAGAAAAAGAAACCTCAACTGAAATGTGGAGGCAAGGTTAAGAAAAAGAAGTAATAACCGGAGGGGTATATCCCCTCCTTAGTATTTCATGCATGAAAAATTCAGAATTTGTATCTAGGATCATGAATGACATGAACTCCATCAATAAGGACGCTCATGTCAGTAGAAGATGGATATTGTCCATAGGCAGGCAAAAAGCAAGGTCTTATATAGCCCAGAAGTATGCTGATGGAACCTTGTTCGGCGAGGAATCGCTGTATACTCATATTAATTGCATGGAAATGGAGAGGGTTCGTAAGGTAGATTGTTGCTTTGATGAGTTTAAGTTATGCAGGATACTTATGAGATCCAAGAAAAGATTGCCCGATATGATATATACCCGTATAGGTCCGGCTATCATCAAAGTATCAAATATCATGGATGATATTATATTTACCTCCATATCGTTAAGAAAATACGCTAACAACAAGGAACGTAAATACGGGAATATAGATCAATACTATTATTATGTCAATGATGGATATATCTATATACCAGATATTAACATAGAGGCTATAAATGTTGATCTTATAACTCTCGACAGAAAAGCGGCGTTAGAGCTAGGGGGATGTGGAGCTGAAAAAGATAAGCCATGTACATCTCAATGGGATTATGATTTCATATGCCCAGACAAACTTCTTGAATATGTGGTTTCCGAAACATTAAGGGAAACTGTAACCAAATTGCAGATCCCTACGGATGAGAACCCGGATATGGATATTAATAAGAAAACACAAAAAATTCAATAACATGAATCTAATAAGATCAATAATCAATTTCTTTGGTTTCAATGACGTCATAGTTGACGGTATAGGCGAAAGAGGGATGAGAGACAGCTCTATTATAAGATATAATGAGGTGCACGATATGTATGACAAGATTATAAAAGATCTGGGAGATATGTCGGCTTACGTATCCAAGGGTTATATCTATGATAAGATAAAGGAAAGAACGGGATTAAGTACCAGACATATTAGTAGGATATTAAATCATACTAAGAGAAAAGATCTTAGGTTTATATAAAAAGGAGAGGATAATCAACCTCTCCTTTTTGTTTTTAACAGTATCCACCTTGACTTGGATTAGATACATACATGCTTGTAGCATTGCTAACACAATCACTTCCGCCTGATATCGTTCCCGATCCGGATGGTATGGTGACTGTTTTAGTGGTAGAGAAATATTCTACATCTCCAGATGGTTCAGATCTAGTATAATACACATCAAATGATGCTGTTTTAGATTTACCACATGGATTATCATAACTTACGGATATACTTAAACATTGTCCATTAAAACTTCCGCTAGCGTAAGCGCTCCATGTTTCGAGGCAATCGCATCTATCGGCCTGCGCCAAGCCATTAGCGTAAGAGATACCATCGGATTGGAGGTTATTGTCGGCTATCCTGTTTGCCTCGTCCTTGGTGCAGGCGGTGTATTTTTGTGTATAAATTTCTTGTATTAGGATGAAATCGTTATATTTGTGATATGAAAACAAAGTCATTTAAAATACTTGATCAATACTTTCTTCGATTCTATAGATCTATTATGTCTAAGAACGGGAAAAGGAGGAAGCATACGATCGTGGATAAGAATGATATCCTTGAGTGCCAGTCGTTGATCTGGAAAGTCATACGTGATAGGTATCTGGAGGATGAGGGTGGGGTTTATATAAACAACATCGGTTATCTGTGCCATAAGATAAATCCTAATCGTAAGATATATCTGAATAAGCTTACCGGTACTATTAACAGACGTGGAACTGGTGGATATTCTTATGTACATACGTGTATTGATTTTATGCCTCGGAACAAGTATTTCCATCTCTATATTTCTCCGGCGTTGAACAGGGAGTGTAGGTTGGCTATGGAATCAGGTAGGAGGTATAAGTTCTTGTACCGGGAGGTTGAGTCGGAGAGTAAGGTATTTGGAGTTAAATGGGTTTATAAGCTGTAGAAGTTTTTGTGATCCAGTTAGCCCGTGAGGGTAGACTAGATTTTTTTTGTATCAATGATTCAAATACATATCTTTGTGCAAAAGACTTAAATATGACGATAAAGGGCTTATTGGCCGAGATCAAGGCCGATTTACATAAATACGATGATAGCGGGGCTATAGATACCTCGTCTGTTTATAGATGGGCTGAGATCGCCTTGAAAAGGTTCGGGGGTGTTATAGCGGTCATGTCCGAGGCGGTTGTCAAGACCAGCAACAAACAGGCGGTATTGCCTTCCGATTTTTTCGACATGCTTGACGCTTATAGATGTGAGCCTCTGGTTTGCGAGATACCGGGCGGCGACAAGGCTAAGGCTGACCTCCAACACGAGATCGGCTGGGTCGAGCGCACCGAGCGTGGGTTCCGTTGGAACTCCTGCACCGAGTGCTGTAAGGAGGAGTTTGAGAAGACGATCACGGAGAAGATATATATAGGGTCTCACGAGGTTCGTTTCCATTATCATCATCCCGTAAGGTTATCTATAGGTCGTGGGTTGAGGCGTGATTGCGCCGCCGACAAGTATCGGGATAAGTACGATTGGGATAATTATGATATAACTATATCCGGCAATACTATGTATACAGGGTTTGATGGATTTATTTATATCATATATCGTGCTACGCCTAAGGACGATGACGGTCTTCCGTATATACCAGAAACGGCGTTAGGATACCTTGAGGATTATGTCGAGACGTATATCAAGATGAAGATCTTCGAGAATGCCGCCGTGAATGGCTTGATACAAGGCGCTGGTGACGCTTATAAATTATATGCTCAGCAGGAGCCGGGTAAGTTCGCTAGGGCTATGAAGGAGCTTAAGATGTCGATGATCACGTTAAATGATTATCGGGAGTTGGCTGAGGATAATAGGAGAAGGATGTTGTCTTATGAGCGGATGTGGCCTAATGCTTTTGATAAGTATATCAAATTTATTTAGTTGCGGGGGAGGGAATCGAACCCTCGATCTTTAGGTTATGAGCCTAATGAGATACCTCTTCTCCACCCCGCGATTATGACGCGAATATACGTTTTTTAAAAAGAAAAAAAAGATAATATGGCAAAGAAAAATGATTGGATACATTTAGATAAGACAAGTGGTACTGGCCCTGCTGAGGTTAAGGTTACAGCTGATATTAATGAGACCGGCGAGATACGTCAGGTAACATACAAGGTTATAAAAGAGGGAACCAAGGAAGAGAAGACGTTCGTGTGCAGGCAGGAGTCCGTCCCGGTGGTGATCATCCCGGAGTTCGATTACCTTGTTCTTAGGTATATCTGGGCTGACGAGGACGGCATTGACTTTGACACGGCTACCGGTTTCGATAACACCGGCCTCCCGGACGTGGACGGCAAGCTGGTTGGTTGGAGTAAACAGTACCAGACCACGCAGGAACGGGTAGGTGATTATCTTATCCACGGTGGTGATAATATGGAATCAGGTAATGAGGCCGCTTTGATCCAGATGGGGCCGTTGTTGGATGGCGATAATTACGATAAATTACCTCTTGAGATCAGGTGCAGTATATACGGTAACTGGTATGGTGGTCGTGAGAAAGGTAATGTCACTATCAGGTTCACGGCATATAAGGGAGGTACGATGGAGAAACGTGGATATGATTTTGTCAATATCGGAGGCGAGGAGGTTTATACTGGTGATGCCCCTACCAACGTATCCGCCCATGGTGAGGATAATTGGCAAAATATAAAGACCTTGTATTCTAAGGTAGGCACGATGATCTATAACAAGGAATCTCGTGACTGTATTGTAAGAATAGGTGAGTGATTGTTCTTTTTCATAATACAAATATTTATCAGCTCTCTCGTCCGTGAGGATGGGGGAGTTTTTTATTTTTTAGTCCTTTACTTATGACATATTTGATTTTTTATTGTGCAGGAATAATCTAGCTTTGCCGAAAACTAGTATTATGGTCACATTGAATGATGTAAATAACGAACTCCATGTCCGGTTATATATACTGGAGGTGCTTAAGGATTATATAAGAGATGATGATTTCGACGAGCTTTTAGATAAGGCGTTGGATTTTGTCATGGAAGGCGTTTCTATGCCTAAGGCTCCGGCCAAGGATACCACCATGAGTGACATATCAAAGAGCGTTTTGGCTTTGGTAGCGGGTGCCGGATTAGATGAGAGGCTAAGCAAAAGCTCTTTAGAGTTAGCTTACGATAGGTATAAGATGAGGTACGTATTCGATCCTCGAAATCGGGATATACACGGTGTAGTCGTAGGTTATTCCAATGACTTTAATAGTCTGGTAGCTGTGTGTGATGAGGGATCGAAGAAAGGAGTGGACAAAGGATCTACTGATTTTGTGGATGTCAATGAGAGATACGTGACTAACGGTTTCTTTTACATATCTGTAGAGGATGCCGATAAGCAATCGAACTACATGGGTGGAAATTCGTAATTATTATGTTTTTGTGCTTTACCACGAGACGTTTTAAGTGTTTAGTCTTCCTCCTGACTTGTGAAAGTTAGGAGGATTTTTTTATATTCGCGTGATTTGAATGTTTTAGCATAATACGTACAGTTTTTGTTAAGATCCGGCGTGTAAGTGATTATCCGCCGGATTTGTTATCTTTGCGAAAAACATAACATCGTGCAGAACAATTCTAACATAGCGGTCCCCGACTCCGGGATGAACAGGGATAAGCATCCACAGGATCTATCCCCGTCTGAATATAGTTTCGCCTTGAACGCTACCATAGAGGGTGACGATGGAAGCCAGCTAAAGATCCAGAACGAGCCTAGTACCCTTTTATGTAAGCGATTCGATGGCTATAAGGTTATTGGGTATAAGAATGATATAGCTGGTGATAACACTTATTTCTTTCTATCTAATCCGGATGATAATACGTCTAAGATCACGTTCATGCGGTCATTGGATTATATCAAGACCGTTGAGGATCAATTGGCTGGATCGGGAAAGGACATCCATCGTATCCTTGGCGAGAGGCTTGAGGAGTCGGATGGTCGTTTTGATGAGATATGTGATTTGATGGAGGTCCTGATAGAGGACTGGGTTGATGACCCTTGTCTTAATTTCTCCATTCATCATCCGATCTTCGATATAGAGATCAAGGACGAGAAATGCGGGAAGGTGATATACTGGACCGATGGATATAATCCCCAGCGATATGTTATGGTCGATAAGGCGCTTAATCCTGACGATGATGGTGACTTCTGGTACCATTATCATGGGTATAAGACTTGCGGTGACGACACGCCAATACAAAGGTGCAGGCTGGCGTGCGAGAAGCTGCTGGTATTCCCGCTGCTGACAGCCCCGTGCGTGGAGCCGGAGGTCGTGGAGTTCGGGGGGAGCCTGCGTGCCGGGACCTACCAGTTCTGCGTGGCGTTGTGCGATGAGTTCGGGATTGAGAAGACCGGATATTGCTCATTGACCAACCCAATCATGTTATTCGATCGTCAAGATATGGTTATCCGCGATGGTTTATGGGGTAAGTCAACCAACATGGGTATCCGCCTTACCGTGTCTAATATAGATAAGCAGGTATCTCATTATAAGATAGGTGTTATACAGAATACGGTTGGGTTTAATGGTGAGCAAAGCCCGGTTCTTGAGTATTTCATAGAAGGTATACATCCGATAACGGAAAGGACCATCTATTACCTTACGGATCAGTATAGCGAGCGTACGACCATGGAGAAGTTATCCAAGGAAATACCGGTATATAAGACAGCCAGAGGCATGACGTCTGTCGGGAATCGTCTTCTTCAATACGGCTTGACCGTGGAGAACGAATGGAATCTTCAACCGGTCGTTAACTTCTTGGGTCATTTCGTTAAATGGCAGACATCGATAGCCACGGAGAATCTATATAAAGACGGTGTGGCTTGCTCTAAATACGCCTCTTTCATGCGTGACGAGGTATATCCGTTGGGTATAAGATTCTTTACCAATACGGGATATAGGACAGCTAGATTCCCGCTTATCCCTCGTCCGGCCACAAGGGAGGAGATGGAGGTTATCGTTGATGAGGACGGCAACTCTGAAGACCTATCAGCGGCTTCGGTATTGGAGAACAACCCGCAGTGCGCCGGGAACAGCCGCCGTTATCTTTGGCAGTTTAAGAATACGGCAAAGATCATAAACGACCCGTCTTGGGGATTTGATGATTTTGGGGGAGAATGCAAGAATCAGCTAGATGTTAAGCAACTCAGATATGTAGAGCAGGAATATGCCACGGTAGGAGAGACCCAATTCGTTATCAATACGATGGGGGAAGATGTTACGGTAGATGATGCTATTGATTATATCGCTGATAATATAGAGAACTTGTGTGATATCATAGAATCTAATGTAGGTATTACTGACGAGTTATGCGCTGCTATATCATTGCCAGAGGATCAAGACGGTATAAAGGCTTCCGATTTCCCTAGTGGATGTGATGATATCGAGAGGATAGAGACCAGGACTATATTGGATAAAAACTCTTTGGTGGATTCTAGGATTGATTTTACGTATAAGCTGGCTAGTGATTATACGGAGACCGAGCCTACCACCTTAATACAAAGTAATGCCGAGTCACAAAGGAAGTTCTCTGTATTGTGTGATTTCGATAATTATTCCAGTGGAGGTAAGAATATTATAGATCTGGTTCAGGAATGGCTGGATGGTCAGGATGAGGATAAATTCCCGTCTGATATAGACTCCTCCGCCTTGGTCTTGTGTCAGGATATGTCTAATGTCCGGCAGTTATATGATGAGGGTATATGTGCTAATGGGTGTTCGGTAGGTGATCCTCACGTGAATCCTACTATTAACGATGTTCAACTTCCTACATTCCAAGGGGGTAGGTCATTGGGTAAGTGCACATATTTGTATCAATATCCCGGATGGAAAGGAAAGAAGCATACGGAGACGATGCTTGATCAGTTAATGGATACGATGGAGGCTTATTTCCCCCAATATGAGAGTCAGTTTGGTATCGAGAACGCCATGTGTCTTTTTGGCGATGGTGATAATTCTAAGTTTAATACCGGTATAACTACTGACTGGGAAGGTCGTGTGTCTGTGCAGAATGATATTGACGCCAAGACCAATTGGTTCGGTAGAAGCAACTTGACTTATTTCAAGTTCTATCCACATGTATCCTCATACGCCAGATGGGTGGAGTTGGATTACGAGAAATACATAAGTGGTTTATCCGATCCTGATAACGGTATTATGTATATAGAGATGATGGGTAACTATAATTATCCGATCGGCGACTCATCATCATACAATAAGGTTCGTATAACGTTTTTCTCGGACAAGGAAGGTACCGTGGCTCCTAATCCTTTGGCTAATGATGCCAAGAAAGGTGTTATAGTGAATTACGTGGATCATAAGATATTTATGATGCCAAAGTACTTGTTCTGGAATGATGACAAGACTACTTTCCATAAGATATATGTTTGCATCGAGCCTGCGGTATGCGTGTTCTTCACCGGTTTCGCCATGAGGAAGGACATGAAGGAGCTTGCCGGATTCTATACGGCCGGCACCGCCATCTTCCCCGCCCCGTTCTGTTTTGGCATTCGGCCACTGGAGGTGAAATACGTATTCTTCTTTACGAAAGAATTGAAATTAAGAAGATTTGTTACCTATGAGGCGAAATGTATCTCATGTGGAGATAAACCCGCTGATTGCGCTCCCAGACCATATCAGTACGGTGATTTCGGATATTGGGAGTCTGCCAATAAGTATCCGGCTAATTTTGAGTTGTATGATTCAAGCAAGATCGGGATATCATCGGGAGGATCAAAGAGGAAGGATATAATAGATTCTTTGACGAAATACTATGGGTCTCCTAAATCAGTTGGGGGTAAGTCTTATTTCACCGGTAATGGGGGTAACGCTGAGTACCCCAATACGTCAACCACGTTTTGTCAGAAACCTATACGTCATTACAAGTTTCCGGATAACTCTGTCGCTCCTTTTATGGGTAATCCGTCTCAACTGACCGGTCAATATGGAGTTGACTCCTATATTTATCCTATGGGGGTGATGCTTGATGACGATATCGTTAATGAGTTTCTGGATATAGCGGTAGAGAACGGTCTTATAGATAAGGCTAGAAGAGATTCTATAATAGGATATGAGTTGTATAGGGGCGATAGGACGTTGGATAAGAGCGTTATCGGGACCGGTCTGGCTTATGATATGTTTAAGTACGATGATCCCGACGGATCGGCTAACCTTTATCCTAATTACCCTTACAACGATTTGTCTGATGATATGTATATCTATAAGGATATTAATCGTGAGAAATTTATAACGCATCCGTTTAACAGGAAGGGTAATATCTGGTATTCATTCTTAAGTCCTGATATTGCCTTTAACAAGCCTGACGCTCCCACCGAGTGCCTTGTTGATGGTTATCAATTAGGTAAATCCTCCGGTATATTCAGGGAGGTGGAGGATCACCCTAAATGGACGATATTAGGGAGTAAGGCTTACAGTATGGCAACATCATTGGCTACGGTGGAGGCTATGGCTAATTTAATATCCGCTATAGCTGAGTATACATATCAGTCGGCTTCACAGCAATATGTCGGTGGAGGTGTGTTCTTTTTAGCCAACCCTGTCGGCATAGCGCTGACGGCTATCCGTCTGGCTACAGGTATCGCCAAGGCCACAGCCCAGTCCGTGGTGGATATAGGCAAGTATAGGTATCAGTGGTTAACGGCATTGATAGATAGGGGACCTAGACGGAACTATGCTTATTATTATACTTCTGTCGCTCATTATAATTTATTTTACCAAAAAATAGGGGCGTCGGAGCTACGTGGATTGTCAACGGCTAAATATATCAAGAGCGGGTTATATCCGGTAACAGATATCTCTTCGCAAGGGGAGACCGTAGGCGGTAAGCCTATTATCATAAACAACCTCGATCGTGAGCATTCATTGTTCATGTCATTTGGTATGGATAAGTATATGCTTGAATATCCGGAGTTGGTTTCAAGTTACGATACCAGCCGTATTCAGGATGAGTGTAATATTCGTAACGATGAGGTGGCTGGTATGACGCCTCATTTTATGACACGTGAATCTTTCGTATCCTGCCCCTATATGAGGATAAAGAAATATTCTCCGGCTCAATACGGGCAGATAGAGGATATCAGGTGGGTATCGTTAGGTGGTTGTGGGTTGATGGATAAGGATAAGCGTAAACCTGTTTTTGGAGGTGATGTATTTATATCAAGATTCTCGCTTAAGAGGAAGATGCCTATGTTTTATTTGACTCAGTTTGGTCAGGGGGACATGATACCATTCCCTTATTACGATTATCGAAACATCGGGTATCCCCGTTATTTCGTCAATTACGATACTGGGGAGGATTATCTTAACAAGACCGATACGGATACCGGATCGCTATACTCTTTCCCTAGCCGGAAGAGCGCTTATGAGATGGTTTGCAAGACCGGAGATATGTATCTTAGCGGTCGTTTCTTCCTATATTTCTATGGCATACCTCAGTTTCTTGTGGAGTCTGAGATCAATTGCAATTTCCGTATAGCCGGTCCTGAGCCTTACGAGGGGTTCTATCCGGAGGTGGGGGATTATATATCATGGACTCAGGAGCGTAATGTCCCTATATCAAGGGGTAATGTGTTTAAGATGAGTCCTGTGTATAAGAATCGATTTACGTTAGGTGGCAGGTCATTACCAGAGACGTATGATAGCAATTTTTGGGACTGCGCTTACCAAAGACCCAACGGCGTCATATGGAGCACCGCCGACGTGTCGGAGAACGGCATGACCGATCCTTGGCTGTCGTACAAGCCTATGGATTACCATGAGTTCAAGACCTCGTTCGGAAAGCTTATAAGCATGAAGGGAATAGAGTCGGATCAAATACTAGCTCGCTTCGAGAATCAGGTAGGGCTGTATAACGCCATAGACGTATTGGCGGAGAGAATATCCCCGGAGAATAGCGAACTAGGGACAGGTGGTCTTTTCGCCTCTCGTGGCATTGAGTATAATAATACGACGTTAGGATATTCCGGGACCCAGAGTCGGGATATGATCAGTTGCGAGTTTGGGCATTTTTGGGTCGATTTAAGGCGTGGTCAGGTGTTTAAGGTAGATTCTAATGGTAGGAATCTTACGGAGGTCACACCGGGGCTTAGAAACTGGTTTAAGGAGCATCTTCAGATGAAGATCATCCGTAGCCGGATATATAACGCTGATACGGACGCTGAGTTGTCTTATTATGATATCGATAACAAGTTCTTTGGTATAGGGCTATCCATGGGCTGGGACAATCGGTTCAAGAGGGTTCTAATAACCAAGAAAGATTATATACCGGTAGGGAATCCGAGCGAGTACCAATTCCGTGGCGGCCGGTTCTACAGGAACGGACAGGCGGTGGAGTTGCAGGACGCCAGCCATTTCACGGACGTCTCGTTCACCGTTGGATATAACTGCCTGAAGGGTGAGTGGAAATCATATTTATCCTACACCCCTGATTATTATATCGAGCACCAGCATTATTTCCAGTCCGGAAAGAACTACTCAAGTGAAAGTCAGGAGATAGGTTTATGGTCTCATGGTTTGACCAACCAATCGTATCAAGTATTTTATGGTAAGCTATATCCGTTTGTTATAGAGGTTCCGGTACGTGAGCAGTACGTGAATAAGATCCTCACCAACTACCAATATCGGATGGATGCCAGAAGATATCAGGATGAGGTTAATTACCAAATCCTTAGGACTACTGGATTTAATAAGGCATGGTTTTATAATGATACCAACAACAGCGGTGAGCTTCGGATGGTTATCGCCGACAAGAACGATATGAGCCAGCGGTTAAGGTATCCTATAACCAATGATGATAGCCGTGAGATACTGGTGACGGAGGTTGATCAGAAGATAAATATAAATGACTATTTTAACGAGGTCAAAGACGATACGAACAATCTTCCGATATGGGTTAAGGATGTGAATGACATTGGCCGGGAGATCGACCCCAGGGCTGTCGATTATCATCGGAGGTGGCGTGATCGTCTTCGTGGCGATTGGTTCTTGGCTAGGTTCGTGAATGACATTGAGAGTCGGTTCAAGATGATAGTACGTTGGTTTAGCAACGATGAGAAAGTTTATTGAGGTGATTATATACCTTTAAATATTTGATGTTATGGCAGCAGGGAAAACTAGCAGTAAAAAGAAGGGCAAATGCCCGAAATCAGGATGTATCAAGAAAGTAGGGAGTGATTGGCGAGTGGTCAGTAACAAGACCGGTAAATTATGGTCGGCTAAGTACAAGTCTAAGGAGAAAGCTAAAGGAGCCTTGGCTGCTTATCACATGCATTAGCGTATAAACGGGTACATGATTTATTATGTACCCGTTTCGTGTTTTTAGGCTTGTGATATTATGGTTATCTTTGTGAAAAACGTAATATATGTCTAAGAAGAATAAACCGGAGGAAATCCCATCGTGGATAAAGGATTTATATAAGGAGGATCTTGATCGTGTCGTAAGAGGCGAGCGTCCTATGTATTTCAGGGGTATGGATGATAGTCCTTTGAGAAACGTGTCCCCGGAGTTTGATATCCTTAGCGGAGGAGCCGCAGTTAAAGGCATGAATGGGATAAGAGGTGCGTTGTCCCCGTTGAATAATGGCATGGGTAATTATAATTTCAGTATCAGGGGTATAAATAAGAAGATAGGTGAGTTGGTTGATGAGGCGGGGCTATATTTACCTGAGAAATTAAGACCTGTATATCGGACTGTGGTGGATGCTATGTCGAGTTCCAAGGATAAGGGGTTGGGTCATATCACGCAGCCGTTGGCCAACGCCCTGTACCCAGCGGACGAGCGACGGAACCGGCGTCTGGACGGGGAGCACCCCGTTGGTTATGTGGATGCCATAGACGGCATATGGCCCATGGAGAAATATGGGCTATGGGGAGAGAAAATTGAGCGGAAAGCCGAAGGAGGTCCTACTGGTAATGATCCTATGTATGTAAGACAAGATGTATCTGATAGAGCTTCGTATTTAAAAGACATCATAGGTAACGCCATAAGAAGGAGGTTGTACGAGAATGTCACCCCTGATGTGGTAGCCTCAAATGCTAGCCTTCCTGACAAGGTCAATGAGTTTATATATGGCAGAAACGGGAAGGCTAACGTTGATGAATATAGCGATCAACTATGGGCGAGATTTTTATCTCAACCTAATAATCTAGATGGCAATAATAAGGAGATACGGATTCCTGATAATGTCATTACTGATATTGAGAAGATGTTCAATCGTGACACTAAGGATGAGATAAAGAGGTTAGATAAGAAAATACATGATACGGAGCAAGAAATATATGGCTCTGATAAGCCGGCTACAGATGATGCTTATGGTAGGCTGAAGCTTTTGAAAAAGTCTAGAGAATGGGTAGATGTTTTTGAGAAGAATCGTAATTCGGTAAGATCTGGAAAGCCTACGGTTTTTTCTGAATATGATTTTTATCCTGAGGCCGCTGGTGATCTTACCCCGTTATCAGGGTTTGGCAATTTTACAATTTATAGGCGTCCGGATGGGAGGTTAGGTGTTTACGACGTGTATGATTTTTATAGCGATGATCAAGAGTTTCCTGTCAATATAGCTACCAAGACGCTGGATGCTATAGGTAATAAGTTTGATGAGAGAGGTTCGTTTAAGGATTATAGTCCTCTCATGGAAAGCGGCAAAGACGCCCTTATCCGTAACGCTATTATGTCTAAGAATAAGTTAGAGAATAAGGAAGATGGAGGACCGGTTGATACAAGGCGAGATTATGGGTCTGGTAAATATGTTATTGATCCAAACAGATCAGAGGATAATAAGATGGCTGTGTATGATGAGATATGGGATTATCTTACCGATAAGAAGGGGATACCACAAACACAAGCTATCGGTATCCTGTCGAACATCGCCGCCGAGTCCGGAGGGGACACCGAAGCCCTAGGAGCCGCCGGTGATTTTGGCATCCAACAATGGCTTGGTCCGAGGAAGAAGGAGCTACAGCGCAGGTATGGGAAGAAACCGACATTAACCCAACAACTGGATTATCTCGTGGATGAGTATCAAGGCAAGGTTCCGGGGTTAGGTTGGAACTATATCAATCAAGGCAAGTTCTTTGACAAGGACGCTCAAGGTAATGTATATAATTACTATATGTATTCTAAATCGGATTTCGATAACGCCGTCAACTACAAGGACGCTACCGTGGCATGGAATCAAGGATACGGTAGGCCTCTTGGATCGACCTTAAGAAATGAGAAGAGATTTGAGTTCGCTGATATGTTCGCTAATAGGTATGGTGTCCCGGAGAACGAGCCAATGAGATACGAGTTCGGACAGCGGGATTCGGGCACGGGGGACGGAGGTCAGCGGCCCGTACCTGAGACGGTAGCCCCTGCCGATCCTTCCTTGGCTTCCCGCTCTTCCATGGATAGCTGGTGGGAGAAGGAAGGTCAAGACCTGTTATATAAGATGCTAGCTCAATCCGGCGCTAACAAGAAAGCTATAGAGGACATCGCCAATAATATTAAGAATGATCCTCAATCGGAGGCGCAGATAGCGGAGGCCGAGCGTATGCGTAAGGAACAGGCGAAAAGGCAGTTGGTGCTTAATATGATACCGAGGTTAAGTCTTAACATAAAAGGTATGAGTAGAACTCGAAATTAATACTACATTTGTGAAATTATTAAATGTTTTAGATATGAAAAGATTGTTGTTTTTATTTGCTATGTTATTGACGCCGTTCGCTTTGATGGCGCAAGAGGTAATCCCATCAGAAGGGGCTATTACTATTGATCTGACTACCTTTACCGGCATCATGGCTTTTGTCACGATGTCAGCTACCCAACTAGCCAAGGTAGTGCCGTATATTGACACCCATAAGTGGGCTAAAGTCCTATCCGCCGTAGTCATAGGTATGCTGGTTTGTATATTAGCGTGGCTACTAAAGGTGTCTCCATTGCTTATAGGGAGTGAATGGTGGGAGGCTCTATTATATGGAGTGGCTGTAGGTCTCAGTTCTGCCGGTTTCTATGATTTGGTTAAGGCTATAGGATCATTATTCATAAAAAGAATTTAATTCTGTACATAATAATAGCATTTGCTGAGAGACTCATCGTTGTGAAATGATGAGTCTCTGTTTTTTTAAATTATCTTTGTGTCAGAACGAAATTAATTAGACATGAGCAAATACGTAATCAAGAGGAAGATACCTAAATATCAAGAGGCCGGGGAAGTCGGGTCGTATATGCTTGGTAATATGGACGGTATACAAGGGTTAGGTATAGAACCTTTGGTGAATACCAACCAAGGATTACCCGCGCCGGTCAATCCGCTAGGGATATATTCTTTGGATACTCCAGATCAGTTGAGGACTAAATATGCTAATGCTTTTGATCAGGATAATGTGTTTCCGGCTAGCTTCAAGGGTAGTTTGCAACGTATAGCTGAGAATTATCAGGACAATGGTATTACGCTTAATAACATAACTGTTAACGATGTTGATAAGTCTAAGACCGGTTCAGGCGAGACGGATGTTTTTGATTTTACCACCATCCCCTACTATGGCGCTGATGATATAGGGTCTAGATTCACTCAGATGGGTCGTGGTATAGGGCGTATGAGAAGTGAGGGATATGGAGATTTATCCACTGGGGCTAAAACAGCTAATACGATAACCACCATAGCCTCAGGAATTAGTGGTATCATGGGATTGGCTCGTAGCGTGGTTTCCGGGATAGCGTCAGAGAAAGGTACTCGTACCAATATAAGGTTGGCTCAGGAACGTGAGGCTAGGCAAAGAAGACAATCCCAGATGCAGTATAAGGATGGTGGGGGTGTTTATCTAGGACCTAATAATAGGTTCGATAGCGGAAGCCTTACCGGTGAGTATCTATATCCGTTACCTAAGTCGATGGAAGATCAAGCCAACGTGGAGGTCGAGAAGGGCGAGTACGTGGAGCAGCCCGGAGAGGCGCCGATGGAGGCCATGGGGCAGAAGCATGCCGATGGGGGAACGCCTGTTTCTTTGGAGCAGGGTACGGAGGTTATTACCGATGACACCATCATAGAGCCGGACTTCGCTAAATACATTAGGGATACGTATGGTATTAAGGCTACACCAAAGGATACGTACGCTACGTTAATGGATAGATATAAGGTTAAGATCGGTCTTAAATCAGCTTACGATGATCAGAAAAAGGCGCTGGAGAAGCTGAAGAAGAACGATAAGATAGATGACGAGAATACGAGGCGTTTAAACGCCTCCGTATTATCTAAGGCTATAAATGATAGCAACGATACCGTTAATGGATTAGAGGGAAGATTTACGGACTTCGCTAATGTCATATACAAAGAGCAGGAAGACCGGAAGATGAAGAAGGATGAGGATACGTATTTCGCTAAGGGTGGTGAGATAGATAACATCATATCCAGATCTATGAAAGAATACGGTCTTACGGAGGAGGATATAGCTGAGGCTAAGAAAGAGCTGCTTAAGAAAGTGGCTGGTATTCGCCAGAAGATGGATATAGGAGGCACGTCTTTGTTCGGTCGTAAATTAACTTTCCGCCCGATCGAGAATAGGTTCAACAATGATCCTAACTATTTCGGTTATCAACGCCAAGGAACTGATGGCTCTTATGGAGGTATTAATACGGATGAGAGGTTGAATTATTATAAGACATTCAATCCGGTCGCTTACGATGCTTATATGGGAGCTTCAGAGGGCGCTAGGGCTAGGGCATTGCAAGACGCTATCTACGGTCAGACAAGTAGCTGGATGGGCTTGGCTACGGCTGAGAACCCGATCATCGCCAACGCCGAGGCGCTTCGGGATTACACGACGCTCGTTTCCTTTGGCGGTGAGGATAGTCAAGGTAATTACCCGGAAGACAAGAAAGCCGCATATCATGATAGGATGAGAGACAATAAATTAGGTTTGTTTACCACATCTCGCCCTATGATCGGTCTAGACGTTGTTACAGAGGAACAGCATAAGGCTCTTAACGATGCTGGTATCACCCATTTTAGCCAACTATTCTCTGACAAGAACAAGGATGTCGTTAATAAGATACTTGGGGAGGATATGCTTAAGATACAGGCATTGAGATCCATGAAAGGAATGGAAGGTCTTGATTTTATACTTGACCCTCATAAGGTGGCTCCCGGTCCTATGGATATAGGTGATGTGGAGGAACCTGATGTTAAACTGGATATGCCTGAGCTGATTGACCCCAATACACTCCCTAAGACCAATACAAATGCCGGTAAGTCGAACAGCGGCAATGGAGGCAGGAATATAGTAGGTGGTGGTCTTGACTTTCCTGAGGTGTTCAGGATGACTCCGGGAGCCGTGACAACGGAAGGTCTGGAAAGACATTACGCTCCTACCGTGGACCCGGTGTTGAGATCGGCTGATCAGTATATGGTTGAGGCTAATCGTGCTTTCCAATCACAATTGGATCAGATGGGTAATGTCCCGGATTCCCAGAGAGGGGCTTTATCATCCAATTTACAGGCTATCATGAGTTCCAATATAGGCAGATACATTAATGAGGTAGAACAAGGGAACGTGGCTCAAAGGACTTGGGCTGATAATGTAAACGCCCGGACTTGGACTGATACGTATGATAAGAATATAGCTCAACGTCAGGGTTATCAAAGTCGGATATTACAGGCTTTGGCTAATACTGACGAGAACTGGGCTAGGTATTTCGATAGCGTAAATGACGAGATCCAGCAGAAGTGGAATACGGCTACGACCATGAATACATTAAGGTCTATATTCGGGGATGAAAAGATTGGTCCTAATGGACAATTAATCGCTGATCCTCAGGGAGATATATTGAGTTATAGGAGATTATATCCTGCTCAGGAAGTAACTAAAGGCAAGAAAGGATAAAGGATGGCTTCACAATATAGTATATTAAGGAATTACGGCAAGTATGTATCGCCCTACAACATGGATGTCATGATGCAGGGGATGGGGTACATGCAGCAGAAGATAGATACCAATCGGCAGGCTATAAACGAGTATGCTGATTATATTATCAATTCTGACATTATAAAACCTCAGGACAGGGAATATCTTCAGAACAGGTTAAATGGGCTGATACAGGATGTGAATAACGTGTATCGTAAATCTAATTTGGCTTCCGACGGTATAGCCAGAAGCATACAGGCTCGCCTTGGAGAAGCTCTGGATACCCGTGTGTTGAATGCTATTGCCGGTACTAGGGAGTATAGATCTTTCTCGCAGAAGATCGAGGATATGAAACTCAATAATCCAAAGCAATATAGTGCTATAAATGAGGCTGTCGCTTTGTTGCCATTTTATGAATGGGTTAATGACGGTCAGGTTGGGACAAGGATGAATCCTATTCATTATACTCCTTATACGGATTATAATGAGGAAATGAATAAGATGATGAAAGATTTCGTTAGTCTTAATAAAGGAAAGAAGTTTTCTGTTCCTGAAATAGTGGATGGTAAACCTACAGGGAGGATGAGGGATATTACTGTTGATGAGATGAGTCAATCTCAAATTAGATCAATAGCGGCTAGGTCTATATCTCAGAATGCTAAAGCTCAGATGCAGATAGAGGGACAGTATTTAGCCATGACCAATCCTAGCATGTTTAGTGGTATGACTACTGAACAGTTTGTTAATAAATATGTTTCTGGGTTTGACGCTGAAGAGAGCGTTCTTTTAGCCAAGCTCAAAGGGGCGGAGGCCAGCCCTTCCGCTAAGGCGGCTATCGAGGCTTCGTTGCAGGAGGTTCGGGAGCAGCGCCGTGCGTTAGTGGAGGAAGCTACATCCTTTATTGGCAACAACATGAATCCCGCTAGGGCAGGGGAGTTTATTGTCCGTAACGAGTTTCTTGATGGTGTATCTGCTAGATGGTCATACAATAATTCATCAGAAAGTTATAGTGCGGATGATTATTATTTTAAAGTAAGAGATCTTGATTTCAAGGAGCGGGAGTTCTCATGGAGACAAAAATCCAAGGAAATAGATCAGAATCTTAAGCTTAGGGAGATAATGACTAAAGAAGGTGGTAACAGTCCCGGCGCTTCTTCAGGTGTTATGATTGAGCTAGAAAAAGTTCAGCCTAATGTCACTCCTGAAAATATATTTGACAATCAGTATATTCAGAATGAAAACAATATATCAACAGGAGAGAAGGATTTAATATCGTCTTTAAACCCTGTTGATTTACGAGGTATAGAGAACGATATACAAAACAATCCCTCTATATATCCAGGTGGTGTTAATAGTGAGAATATTATGGCATGGATTACCAATAACGGTGGCGGGTCTAGTTCTGTGTTATCATCACCAGAAAAGGTAGGTAGGTATGAGGCCCTTATGGCGGCGAATGATAATAGGAAGAAATATAGTAAGATAATGGACGAGGAAGTTGATTATCTTACGAATGCTTTTGATGTCGCTACGAAGAATATCCTTAATGATGCTATCAAAGATCAAAACTATGTTACTGGTGGTATTGATACATATACTGATAATGGTATGGTTAACGCAAGGGATGTTGGTAAGAATGGAGCGGTTATTGGAGGAAGGGAGTATTCTCCGGAAGATGCTTTGAAAGTTTCTTCTATAGTTGGATTGATAAGCGAAAACATCAACTACACGGATAGGTCTATAGCTAATACGGAGTTGATGAGATCTTATATAAATCTGTTAAATAGATATTCGGGAGAAAATTTCACTTTGGATGATATAGATAATATAGCCAAAACTTATAGTCGTGTAGATAATCCAATAATGAATAGTGATGATGCCAATATGACTAATAGGGATAAAATGATCAAGATCATAGGTAAGAATATGTCTAGAGCTGATGGCCCTACGCTCAGAAGGGAATGGTCTTCTTCCAATGTAGGTCGTAATATAGCTAAGGCTGTTCAGGATTCTAAAACAGTCTATGAAAGAAGATATGATGAGTTTGCTCCAAGATCATGGTCATTTTCCAATTCTACCAACGCTTCTAAAGAGGATAGGCGTATGCATGCTAAATTAGAGAGTCTGCTTTTGGCGAGAGCCGGTTTCTTGAATAAAGATAAAGATAGTAGACTTAATAATTATATATTGTATGCTCGTCCTACAGATAATCCTAATACATTTGATTTGGTAGCTATGGCTGGTGGAAAGAATATCGCTACGGTTCAAGTTACTAAAGAAGAATTAGATAGTATGGGGTATAGTTTGTATGAAAGGGAAAGAAATGTGAGATCGGAAGATTATGAATCCAAGATCATTCCTGTGTCTTTTTCTGCTACAACCAATAGACCTTACCAGAAATGGGCGCAGGCTAATTCGCTTGGCGCTTTCGCTACTGTCGAGAATGCGGCGGAGGAGGCTTCTAGGATGGTTGATAAGTATGATATTCAGAGTAATGATCTAGCTACATCTGAGCTTAATAAGAGGGCTATTAGGATAATTAATACGGTTTTGAGGAATTACAAGTCGTATGATGTCAAAGCTAAGGGATTCCCAGGAGGGGTTGAAGTTGGTATTTATTTCCATGGTCAAGCAAAGACTGGGACACCGCTTAAGGTATTAGAGTATAATACTGATTATGCTGATAATATCATGAAAATCATAAATATGTGTCCTCAGATGTATCTTACTCAAGCTGTAGTTGAGGCTATTAATAAGGATGTTATTGTAAAGGGTAGGGATATTAATGAACAGCATTCTGACCTTAGCAATCTTCTTTCGGTGTTGGATAAAGAGACCATAGATAAAATAGATGGTAAAAATGAACAGCAATAATAATAATGATATGGGGAATGTGATGAGGGATCAGGGATATTATGTTCCGACTCCATCCATTCCATCCCCTATGATTTCTGGGGACAATATTTCTTCTATCCCTATTCCTGTCGGGATGAGTAGTTCATCGGATATGGATAATGATGTTTTATCCAGGGAAGGAAGTAGAAGCATACCGTCATTGGTTGAGGGTATAAAAAAATCTGTAGAGACATCTTATCATGATGACGTAAGAGCCAGAAACTCGCTTTTCCAGATGATAAATGAGGTAGGTATACCTAAGGGTAATTATGATATAACTGGGAGCAGGATCAATCTTCGTGATTCAAGATATAGGTTATCAACAGGTGAGTGGATTCCTAAATATGAGAATTATATCAATAATATAGATAATGACGATCGTCTATCGAGAAGTCAAAGTGGTTGGGAGAAAACTTATAGAGGATTAGGTAAGTTTATTTATAAGTCTGCTTTGTATGGAATAGGTGGAGTAGGTCAGTCTGTTTATGGATTAAAGGAGCTTGTTACAAAAGGGACGTTATCAGCTATGTATGATAACAGTTTTGCCAGATGGTTGGATGATATGGATAAGCGTGGTGATTATACGCTTAATCATTATTACAGTAAGGAGGAGCGAGATGCCGGATTTCTTAAAAGTATGTTTACAACCAATTTCTGGACAAATGATCTTTTGTCGGGGGCTGCATTTACGGCTGGGGCTATCTTGTCGTCTTATGCTTTCGCTGGCGCTGGTCTTATGAATGCCGCCCGTATGGGGGCTAGGATAGGAGCGACTGTCGCTGGATTAGGTAGGGCTGCTTCCGCCACGAAGAGCGGGTTTAACTCCATGCTGAGGGCCGCCCGCATAGGACGAGGCATAGGCAAGGGTTTGGACAACCTAACCTTTATTGGCACGTCAACGCTTTGGGAGGCTTCGGTAGAGTCAAGGAGTGGGTTGATGGAGTCTGAGGAAAACTTCAAGCAGGCTTACAGAAATGCCTATGGTAGAGAAGCCTCGTATGAGGAGCTTATGAGGTTCAGAAATGACAACGTCGATGCCGCCAATACTATATTTGCCGCTAATATCGGTATTCTTACATTGTCTAACATAGCTATGTTCGGTGATATGTTTGGTATGGATCTTGGTGTGGATAAGTTTATAAAACGCAATATATTTGGCGTAGGCGCCGAGAGGATGGATAACGGGACATTGAGGGCCATAACGCCTAAGAAATGGCAGAAAATAGCCGGGAATACGTTCAATATTATCAAGCGCCCAGTGTCAGAAGGTCTTTATGAGGAAGGTCTTCAGGGAGTGGCTAGCAAGTCCGCCGAGGATTGGGTAGAATCAAGATACAATCCTATGGCTATCCGGCAGAATATAGGCTATATGGAGGCTATAAAGAACGGGTTCAAGGAAACATACGGGTCTAGTCAAGGCTGGAAGGAGATCGGCATCGGTATGATTATCGGATCGGTTATGGGTGGAAAGACCTTTGGAGGTATAAAGGAATGGAGCCAAGACATGTCCAGGAACAAGGGGATGGTGGATGCCTACAACGCCAATGCCGGCGCCTTGACCACCGCCGCTGTCCGTGCTATTCGTGGCAGTATGGCTCTTAACGCTCAATTATCTGGCGTAGACACATCGTACGAGAGTGATGGTAGGATCATAAACAAGGATTTTAGTGACGCCGTATTCAATCGTCTCCGTTATGATTCGGAGATGGGGATGCTGGATGATACCAAGGAGAATTTCAGGACGGTAGTCGAATCTATACCTAACAGCGATATAGCCTCCGATATGAATATGACAGATGAGCAGGTAAATGAGTATAAGTCCAACCTTATCAGTGAGTTTAATAAGAAGGTAGATAATTTTACCATGGCCAATAGGTTCGCCGACTCCCTTACCGATGGTATATCCAATAGGTCGTTTAACGCCTATATCTCCAATATGGCTTATAATGGCCTTGAGGCGAAGGATAATTTGAACGATATTGCCAATCAGTTAAGAAGGATATACAATACGGATATAGGCCCCGCTCTTGATATATATTCTCGTCTTAATCCTGATTCGAGCAGGGATCTTGAAGAACTCAGGAAGCTTACGGATGATATACAGAGGATGGAGAAGAATATCTTGAGGCTTCAACAAAGTGTCGCGTCGAAGGACGCTCTTGAATCTGATAAGGCTAAGTTGGTCAAGGAGAATGATAGGCTTCTTAAATTAACAGAGGATAGGATCGCATTGGAGAGGAAATTAACTACGTTAATTAACTCAGAGGCTGATATATCTAAGTTGTTCTTAAATAGAAATGATTCAAGGATCAGTGCCGCTGATCTTATGGCGGCTTATGATACTATAGCTGATTTTGAGAACGTCGTATCTATCCGTGGGGTTGATAATTATAAGGAGGCTATGGCATTGCTTAGTGAGTATCGTCATAATCTTGTGGCTTATAAGAATATAAACGAGTCTCTTCGTCGTATGCGTGACAGAAGATTCATCCGGGCGCAGGAGCGCGGGTTCATGAAGATATTATCGAACGTATGGGGTAAGACTTATGAGGAGGATGATAGCAAGTATGATTTTAGGAATACTGATAATCCTGATGCCAATGATCTTTACGCCAACGACCAAGCTATAGACAAGGCTTACCAAGATGGTCTTATAGGGGAGGATGAGGCATTTATGTTCAAGACATATAATCATATGATAGCCAGATCTATGGAGAACGAGATTAAGACCGATGAAGGTAATATAGTCGAGAGGGTTCCTGATGATGAGGATATCATAAATCCTTCTGACGATAGAATCAATAATATAGCTATAAAGATATGGAACGGTAATGAGGATGTCTTATCTCCTAGGGAGAGACAGATATATGATAATAACAAGCCTCGTGTCGATAGTCTAGTTAACGGGTTTGGGGATAATCCTATTTCAAGGATCAATAAGGCTAGATCGATAATAGATAGATTGAAGATCCATGATAATATTTATGATAATATCAAGGACGCTGTTGATGATATTGTAGATATGAATATCAATGGTCTTGATCAGGATCAGATCAAAGAAGCTATAAAGACTTATAATGATCTTATGAATGAGGCTGACAATGGCAATGAGATTGATCAGGATAAGCTTAATGAGGCTATTGATATTATCAATAATTATTCCGATGGGCCTCTTCTTCAATTCGTGGAATGGATGAGGTTGTATGATAACGGAAGTATAGCTGTCAAGGATTACGATAAATCCATACCTATGGGTGATGTCCTCACAGAGAGCGAACCCGGGACATCCACCGGCAGGACGGAAGTTAACGCCGCCCAGAACCCGGTGGTGTTGATGGCCCAGAAGAGAGAGATCGGTGGGGTCATGTATTATGAGGTTGGCGGAATGAGACTTGACAGGTTTATGGACAGTCTTGGGCTTAAAAGATCTGATGCCACTGATACTGATAATGGAAGGGTGATGGATTTCACCAACGGAACCGACATATTTACTGTTATAGAGTCGAATAACCACTCAAGATGGATGATTAGCGAGGATGACGCTCAGGCTTTCGAGAACGCTACCGGTGTCATATTGGGGCGGCAAACCGCCTTGTCGACCTCCAACTGGTTCATGGTGTATCGCAAGGGGCAGGATGGATCTATTGTCCCTTATTATACGGGTGATACGTTTGGATCTAACAACGAGTCGGTGAATCAGGAAGCAGCGGCTAGCCTTCGCAAGGGTGATATGGTAAGGTTTAAGATGGATATGTCAGATCCATACACCAAGGGACTGTATGATAAATACAATAGTCTTAACGCCGTTGATCCTAATTCTGATGAGACTAAGTCGGCTTACAGAGAGCTGGTTGATAATATGGTTATTAAGATCGTGGATAGCGATGGCAATTTCGTCTCGGTGCTAAAAGTCAATGATCCAGACTCAAAAGGGAGTAACGCTGATTTAAGGAGTATGGCCTTTGAGTTATATAGGGATAATATAGGATCTGTTACTGGCGAGATTGATATACCGTTCGTAGGTACAGTTACCAGTGTTTTGCCGGGAAGACCTAATTTTAGCGTAAGTGATGATAATGGTACGTTGATGGTATCCGAGAATGATTTTACCAACGAGACGGTTGGTAAAGTCGAGAGCGTAGGATATATAGAGAATGGGGAGGTTACGATGAGGGATAATATTAAGTATAATATATTCCCGTTCTGTACGGCTATCGTCAGGGACAAGTATGGTGACTATAAAGATTCACGTATCCCGGTCGTAGCTATAAAGACAGGAAATGGAAGAAATTACCTGTACCCCGTAAGATTGAAAAATCAGGATATATCGTCATTCTCATCCATGATCGGATCGATGGCTGATAGGATTACGGAGGGTCTAGGCGGAGGCGTAAGTATTGATGATATAATGGATCTTAATAACGCTATAGCCAGATCTGGGTTGGATAATAAGACATATATGATTCCGCTGGCGGGAGATGTGGATGTTATCAAGAACCGGCTTAAAGCTGTCAAGGAAGCGGCTAGCAGGATGCCTATGACCGCTGACGTAAGAGGATGGATAGGTGATTCCAGAACTAAGGAGGATATTTTGATGAATGACGTTACGATCAACATCGATCTTAACAACGATCCTTTCATAGCTCCTAAGTTTAGGATGAGTATCAAGGAGAACAAGGTATCCAAGGAGGAGACGGAAGTCTCGTTCCCTAACCTGCCGGATCTGCCATCGGAGTTCGCCTCGCCTACGAAGGCGGCCGAGGACAAGTCTTTGGTTTCCGACGGTAACGTAGTATCCGGAGAAAATGAGGCGGAAAATCCTTGCTAAATAAAATATCTTGACTTATCTTTGCGGCGTCAGTCCATCACCTGACGAGTAAGATATTTAAAAGTTGGTCCCTGTCGGGTGTGTGATGGCCCCGGTGGGGACTCTTTATATTATGCAATTAGATGCCTTTTTACATCGGAAGATCATGCAAGACCTACGCATCCAGCGAGCGAAGGTCTTGATGATGTTATACACCAGTCATTATTTTGTCAATAACAGACAAAAGCAGTTGCTTGACCATACATACGCTTTAAGCAGGGATCAGGCTTTTGATTATATGACTGAGTTCAACAAAAGGCTTAGTGATAAGGTGGGTATAAAATGTACGATGGATATCCTTCTACCTACCGATGACGATAACGCTAATATCATAATCGAGTACAATGGTATCATCAAGAAGCTGATGAAGGAGGCCGAGAAGCTGGAACTTGACACTGACGCCATTAAGGAAATGATGCGTGATCTTCTTAATGAGTTGAAGGATGATATTGATCTTAATATCCTGATATTTGACGTAACCCAGTTACTTATAAAATACAATCTATTTAGGTTGGATGCCATAACCGAGCAGGAGTTCAAGAACTCTTTTGTCAGAATGGATAGTAGGAATATGGAGATAAAGAAACTAACTTTATCTGATATTAAGGAGGTGGTAACAATGATAGAGGATAGATATAGCTATGCTCTATATATGACAGAGGAATGTGACTGATTACATTTTTTGTAAAAATATCTCCTGTTTGTTTGCTGTTTTAAAATAAGTGTCTATATTTGCGGTGTCTATCCGTTGCTAGACCAGAAGAAGATATTAATATCGCTTAGGCGTAGGCGATAAATGAGAGTCACCGGTGGAGTAACGGACGCTGGTGGCTCTCGTTGTTTTTTTGTATTATGTGTAATATTGTTTTGAGTGATGACTTATCTATCAGATCGTATTTTGAAAAGGTTTTAAATCTAAGTAAACTTGGTGATAAATTCCCTGTTAATTTAGATGATGTATGGCCATTGGTTTATTCGGCTAAGGAGAAAGCTGTTAGAGCTTTAGTAAGTAGTGATCAGTTTATGCAAGGTATTGATTATGAGATTTTAGCCACAAATGGCGAAAATACGACAGTAGGAAGACCTGTAAATGTTTATATGATTTCTATATCTTGTATGGAGTATTTTATAGCTAGAAAGGTTAGATCTGTATTTAATGTTTACAGGGATGTTTTTCATAAAGTGATAAATAAAATACCATCTAGCTATTCGGAGGCTTTACGGATGTATGCTGATGAGGTGGAAGCTAGAGAAAGGGCTGAAAAAGAAGCTAAGCTTGCATTAGAGGCTAAAAGGATATCTGATAACATCATCAAAGAACAGGCTCCTATGGTTGAGTTTGCTAAGACAGCCGAAATAGCCCAAGAGACAGATATGTTGATCAGAGAGGTTCGGGAAAAGCTAGAGGCTCATGGATATGATATAGCGGAGAAGAATCTTCGAATATTGCTTGAGGATAAGAAGTTCTTCGCTAAGACCGGTAAGAGGTGGTTGCTTTCCCAAAGGATGATAGACAGCGGTTATGCTCGTTACAGATATCGTAATGATGACGAGTTCTACGGCACTAATACTGTCTATGTGACTCCTAAGGGATTTCAGTGGATCGTGTCTAAGATATCTAAAGAATGGATGCCTAGGTTCTTGGAATTGAAAGGCAGGGTTCTGAATAGATCAGATAAAGATATTTTCGCTAAACGATAAATTCCATTTTTTTTGTAATTTAGGATTGAGCTTTTGCCTGTTCGTGAGGATCGGCAAAAAGATTTGCACTTTTCGGAGAAACATAAGGTTTGTTATTATGTTGTTATTTTGGTGTCCCGTCCGCTCGTGAGAGTAGGCGGGATTTTCTATCTTTGTGTCAAAACGATTTAGTAATGGGACGATCTTGTTATGTTATAAAAAATAAGGAGGGTGGGATAGATAATGTCCTTGCCCCGAACGACCAACCATCCGGATTATACCAAAGGGCGATGGAGGTGCTGGGCGACCAGAAGCAGGCCTTATCGGTCTGGGGTACGGCCTACTCCCCCGACTTCGTGTCCTTCTTTGGCGACTGGATGTCCATGCCATCAGAATATGATCTGGATAGTAATGGGGAACCTAGGTATGATGATGTCATGTCCTTTATCAAGCGGAAGAACTATTTCGCCGGCAATTTCATGGCTGATGAGGTTAAGGATATTAATAATACTCTTACTTCCTTGGGTGTTGATAATATCAATGATCTTAATGATATGATCGTATCTAACTTCCTTTCCGGCGGTGATATATTCCTCAATAGGTACAATCTTGAGCGATCTGGGATGTATGACGCTGATGAGATTGATAATATCATGACTAACCGATCGGAGTATGAGCGGGTAAGGGATATGATGAGGAGGATTGTCGATTTTATGTCTGACGGGGATCTTAATGAGAAGGATATGTATTTCCTGTCCTCCGAGTCAGGCCTTGGTGATGATTATATGATATATGAGGATACATATGACTCGTTAGGAAAGAGAAGGGGCTTGAATCCAATAGAGGTAAGGGATACGATCATGAGGGCGGTAGGCGGTATCAGCGACCGCCGGGAGTTCGATCAGGCTTTCGCCTCCATCCCATACCCTTCCTTGGCACTCCGGTATCAGGAGGATCAGGATTACGCAGATCGGATGTATGACACGTATCGTAATATGACCCGTATGGAGGTTCGGAGTCAGGACGGAAATACGATTATCGACTCGTACTTCAATAGTACCACACCGTATATCAGTATGCCTAAGGATATGAAGGGTCTAAGGGATAAGGTTGGGGAGATAATCGATATGGATGATTTTAAGGACATCAAGGACGTTGCCGGACGTCTGCATGACATAGCCATGGATCTTGCCGACATGGGTGTGGATATAAGCGAGGCGATCAGCGATGAGATGATTATATCCAGACCGGAGGATATCCGTGATCTTATGGCGTCGCTGGATGTCATGTTGTCTTCCATACAGGCCGGCAATTCGGTATACGATAGCTTTATCTCCGATCTTGATAGGATAACAGGAAAAGGGAACCCGATATACGAGGTTCAGGATACTTATTCTACTGGGGATAGGATGGTGTATGTAAGGTCCGGGAATACATCCCCTTCCGATATGTATGATAGGAGCATGTTGTATATGGGTAGGAATACGTACCATAACACGGCTCCGATAATCGACACCGATCAGGCCTATGAGATGTTGGCCGATATCGGGATAGAGCGGCCCTCGTACTTGCCGGCTGGCGTGGTTCCCGCAGGGGCTTCCCGTTCCGATATTGGCGTGGTCAAGGATAATATAAAAAAGCTGGTTATGTCCAACATCTCATCCTCGAATACCGAGAACATGATCCTTACCAGATTGATATACCAGCATCCCGTAACCCCTAAGATGGATGATGTCGATATTGATCGGGAGTTCAGGAGATACGAGGCTAGGCAGGGAAAGGATCGGGATTTTATCAAATCCTGTACATCGTTGAGGAAGATCCAGATCAAGGAAAGGTTAAAAAAATCGGATTTATATAATAATGTCTTACGTTTCCTTGATTTTAATGGATTTTATAATGTATCTTTGAACCACCATGACAGAGGTACGTTAAAAAGCATGGAGATGTCGTTGCCGGAAGGTCAGGTAAGGGATCTTCTGTTTGACGTGGCTATCGAGTCCGGTGACAGTAGCATGAGAAACCTTTTCTATCTGGATAGTCAGGATAGGATGATGGATGCCGGGTTTTACAGGTATCTGTACCAAAGGAATCCGGGCCTGCTCCGGGAGGTCAACGGCGGCGTCGAGGCGAGACCGGACGGTTCGTTCTTGGCTCGTGGGAGGTATGATGATTTCGTGTCATTCCAATCCGGCTTATATGAGAAGATAGGTGAGACGGTTGATGGTGCGATATACAGGTTCGTTGATGATCTTATATACTCCGATCCATCATCATATCAAGAAAACATGGTACGAAGGATGGGTGACGTTACGGTAAGGAGTGACGATAACCGCCTGTCAAGGATAGAGGATAATCCCTCATCCAGTAAGATAGTTAATGAATACACTGCTAATACAAATAAGTTGATGCGAGATTTTTCGTGTAGTTAATCTCTCTTTGACGTCGTGAGACGTTTTCTTTCGAGCATTGAAACATTGAATTTATAGATTTGCATGAATCCGGGCCGTAGTGATACGTTCCGGATTTTTTGTCTTGTACCGGTTCTTATTAATACCAATTGCATGACATGACGTGCTTTGATGATGACATATATCACGATCCTAGGATTATTAATTTTTGAACTTTGTAACGCCCACTATCAGGTGGGGTTATTATTAATTCAAAAATAAATAGACATAGGTACAAGTGGAGACAAAATCGTGCTGTTAGACGGCATGGGTTCCGGGAGCGGTAGCGCCGCTAATGGTTTATTATCTATGATTCCGGGTATGTTTACCAGCCTTTTGGGTGGTAATAAGATGGATCCGAATCTAGTCGCAGCGCTGATGAATGGTCGTAACAACCAAGATCAGTACGGAGGGGCTAACGGCTGGTGGTTGTGGATCATCGTCCTGTTCTGGTTATGGGGCGGCCGTGGCTTTGGCAATGGTTTTGGTAACGGTGGTGAGAATTGCGCTAATGGTCTTCCCGCTCAATTGAATAACGACTATGGTCGTGAGTTGCTGATGCAGGCCATCCAAGGTAACAGAAGCGCTATCGAGCAGATCGCTAACGCCTTGAACTGTACTACCACTCAATTGCAAAGCGCTATCTGTAACGTACAAGGCGCTATCGATAAGGTAGCTGGTCAGGTAGGTATGACCTCTCAGGCTGTTATTAACGCCGTACAGCAACAAGGTTGTGAGATCGGTAATCAAATTAGCTCTTGCTGCTGCAATTTGAGTTCTTTGATCAACCAAAGCACGTGCGCTACTCAAAATATGATAACGCAGCAAGGCTTTGACAATCAATTACGGACGTTAGAGCAAACCAATGTTCTTCAGAGTAACATCAACCAAGGATTGACAAACAATCGTGAGCAGGCTACTACGCAGTTCAATATCTTGAGCGCTAAGATTGATGCTCAAACAACCTTGATTAATGATAAATTCTGTCAATTGGAAATGCGTGAGATGCAGAATACGATCAATCAGTTGCGTGATGAAAGGTCGGCTTACCAAGCCTCCGCGTTGACTCAGCAACAGACTCAGAATTTGATCAACCAGTTGAGACCTACCCCTGTGCCGGCTTATCCTTCATGCTCTCCTTACCAGACTTATGGATGGGGTCAAGCATTTTATGGAGGTAATTACGGATGTGGGTGCAACAATGGATGCTGCAACAACGGAAACGCTGCTATTTAACTCTATAAAGGAAGGAGGCTATTATGGCTTGTGTTTCTAAAATAGGGTCTCTTTATGAGTTGGTCACGAAGAACGTGGTAGTGACTACTACCAACACCATCTTCGGCATCAACCCAAGGATATGGCTGTCCTTGCCATGCGAGGGCCTTCTGCTGCTGAAAATCCGGCAGGTGGTTCCGACAACAGGCGAGACATTGCCAGTGCAGATAGCTATTCCAGCGAACAGCACCGTATCCACGGTAGGTGATGACACATGCTGCCCGGTAACCGGCGTGGCTGTGGTGAATCCGATCAACGTGGCTGTGACCGGAGCGGCTATGGTTAACAACACCGAACGCCTTGTTTATTTCAACAAGGTAAGGGGTGTATTGAGGCTCATGGATTGCTGTGTGCCTACAACTTCCGCCTCGGCGTCGGAGACGACTGTTGATGAGGGATAGGTTAGATTGGATGTCTAATGGGAGGGTATTCCCTCCCGCTTAAAAATCGAGATATGTTTAGAGACTTAAAGAAAGGATTTCAAGTATATACGCTGGATACGTCCGATGTTCCGGTGTTCAGGATGGGGAATGTGGTTAACGTGTCCGAGCCTAGGTTCCAGCAACCCCAGATGGGTCAGATGGGGCAATATCAGCAACTACAGGATAGGGTGATAGACCTTACCGTGGAGATAAACGGGTCTTCCATGACCTATGTCGTACCGGAGAGCAGGGATGTCGCTATGTCCAATAACATAACTTTGGCCTGCTCGGTCGATCCGATCATGAACCAGCTTAACGCCGCTAAGAGAACCAGCTCCGATATTCTCGATAGTATCGATAAGCATAGGAGGACACTAGAGGCTTGTGATTCGATCCTTGAGGAAATCAATCCGGCTTTTAAGCAGACTAAGGATCAAGACCGGAAGATCAAGAATCTTGAGGAGAAAGTCGATAGGATGGGATCCTCTTTCGATGAGCTAAAAGAGTTGTTAATTAAAAAATTAGGTTAAGATGAGAGTTATAGATTTAGGCGGCGGTCACGAAGAGGACTACAATGACGAGATCTACGATCGTAGAGGCGGCCGTGGACGTAGCAGACGTTCGGATGGGACTTACATGGGTTATGGTGGTGGAATATACGACCACTATGGCAAGGAGCATGACGGCAGAATGGATGAGCTAGAACGCCGTGAGCGTGATCTTGAAAGACGCGAGAGGGAGCTGGAACGTGACGAGCGTGAGCTTGAGAAACGCGAGAGACTCCATGAACGTGAGGACGAGATGTATCGCAGGGGATGGTTCGGTGAGCGTGGCATCCGTGACGAGTTCGATGGTACCGAGCCGTATATGCGCAGGGGACGCAGGAGTCGTTACTACTGAGGAGCAGACGCCGATGACCCGGATTATAAGCGGTATATAGACACCCATGGATATCACTTTTCCAAGGAGCTGGCTAGGGAAGCCGCTGACAAGATGCTTAACGCCGACGGGTCCAAGAGAAGATGGACGATGGAGGACGCTAAGCAGATGTTCGATAAATGCGGGGCCAAGAAACCTGATAACGCCACTTGGGGAGATATCCAATACCTGTTCGCTATGTTCTATAGCGACTACTTTCCTAAGGTATTGGATTGCGACCAGAAAATAGTCAAGGCTGTCTTGGCTTATCTGGAAGACCCTGACGCCCCGGAAGGGACGGCGTTCGTAAGGTATCTGGCGGTGCGGTGCTTCGTCGGTGACACAATCAAATGGAGTGATATGATTTAGTTTGATACAACGTTGGAGAACCCTGTCGGCAATAGAATACCGATAGGGTTTCTTTTTGACCGTAGCCTTATTATGATTACATTTGTTCGAGGTAGATCTTTTGTTCATAGGAAGGGTGGGCGGGAATGAAAAAAGGCATCCTCACGGACACCCTTCCCCTTTGGTTGAAAATCACTTAAAACATTATGAGTTACTACACTGCAAATATAGATAAATAAACATAAATAGCAATGGCTAAAGGACATTATTGGATAGAGCCTGTGGATCAGACGTTGAATGATTTTCAGTTTTATAAGGCACGTATCGTAGGCGATCCTGAATATGACGAGAGACATCATCGAGTTATATTGAGAACTGATAAGTATTTCCCTGTCGGAAGTATCTTCCATGTCTTAAAAGACCCAGAGATGTTTGTTATAGAGAGGAAGTTTAAGACATGGGGGAATAAGTATGTCGTTAAGCCTTGTGAGGGTGAATGGGAATGGGAGTCTGTCCAGAAACTTAAAGACAAGGCTATTATATTCCGTAGCGGATTCCTGCACGGGGACGGCAGTTTCTGACACTTACCCGTATCTCCCCCCCCTCGATTTCTTGGTATTTATGTATATAACTATATTTGAGCAAAAAATAAGTTTGATATGGAAGATTTTCAAGGTAAATACAATGGTAAGCAGATAGATCAGCTTTTGGATAAGGCTAATGATATTGATCTTACCAAATATGCTCTTAAGACGGATAATGCCCCTACCGCCACGAAACTACAGGCGGCTAGGACCATAGCGCTGTCCGGGGCTGTTACCGGTAGTGTCTCATCGGACTTCGGAAGCAACGTAACTATCTCCACGACATTGGCTAATTTTGATGCCTCTAAGATCACGTCCGGAACCATCAGCATAGATAGGTTACCTAAGGCGGCTTTGGAGAGATTGATCGTGGTAGCTGACGATACGGCCAGATTTGCCCTTACCACCGCTACGGTTCAAAGTGGTGATACGGTAAAGGTCACGTCTACAGGTAAGATGTATCTGATAAAAGACGAGTCTAAATTAAGCAGTGAGGATGGGTATGAGCCTTACACGGCCAGTCAGGCCTCCTCCGTGCCTTGGTCCGGGGTTACTGGCAAGCCAAGTACCTTCACCCCTCCCACGTCCTCCGCTACCGTTCTTGGCGGTATTAAGGTAGGATATACGACTTCCGGGAAGAACTATAAGGTGCAACTGGATTCGTCCGGCAACGCTTACGTTAACGTTCCGTGGACGGATAATAACACAACGTATAATGAAGCCACGGCCGACACCTTAGGATTGGTTAAGATCGGCTATGCTTCTAATGGAAAGAACTACGCTGTGCTCTTGGCTAATGGCAAGATGTACGTCAATGTCCCTTGGACTGATAACAACACGACTTATACCCAAGCTACAAGCGATAAGTTGGGTCTTGTTAAGATCGGATACTCTGCAACTGGGAAGAACTATCCCGTTGTTCTTGACGGTAGTGGTAAGATGTATGTGAATGTTCCGTGGACGGACACCAACACCACATATTCCAATATGGGGGCGGCTACTTCCTCTGCCGCAGGAAAGGCCGGTTTGGTCCCTGCTCCTGCCGCCGGAGCGCAAGGTAAGTATCTTCGTGGTGATGGAACGTGGCAGACACCTCCTAACACTACATATAGCAACATGGGCGGAGCGACGTCCTCAGCCGCAGGATCGGCGGGATTGGTCCCCGCTCCTGCCGCCGGAGCGCAAGGTAAGTATCTTCGTGGTGATGGAACGTGGCAGACACCTCCAAACACCACATACGCCAAGGCCAATACATCGACCCTTGGGTTGGTAATGATCGGATATGCGGAGAATGGCAAGAATTATCCGGTGGAGCTGGATGGTAGTGGGAAGATGTTCGTCAACGTGCCTTGGACAGACACTAATACGACGTATGGTGTTGTGGGAGCTAATGGATCAACAGGTCTTGTAAAGAACGGAAGTACCGTGACAAGTGCTTCTGGCTATACCGCCTGTCCTATTGTCAGTGGTGTCCCTTATTATAAAGACACTAATACCACTTACGCCAATATGAAGGCAGCTACGGCTTCCGCCGCCGGTGCTGCGGGATTGGTTCCGGCTCCCGCTGCGGGCAAACAGACATCCTTCCTTCGTGGCGATGGTACATGGGTCGTACCTACCAATACCACATACGGATTGGCCTCTACTACAGCCAACGGCTTATTGAGACAGCTTAATGGTAGCACCTCTAATTTTATGCGTGGAGATGGTACATGGGCTACCCCTCCTAACACGACATATGCCGTAGCCAACGAGTCCACTAACGGTTTGATGGCGGCCGCCGATAAGAAGACCATGAATAGGCTTATAGGAGTTAATACGGTCACGACATTAGCTAATCTGCCTATTAGCAAGAGAAGTATCACGGCTACGTTATCAGCCGCTACCACCCTATCCGTGGCTTCAGGCATGCAGATAGGAGAGGAGCTGATGATCAGGTGCGTCCCGTCGGCAGCGTTTACACAGGCTATACCAAACTCTGGAGCTTATGTAAGCATGAGTGGTACTTCTATAACCACTACGGCTAACAAGCCTTTCGAGATAAATATCTGGTGCTACGCTTCAGGCAAGTATAGCATCGCCGTTAAAGAACAAGATTAAAGAATAGATTATGGCATATACATATATAAACAGGGAAATATATCCCAATATGTTGGTTTTAGACGAACCTCTTGATGATAATTACGCTAAGGGTAATAGTTATGATGATTATATTAATGGCAATCCGATTCCATGGATAGAGCTGGGACAAGAACAACTTTCGTTCAAGGAAGCTAATCCTAAAGCCACGGTTAAGGAGATTATCGAGGCTAAATTGGATGACTCAAGGCTTCTTAATGAGGAGAAATCGGCTAAGTATGAGGAGATCAGGACTTATGAGAATAATAATCTTCATGAGTTTTTCTTGGATGACCAAAATATCTATATCCCTGAATATGATAGGCGTAACGCTTTGGCTGATGGGGCTATAGCTGGTAAGATAACGATCATGGGTCTGAAGTTTGATATGACGGAAGGCAAGATCTTGATCGGGATGATGGATAGGTACGATAATGACCTGATGTCGGCGTTAGGAGCCAAACAGAGGGAAGTAAGCTTAGCCACTACCGTAGAGCAGGTGAGGGCTATTGACGCTCAGTCCGGCTATCCTGATAAGGTAAGTGTTACCACGGCGTACATCCAGCAACAGGCGAAGGAGAAGGACGCTTCTGATCCCCAGAAAGTAGCTGTCAAATTCTCTAGGATGGTAGTTAATAATAAGGCCATATCTTTATCTTTTAACGAGAAATTGGATATTAAGGTCCTATTCCCTATATGGGGACAAGAGGGGGCGGAGTTCGGGCTGTCGGTGGATGCCGGATTCTGCCTCAGGGTGGTTAAGGACGATACGGATATCCTTTATGAGGTTATTCAGTCACATACGTTGTCAGCGGAATGGGAACCCGGACTAAATACGGCTTCCTTATACAAGGTCATTGATAAGGAGCATGCCGGGACCATAGGGGATCCTATCCCGTATTTCCCTCCAATGGAGATATTCAAGGATAAATATTACATCCAGAACGCTGATGTATATAAGTGTACTAGGGATAGCGGAACTCCTCTTAGTCATAATCTAAAGGACTTAGTAGGGTTGTATGTTGAGGTTGTACAGGGCTAGTCGTATCTACCCCCCCCCCCTATATTTGGCTTGTGATATGATACAAGTTATTTTTGGCATAATAAAATGACATTTGTAAATATATTTAAGTATGGCATCACAAAAATTCGGTTTCGTAACCGTCGACCCAGTATCGGGATCAGGAGATCAGGCGGTTAATTTTTCCGGTGAGAAACACACCGGTCGTCTTCAACGCACTATCAACCTTACGGTCACCACGAACGGCGGGGCTAAGAAGGCGTTGGTAGTTAATCAGGCAGCGGCTGCTGAGGTGGTAAGATCAGACAGCCCTAACGCTTCCGTACAAAAGACAGGCGGTAATGTTACCATCACCGGTAAGTCTAACAGTACTAAGCTTACGTTCGCGGTCACGCCGGCTGAGGATAACGGGCTTACGTTACAGCTCCCGACTAACTACACAGCGGCTGGAAAGACTACGGCTAACGGAGCGGTTATCGCCGACGATCCCGGAGCCGCTGGCGAGTTCGTTTGGAGCATCACGATCTCGGACGTACCGGCCAACGTCACGATCGAGGAACTGACAGCTACATTGAAGGTAACTGCCGCTGGTGGCCAGACAGCCAACGTGACGGTAACGCAAGCCGCTGGAGACTCTACTATCGAGCTTGACAAGGAGACTATTAACTTGGATGTAAATGGTACTCAACAGACGGTTAACGTAACATCTAATGACAGCTGGACATGGGCGCAAGCTGCGGCTAGAACCGTATTGAGAATGATGGGACGATAATCAGTTTCTTTTCGCTTACTCAGACCCCGATCGACTAAAGCCGGTTGGGGTTTATTTGTTTTGCTATCTTTGCAATAGAACAAAAATAATACAACTATGGCTAATGATTTGAATATTAATTGGAAGGACGGGGTAGGCGAGGTAACGGACCAGCCTCTGACCGTCAGCCCGGGGTCCGGGACCGGAAGCGCCCCCGTTTCCTTTGGCTCGGTGATGAACAACGGTCTTGATCGGACTCTTGAGCTGGAGATAACAACTCCAAAAGGTGTTAAGAAGACGCTCACGGTGAATCAGGAGGGATGCCGGCAGGCTTATATCACGAGCGACGGCAAACGATGGCTGACTAGCGACAATCGGGTGTATGGGGTTTTGAAAAGCGATGCTCCGTGCGAATGCATAGGTGATTGCCCTTGATATTTTGTTTTTACGAATTTTGTAATTACATTTGTGGCGCATGTCCATCACCATGCTTTTCGTCGCTAATTTATTATAAGGGATACCGGTCTGTGATGGGATCGGCATCCCTCTGTTTTTTTTAATATGGAGAAGATAGATGTTTTCGATGTTCAGGTTCCTGATGGGAGACAAATCCGTTGTATGTCGTATAATAAGGTTACTTATTTTGATCTTGACGATATCTACATGATGTGGCTGACACTAAGGTAATGAGTGAGTTCCTGCACCGTGAGGGTGGTCGTTATTGGACTACGATAGATGGCGTAAGGCAATTGTATCGTAGAGTTGAGTGTAAGATGTGTTTTGAGGTTGTAGAAAAATTAAGAATATTATGAGAGAGCAGAAATTTGATTTCGTGATATATCCGTTGGATTTGATTATCACGGTTGGATTAGATTATAAGACGTTGTGTGATCGTTTCGAGAATATGGAACCTGAACACGAGGGGAAATGGGGAGATGAAGATGATATGGATAAGGAGGCGTCTTTCGCGAATTTGGTAAGGGATAGGGACGATGATGATAAATTTGCCATACTTTGGAATTTTTCGAGCGACGATGATTTAATAATGAGAAATATATGTCACGAGTCATTCCATATAGCAATGAGCGTATGCCAATTTTGCAACATGTCTCTTGGATTTAAGGTTGGAGAGGATGAACACGCAGCGTATATAGCCGGCTTCGCTGGTGATTGCGTTAGTGAGTTCATCAATAGCAAGAATACGGATTAAGTCATAAATTCTATAAGGAATATAAGAATATCAGCCTCCGCTTATTCGTGGAGGCTTTTTGTTTATCTTTGTCAAAAACATGAAGTTATGTCGAGTTGCGTAATTAAAAGGAATAAGGAAGGTAAGATAACCCGTGTCTTGACCCCTTCCGGCGAGGTATCCACCTTGTTCGATAAGATAGCGGGTATAGCAGCCGTAAGTGATCTTGATAAGGCGGCTGAGGCTTATATGACTATTTATAACGACAAGTTCAGGTCCAAGTTCGGTGACTGGGCTAGATCCGTGCCAAGGAATAAGGAGGCGGCCAGATCCATAAGCGCCAGACTTAGCTCCAGCGAGTGGGGGCAACTTATGTCAGCCAAGGTCTTGTCCGCCATAAGCGATATGGATGCCCCGGCGTTGGCCAGAAGCCTTGGGAATAGCGACAATGTCGTGGCTTATCTTACCTCCGGAGAGGTAGGTGATGTCAATGATATGGCTGTGGTAGATACGTCCACGGTACAGGAGGTGGATCTGGATTCCATAAACGAGGATAATATTGGCGATACGATACTGAAAGAGGCGTCATGGGATGATATAAGGGCTATCAGGGAGAATATAGATATTAAGGAGACAGCCCGTATGTTATGGAAGGCCGTTGAAAGCGCTTTTACCGGGCAACGACCTAATATCAGGGTGAAGGGTGGAAATATAGATGGTGAGATCATATTTTCTGGTAATGTCTTGCCTTTAAATGATATCGAGAATTATACGCCTCCATTTTCAAGATTGGTATATGATTCCGGTGAGCCTCGCCTGTTCTTTAGATCGGATGATGGCAAGGTATATGATACTTACGCCAACGCCATAAAAGGCTCGTCCGGCGGGCGGGTCGAGGCCGGGTTCTTGGCCGGCAGTGTCGAGGAGAGTGACGTCCCGTCCGGTACGGCTGATATCTCCTTTGGCTCGTCCTCCATAACCCTTAACAACAGCGAGTCATTCATACCGGTCCTTGGTATCAGCTCAGGCTCTAATATAAGCACTCGTGGAGGGTTTGTTAATTACCTTATCAAGAAAGGTATGTTAAGCGGTGAGCGTATAAGGTTAGGGGATAGGTATTATCTTACCGGAGCCGGCAACTCTGATGGTCTTAAGATCTATAACGCTATGGACGCCTTGTCTAGACTAAGGAACAGGTTTGGTAGTATGTCTTCTGAGATGAACGTATTAGGCTCCATCGGTTTTGATACGGAGGTAAATAACGATCTTGATCTTATCACGACATCAGGGGAGAAGGTTACGGTAAGCAGATCGGAGATAAAGGGCATGTTAAGGCAAGGTAAGTTTGAGGAGCTTAATAATAAGTATGATGGGTTCATGGAGCTAGCCTTGTCGTTGATGATGGAGGATAACGCCTTGTACGGAAGTAATGTCCGTGGGGTTATTGAGAATGAGAAGGCGGAGGATCTTCAGAACAGGACTGATATCACCAACATCTTATCCACGTTAGGTATCCGTGTGATGGGTATGTCCGAATATATGGATAAGTATAAGATGCGTAATGGTGTCGAGCCTTCGGCTAGGGCCTTATCCGATATGGCTAATGGGGTTATTGCCCTGGCTGAGGGAGCTACGGTAGAGGATCTTAATGAGGAGGTGGCTCACTTCTTGATCGATACTTATCGTAATCAGCAGGAGATTGACGAGGTTCTGGACTCTGTTGTCGACACGCCATTATGGAATCAATTCGCCGGTCGTTACTATGAGGTGTATGGGAAGGAATACCAAGGGGAGGAACTGGATCGGATGGTGAAGCGGGAGATCCTAGGTAAGACGTTGGCCCAGCGGTTCGTACCGGGCATGGAACAGGCGGTGGAGGATCTGGCCTCGTCCGAGGACGCCCAGCTCTCCTTGTTTGGCAGGATAATCCGGGCTATACGGAATTTCTTCTCTACTCAAAGATCAGACTTGAATAAGGTTCTTGATAGGATAAAGGAGTCGGCGTTAGCTGATGATCCAAGCGCATTTGACGTGCTTCTGTTAAAGGATAGCGACCATCTCATGTACTCATTATCGGATGTTGATGTGGCTAATAAGCTGATCAAGAACGGGAGGTCATTGGAAAGGCTATACACTAGGTTACAGAGGATGAGGTCAAGCCAAAGCCAGAGGATCGGTGAGAGTATCTCCCTTCTCCGTGATATAGGCGAGAAGGTAAGACAAGTCGGGGGTGAGCTAAATAAGAATAACAATCTATTATCCACCAAGAGCGTCATAGCGACCGCCAAGGCTGAGGTGGAGTATTTGGTCACTGTCGCCAGTAGCCTACGTAAGAGCGGAAAAGGATTGGATTATGAGACGATACAGGTTATCGATAACGTATATGGGGAGATAGTTCCTCTGATCAGGAACCTTCGTGGATTCGTCAATAATCAGGCGGCTGATTATTATGGCAGCAATAAGGTTGGCATGGTAGAGGATATGGATGATATATTACGTATGGCTGAGACATCCATGTCTGATATAAATGCTCTTCGAAGTGATCGTAATGAGGACTGGCTGGATGGACAGCTCAGGATGTTCAATATCCCGGAAAGATATTGGAATGGGATAAAGAAGTTGATAAATAACATCCATAAGGATATCAATGTCATGTCCCGGTTCTTTGGTACGCTGGAGCATAGTGGTAACGCTATTTTAGGTATGTTAGGCCAACGTCTAGCCAAGGCCCATAATGAAGCCCATATCGAAGGTATATCTAATATCAATAAGATGACTAGGATGATGAAAGAGCGTGGATGGGGGATAAAGGATAATGAGGATCTTATACAGAAGATAAATGGGAAGAACTCGGATTACCTTGACTCGTCCCGTGATTTCGCCAAATACGATTTACTATACAGGACCGAGCAGGCTAAGGCTATTATCGATATATATGATCTTAAGAATGTTACGGGTAAGACCGAGAAACAACTTATCGACCTTCTTCTATCCGATAGAGGCCTTAAGGTGAAGACCCGTGACGACATAGTAGGATATGACGGGGATAAGCCTATCACTAAGGAGGTATATCATATATTCAAGCCTACCATCCAGAATTTCGATATCTCGGACATGACGTTCGAGGATCAGCAACGGTATCTGGATACGATAAATAAGTGGTTGGATGAGAACCGGGAGAAACCTATGGTGCAGGCTTATTACGATAAGATCGAGAAAGTCAATAAGAAGGTCGAGGAAAGACTGGGTCGTAGGGTATCGCAAGCTACGTCCGATTTCATGACCCGTATCCGCAGGAGCAGGTATGTGGCTATGGATAAGTTCGTGAGGAACGGGAAGGTCGATTGGAAGGCGTTTCAATCCGATCCTATAGCTTGGAGATCTTATCTGGATATTTTACGTGATAGGGCTATAGCCAAGAGCGAGTGGTATTCCGATGGGACACCAAAGGAAGAGGGATCCGAGGCTCTGATGATGTCCGAGGAGATCAAGGCATGGGACGAGGCGTGGGCCGAGGAGTTCGGGAATACCAACGAGGGTCGTAAGGCTTCCGCCGAGTTCAAGGAGATACTTCGTGGGATAGAGCGGTCCGAGGGCGGTAAGGCGGCGTTCGAGTTCCTGCTGGCCGGTGGTCATCTTGGTTTCTCCAAGGATATGTGGGGATCCGAGGAGGGTGATTATTACGAGAATCTTGTTGATAAGATCACGGAGCAATCTGTATCATCATCAAGGATAGAGAAGGTAGAGGAGGCGATGGCGACAATAAACGAGATCAATGACCAGCTAAGGCCTTTGCTTATCCAGTACCGGGATAGCACGAGATACGGGGAATATGATTTCGACAGGCTGCGCGGGTCGGCGTCGCTAAGGAAGATAAACGAGTTGTATGATCGTCTGGCAGAAGCTAAGAGCGTCATTAATGCCGCCGCTTCCGCTGAGGATATTGAGATGGATATGCCTGATACGGTGGAGAGTGGAGTCACGGATTCCTACCGTAACGCTCTAAGGGACGCCATGGCGTACGACAATGGCATGGATGAAATTAAATTCGCCAAGGAGCATATGTCCGCCCGCTCCCGCAGCCAAGTGGAGCGGATGGCCTCCAAGCTATCCCGGAAGAACCCGTCATGGACAACCGTGGAGGTGGCGTTCTTTAGAAAGAAGTACGGTCCTGACTTCAACAATAAGCTGGCTAATGATATAGCTATGGGTAAGGCTAATAGTATACTTATCGAGTACGCCAGAACTCGGCTATATCCTTATATGAGAAAATACTCTCCCAAGGGGTATTCTGGCTTCGTCAGGAAGATAAATAACGGTACGTATAAGGTATCCGAGTTCTTTGATGCCATGGAAAATGGTATATCAAAGGAAGAGAGCGTATCCCGTTTCGGGTTCGATATTAATATGATTGACTTATCGATCAATAACCAGTGGCTAGAAGAGGCCGATGCCGAGAGTTCTTTCCGTAATCCTAATTATAATCCCGATCTGGGTTATGGATATCATACGCCTAGGTTCGATAAGTACAAGAACGAGGCTTTTTTCAAGAAATACGGTATTACCAACGAGGGGGAGGAAGCTACGATCAATAAGGATAAGTGGGAGATGAGGAAGGAGCTGCTTAACATAAGCCGTAAGGCTATGGAGGATTATGATGAGCGATTCCGGAACATCTACCAAATACCACAGATATCCAAGGGCGGCGTGGAGAGGATGGTGCAGGCCGGGGTTGACCCGAAGGCGGTCATCGGCAACGCCGTACGTGATATCGTTGGCGAGAGGGTGGATGACCCTATACATGGTCAGGGGCAAGACCTAGGAGGGATTGATGAGAACGATAACAAATATCGTATGATCCCCAAATACTATCTTAGTAAGTTGGAGAACGCCGATGACGTGTCCCATGACTTCGCCTACTCCTATTCCATGTTATCCTTACAAGCGACCTCTTACAAGTATAAGAGGGCGGCCTTGGATGATGTCATGGGATATAGGAACATGATGCTGGAGACGCAATACGACGGCGGTAAGAACCCAGAGGCCACTCACGCCTATAGAATGTTTCAGGACTGGGTTAACGCCAGTATCTATGACGTCAGGATAAATAATAAGCGGGCGGAATGGAATATAGGTAATTATAAGGTCGATCTTAATAAGCTGGCTCTTATGTTTACCAAATTCGTATCCAAATCCAACTTAGGCTTCTCCCCATTCGTCGCGGCTACCGGCGCCCTTACCGGGCAGGCCAACTTCCTTTTGGAAGGTATGGTAGGGCAGTATATAAGCAAGGACTCCATGAAATACGCCTATGGGGAAGCTCAGAAGCAATTAAGTACGTACGTGTCGGAGATCGGGGATATAAACCGTACCAACAAATTATATGTCGTTGGAGAGGCTCTAGGCGTATTCAATGTCCGCAACCGTGTACGATCGGCGGCGTATAACAAGATCTGGAGAACCTTATTCCGGGACCTGCCGTTTAAGATGATGGAGGTTCTTAACTCCCCGTTGGATCCGCAGGTCATTATCTCGGTCATGGATGATACCCGCCTATACGAGGGTCAGTTTTGGTCATACTCCAATTTCAAGGAGATGATGATGAAAGACAGAAATATGTCCGCCAACGAGGCTAAACGTGATTGGGAGCGTTTAAGGGATTATTCTATGTGGAACATGGTAGATGTCAAGGATGGAAAGATCGTGGCTAAAAACGAGGCTAACAAGGATATTATAGACAGATACATACCTACCTTGTCCAGCAGGGTCAGGAGCATGGTGCAGATCTGCGACGGCGCCTTGAACGAGCAGAACCGGGTGGGGGCTAGCCGGAACGCTATCCTTAACATGGTTCTGCCTCATCGTGGATGGTTTATATTGGCCGTGCAGCGGGCGTATAAGAAAGCCGGTTTCAATTTCCAGACCAACCAGTTCGAGGAAGGATATATGAGAACATTATGGAGATTGGCCGGAAATGTCTATGGCTCGATGTCCGAGGGTAGGATGGGGGAGGCATATGACGTGCTTAAGGAAGAGTATGATAAGCTTACCCCCTACGAGCAGATCAATATCAAGAGATCGATTATCAATATGGCGGTATTCGCCACGATGATGGCTATAGGACGGGCTTTGATGGGATATAGGGAGGATAATGAGGATAGCTGGTTCGGGCAGTTCATTACCTATATAGGATTTAGGACGATCAACGAGATCGCTTCCCAGACATCCCCGTTCATGGAGCTTAACGCCATAGACATGCTACAGGACCCGCTGGTCACCGCCCGGAAGTTAGGCGATCTCACCGATCCTCGGAACTGGGATCCGTTCGCTACCGTCCAGACCGGCGTGTATAAGGACGAGAGCAAGCTATGGAGGCAGCTCATGAAGTTCTCGTTTGGTAAGCAATGGTATAATATCAAGACGGCTAGGGATATTAAACAGACATCCGACTACTGGCTGATGACCAACGGCATGACGATGGGATTCTTCCTAGGTGGTAGGAATAAGGATGAGTCCGGGGAGGACGCTAATTGGTATTTTGATAGAGGAAGATAGCTGATATAGTATGACAAAAAAATAGCCAGTCAATTGTTTAAGACAATTTGATTGGCTATTTTTGTATTCCTATCTATCCATCTCGGACGGATGGGAATAAATATTCTATTCATGAATGCAAATGTAAGCATTTATTAGGATTCTTCAAATAGCCAAAATTAAATTATACAAAATAAATATAAATTATTGTTATTTCGGTTTGTAGCATAAATATTATGGTTATATTCGCATCATGAAACAATGAATGACGGGATCTCACTTCAAGGTCATTCAATGTGTAAGATATTTTTGGCTCATTAGGATTTGTCGAGGTGAGATCCGACATTTCCTTTTGAGCCTATTTTTTTATATTATGGATAATCTTGTTTTTATTAATGAATCTAATGATGTGTTGACAGACAGCTTGAGAGTAGCTGTTAAATTTGAGAAGGATCATAGCAAAGTTATAAGATCTATAGATGATTTGTTAGAAAAGAGTTATGTTATTGATACTGAATGTAATCCAAAAATGGATTTACATAAAATGTTTTGTTTATGCTATGATGACATACCTCAACCTAATGGTGGATTTAGAAAATCCAAAAGATATGTAATGAATAGGGATGGATTTACTATACTTGTCATGGGGTTTACTGGTAGCAAAGCTATAAAATTTAAATTGGAGTACATGAATGCTTTTAACGAAATGGAGGCATCCATAAAAAAGAATCTTCCACATAATTACATAGAAGCATTAGAGGCGTTGTTGGTATCCGAGAAAGAAAAGCAGGCGTTAGCTGAAGCTAAGAAAGCGGCAGAGGAGGCTAAGAGAATATCCGACAATATTATCAAAGAACAAGCTCCTAAAGTAGGATTTGCCGAAACAGCTATTATGGCCAATGACAAAGGTGATGATATGTTGATTCGTGACGTTAGGAGAGAACTTGAGTCTCATGGATGTGATATAGCGGAAAGATCGTTAAGAGAGTTTTTACAAGAGCAAGGTTTCTTTTACAAGAATAAAAGAGAATGGATATTAACAGAGAATGTTATGAAGAAGGGTTACGCACATTACAGATACAATACGGATACCGGGATCAGGAATACGGTTTATATGACTAGGAAGGGATTTGAGAAAACGTTATATAATATCAGGAATATACCTAAATCAAGAGAGTCTTTTATCTCTTTTGGCGGCAAGATATTTGATTAAAGTAAGAGAAGGATAGGCGATTATCATCCTATCCTTCTTTTGTTATCAGCCCTTATACATTACCTTACCTTATTCGTATACTACTCGTCCCATTAATCCTGATAGCTCTTTATCATCCTGCTCCTTCACCTCTACATAATAATATCCCTTGAAACAGAATTTCTTTTGATCGGGATCTGACAAGAACTTTTTATATTCCTCGAATCCTTCATCTGAAAGATAATAAGCTCTTCTTTTTTGTTGAAGTAATTCATCTGATTCTAATATCTGTTTTTTAGTAGCCATAATATCTGTTTTTTTGGATGTGGTATAGATGATTAATCTTTAGGAATAAACCCAACAGCCTTTTCGGTAGAAGCTCTTTGTTTTATAAAACATTCAGCTTCTTCCCATGAGGTTGCCCATATTTCACCGGCATACTTTTTGCCATTGATTTGATACTCTGTTACAAATTTCTTTTCTTCTTTTTTCATGTTTGTAATTTTTAAAAGTTAATAAAACTAAGGTTTTAGACAATGAGGCATTATATCCATTCTACGAAGTTTATTATCTTCTGTTTATAAAATTCAATGTCCGCATGAGGAAATTTATCGATGACGGATTTAGATTTAAGAGATATAGGATCGTCCTCCCACTTCAAGTCCCTACCTGTTAATCTACGGATAGTACCTTTTGGGAGTACGATCGCCGAATTATGATCCTCGATGGAAAAATACTCTTCGTCATGCGTCGATCTCTCATCCGTCCATATCTCCCCTTGTCGAGCGGGGGTGTTGTCAAGAATAATCTCATCACCATTCTTGTTCACGGCTAAAAATATTATTGTCTGTTCTCCTATTTTCATAAATTATAATTTGTTTACCAATCTCCTCCATCATTACCTATTCCTGAGATTGTAGTTATAATATTATCTGGATTTGTACCTGCGTTAGGAAGCATCTCAGGTATAGGATTGTCTTCCCTATCACCATGCATCATGACGGTAAGAACCCCACTAGCGGAATACAACCAAAGACGTTTGCCGTCCTTCTCCCATTTCTTCGCTAATCTATTTAATGATTCAATCAGCTTACATTCTTCCGGGGTACATTCGATCCCTGCGTCAGTAAAATATTTTACTCCCATATTATTGATTTGTTTAATTTACGAGCCTCTGATAAGGCTCGTGTTAGTATATCCTTTTTTCTTATAATCTCCTTATATCTTTTGATATTCATTTTTATTATCTTCATAATAAGTTCTTTTGTTTTAATAACACCAACATCTTATTCCAATCAACATATCCTTTATCCGTGAGCGGAGTGCCGATATTCCTGTCATCTATATAATAATCACAATACAATTTTGGTGATGATGATACTGGCTCAGGATTGTAGTTCACCGAATACAGATTGATATGATTATATCTAAACCAGTCTACGGCATCCTGTAGATATTTACCATCTCTTACCGTATACAATATCAGAAGATTCTTATCGCCCAATTCCCTCAATACGCTAGCGGCTCCGATATTGTCTCCTACATAAGGGTATAAGTCTGTCACGCATGTCCCATCGAAATCTATTCCTATTATTTTCTTCATATTATATATCTTATAATAAATACTCTTCTATTTTCTTAGCCATATCAATAAGCATCTCACATCTAAGGTCGTTAAGATCCTTACAAAACCTCATCTCCTCCTCATGCTTTTCCTCCGGCGATCTGTTATCACTTATACTGTAGCATGGTGATGAGCATATCGGTATGGGCTTCATGGCATCTATGGCTAATTTGATAGCCTTTTCTTTGATATCGCTTATATTAATTTCTTTTTGCATCCAGATCATACCGCTATCATGGCAATCAGGAAAATCGACATGATCCGGGTCACGCATTAAACAGCTTCCCTCGTTATAAAAACAGCATCCTGTACAATGATCTTCTTTTATCTCCGGGACAGCCACGTATGTCATTCCTTTGTATATTCTAACTTCTCCTTTTCTTACCTTATTTATCTTATTCATCTTATCAGATTTTTATATCCTACACGTTTTAATTCCTCTTCAGTAGCTTTCTTCTTCGGGAACTTCCCGTGCCATTTACCGGGCACCACGACATCACGTCCGTCTGGGCTGGTAGCCAGCCTCCCGCATTCGCTGCACAGCCCCATGCCCTTGTACGGCTGTAGTCCCTTGGCATAGTCGAATTTATCCACCATATACTCGTTTGTCAACATCCAATAACTAGACGTAGCGGTATTATCAACGCAACCGCATTTAGCGCATACAAATAAGCTCATATTTTAGTATCGTTAAATGTCGTTATCCTTATCATCGTCAACCCTCTCCACCTTAATCATCCCCATATCGCCTGAAGGTAACGTCATGTCGCTATACACGTTATTCCAGTTCTCGTCAATAGCCAATTGATGCAGTATTGATCTATATATCTGGTAGGTGTTTCCGATAAGTCTCTTTCTATTGATCATATCTTTACTACCTCCATCATACCCTATATGTTCATAGTCTTCGAGATCCGGGAACAGCCTTCTTCTTATAGCCATCGAGTTGTTTGCTATAAAGCTTCTTATCCCCAGCGACTCCGTCCTGTCCATATCATCTATCAAAGTTTCCGTGGTATGCTGAAGACCCATGTCTCCGGCTGCGTATCTGCTTATGTCTTCCACGCACCGGGATATCAGCATCAGTTGTTCCCTTGTCAACGTTATTTTATAAAGTTGTTTATTATCCATGATTATCTGATATTAATTTTTCTTTTATATGTTTAGATATATCAATTATCTCATCTTTTATATTGCAGTCATCTTTTAATAATGAACCAAATATACATGATATGGCGCTCTTTAGGCCTAGCGCTATCCCTATCTCCAATATTTTTTTATCGGTATTAGAGATTTCTATAGGTTCATATAATATTGATGATATGTTGTTAACGACGTATATTATATCATCTTCATTCATTGATGTAGATTTATCGACAATAGCTATAAAATCTTTTATAGCCGCAATATAAGCTATTTTTATTTCTTTTATCGTATCATCGCTTAGATGTCTATCTCTTATATGCCTTTCAACATACTTGTTTGCTAGATTCTCTATTTTGTCCATTTGTGCTATCAATTATTTAGTTAATAATAGATCATAGTCCTCTTCGTCTATACTCCCATTATTGTTGACATATATAATGAAATCATTTAAAAGCACGGCCTTATCCTTGGATAAGGCTTTTATAATAAACTCTCCATCATCTTTCAACATCACATGCACAGTATCCCAGATAACATATTTTTGACATTCTCTCTCAATCCTTTTGGTTATATTGAGCATCTTTTCGTATGCTTCTTTATGCCTTTTGGTCATTTTGTCTAGCTCAGTCGTATCATTTTCCCGTATAACCGTGAATATATACTCCTTGTTACAATTCCAACATTTTATTAGTCTTTCTGATCCACACTTCTTGTCCTTGTAGAAGAAGCATCCCCTACATGGCTCCCCATGGTCGTAGCTTAATACTACAAGCAGCTCCATGCCGTTCTTGTATATCACGTCTCCTTGTTTCATCTTGTCTATTTTATTAATCTCATTATCAATATAGCAAAGTTGGATATTATCCATACTACAGATATCCAGAATGTTATACTTAACATAAATCCTATATTCTTAGGTATAGGATCTATTCTTCTGAATGTTAAGATCATGTATATAAATGTCTTTATGTTCACAATTTACGATATTTTTCTATATAGTTAACTATTAAATCTTTAACTCCTTTTGGGACATCTACCAGTTTGAGATTACCTTGGAATATGTCCTTGCCGTACTCATCCATAATCTCCCCGAATGAAGGATTCATGACTCTTGTTGACATAGATATCGGTTGATCAGTGTCAAATTTGATAACGATCTTCTTTCCGCCGTTTATCGCCTTTTTAAAAGCCACGTAAAGCTTTCGGCCTTTTATTATATCACAATTTCCTTTCAGGATATTAGACATATGTATGACATGCTCTTTCTTCGCATCTCCGGGGTTGTCCATAAGCTTAAGATCTCCTCCGGTATCTCTCCATTTCCTGAAGCACGGGAAACATAGACCGTGATTTGCCTTGGCGTGTCTAGGTATCATCCTGCTGCTGCCGGCTGGGATCGTATCGCCACAGCAGATACACGTCCTATCCTTGTTGGTGCGCATCGGCACATAGCTCTTTATCGGGTATTCTTTTCTTTTATACATCTTCTTCTGTTTTCAAAATTATCATCACCATACTCATAATTAGGACAAGCTTTGTTGCTTGGACGCCTTACGTATGTTGTTTGTTTCCTATTATGTTTCCTGTTAGGGTTTATATAATGGTCACACACCTGCCAAATAGAACAACATACCTTGCCATATCTTTTCGCCCATTCATTATCATGCAGATGTACGCATGTGCCGCAAGTCGGGTTCTTGAGCTTATCCCTGTTGTTATCTATAATATCTTTAATCTTATCGAGAATAACATACATATTCTCAATATCCATATCATTAAATTCATTTGGTACTGGGAGATACATTATTGAGCTTATATCTATATCTATTCCCTTTGACTTGTCGTAAGTCGATTTGTATTTCCTTACCATCAAATCTTTTAACTGATTTACCTTCTTCTCATATGTTCCCATGTCTCATTCGGTTTTCCATCCCTGTTTCCTTAATAAATCCACCATCATCCCTTTTATCTTAGGGCTAATGGCTTCGGTAAGTATATCAGCGGCCAAGTTAATAGAGAAGCTAGTCATCCTAGATTCTCCTATATACTTCTCGCTGGTAACTTCTTTCACATAGTCGTGAATATCCTTGATCATTTCATTTTGAGATCTTAGGAGATCCAGTATCTTATCGAGTTTATCATTCATCTTTTTTCTCGAATATACCTGACAATAACCAGAAGACCACTATCAAAAAGAAAAATAGCCCAAGAGCCTCATCCGGATAATCATGCATCGCCTCTAAGATACTTCTCATAACTTAACATCCATTTTACCGATTATACGATAGAAAATATCCCTAGTCAGCTCAATATCGTAAGTAGCGTCATGAAGCTTATTCTCGTCGATCTCAATACCCATAGTTCTGGCTACGGTCATCAACTTAAAGTTCTCCATATCGTTTCTTACACCCATCAGGAACGGTGTCACCATAACATATACATCCATACAGTTAGGATAGAACCATGATCCGAAATACTTATCCCCACATTGGGTAAATAAAGCCCGTAGGAAGTTGTTGTCGAATCCGGCGTTGTTATACCCCACCAAATACATTTTATCCCTCTTATCGAACTTATTCACGTATTTGGATAATATACCAACTAACTGCCTGTACCCTTCTTCCATAGGCTGATACGACTGCACTTGCTCCAAGGTAACACCAGCCACATCCAGCGCCTCTTGCTCTATCGTGGCGGCAGGGTTCGGGGCTAGGCGGATGTCGAACCTCTCAGTCTCCTGCCCGTCGATATCCACGATCCCTCCTATTTGGTGTATCCCGTTTCTCCAGAACTTAACCCCGGTTGTCTCTAAGTCGAAAAATAATAATTTGCTCATATCTATTGATTTTTAAAATGTTCCTTAATCTTCTCCAATGCCTCATAAGACAGATAGCTGTTTATGGCCTTATTGTTATTTACTTTCATCAACTCATCAAACAGATCTTTAGCCAATACTTTCCACTGTTCTCCCCAATCACGGAGATTCTCGACCTTTGACCGTATATCCTCGAAATAAGAATCTACGTCTGATTTGATTGATTTTGAATAGTATTTAACATCCTCCTCATCCCCATCCATAATATAATCACATTGTGTCCTGATATCTTTTATATGGCTATCTATATCACTGCACATATAATCAACAGGTTTACGTATATTGAATATCGCTTCTGACGTAAGACCGGTTATATCTTGTATGTCTTTTAAATTACCCATGATTTAATCAATTAAATACCAACCATCCACCTGCAAATCCCATTGCGAAAATAGATAAGATTATAGATGTGAATAATATCCAATCTTTTGCGCTTAGCTCATTATTATCTCTCTTTATTTTCTCAAGATAATCATATATAGCTGTATAAACAGCATGGTGAATATTCTCGTCTCTAGCCCTTACGATATTATCATATTCATTATATCCTAGATTATGGGTGGCGCTTTCGATCCTCGTATTCCCCGTAACTTTTTTGTTTACATCAAAATCGAAACTAAATACCATATCAGTGGTTAGAGCGCTGGCGATTTTGCTTTTTATCTCATCATTACTGAGATTAGCATCGTGCACTAATCGCTCATAGTCTTTATCGTCAAGAATTATCTGTTTTTTAATGTTCATATCCCTAATATTTCTGCTACATAAACAAATCCATAACATATATAATTATCAGCGTCATGCTCACCCCAATTCACATGCCATACGACGGCGCACGGGAAATATAATGGCATATCCTCAGCCATAGGATCCTCTTTGAAGTCATCAATGTTTATCTTCTCCCTCCACCTCCACAGGTCTTGGATATCGTTCAAAATTAATTTCTCCATAACTATGACGGATATTAGATGTTAGTAATTCTATAGCCAAGCTGATCATGGCTCCCGCTTCCGTAAGTTTATTCATTTGGGCGTACACCCTGTGCTCTGCGCTACGATAAGTCTCCCTGCTGCTTATGGTATCTAGCAAATCATCTATAGCGTTTCTAAGAAGATTGGTTATTCCTCTTTCTCCCATACCCTTGAAATAATAAATATCACGACCAGCGTAAAACATGTCCTGATATCTTTTAGCTACGTACTCTATTCCGGATAGATGATATTTTTCGTTGTCTATCTCCACCTCCCCTTTTTCTATAGCCCTTAATAGTTTCCAGTCTATCCTTACATCAGCTTGACGATTTTTTACCTTTACATAGGCATATCCTCCATAATGAGAACCCAGCGTCCTCATCGTTAGCTCATTGACTTTTTGTTTGTTTTCATCCATAATAATCAGGTTTTTAATGTTGATACAAAAATACGATTTAAACAAAAATAAAAGCATGAATAATATTAAAATAATATTAATCATGCTTAAATATAAATATATTCCTTCTAGTTCTCACGGATATACGTATTCGTACTCATCTGGAGGAGATGTCTTATATTCAACATCGCACTCCATATTGGTGTAATAGTTATCCCCTTTTCTGTATACTAACGCTACCCAACAGTCATATTTTTTGCTGTATCCTATAAGAGGGACATTGGCCATAGGCGGATTATCCTCAGTTTTGTACCTTATTCTTGTTACTTGCTTCATGTTCTCATGGATATAAATATTCATATTCTTCCGGTGGATATGTTTCAAATTCAGCATCATACTTCATGCAGGTGTAGTACTTATCCCCTCTCCTGTACATTACTTCCCACGGACAGCTATATTTTTTGTTGTATCCTAAAAGAGGAACCCCTTCCATAGGAGGCTTATCTTTCGTTTTGTACCTTAATTTTGTTATTTGCTTTATGCTCATATAATCTTATGTTTAAGTAATTCCATCATCATCGAAAACAATGTGTCTACAAGAAGTTTCTCACTACTCCAATATATAGGAATCTCATCTATATCTCTATACGTTACAGACCATGCATGTTTTAGCTTAGGTGATTATATACCATTTTACACTAAAATTGTAAAATGATATATATCTATACGGAAATCCGTACCGGGTTCCACCAAAACCCTCTACCTTCTGGTAAGATACTTACATCGAAGGCTTCTTTTGCCGATTTTCTAATGATGTTAAATGCAGCGTTGATATCGGCGTTAATAATATTGCCGGAAGATGTCTTGAACAATCCTCGTTTGATACGTCTTCCGGCATATTCCTCATGCTTACAAATCTTCTCGTTATCCAAAAAGCTACATTTTGAGGTATAGGATTCCTCAACGATCTTAACATTGATCCCATCAAGTGTAGCTTTATATGATATCATTGAGATAAACATATTAAAAGGAATAGATACAAAGTTCTGGTTATTTCGTTTTCCGATATTGATCTCTTGTTTCCAACATCTGTTATGACCGATTACGATCGTATTAATGCCATTAGAAACTACGTGATTAATCAATACCCTACTGGCTTTATGCAGATAATCCTTGATCTTGTTATTCCTTTTGTTGGTTAACGATCTTATTTGTCTTGATACTTGTTTATTGCCTTTTAATTTAGATTTTAAATATGCTAGTCTTTTATTATAATACTGGTTGATAGATTTTAGAGGCTTACCGTTGATGATAAAGCAAGAGCCGTTGTTAGAGACACAAGATGCAAGATTATTAAGCCCTAGGTCAATACCAAGGTAATTACCGTTATCAGACATAAGATCTTTCTCTTTCTTATTATACACAATCTCAAGCATAATATATCCATTCTTAGGGACGAACCTGAGTTGTTGAATATTTCGTTTGTTAGTTCTTGTAGTGAAGGAAAATTGTTTAGGTAACTTAATAATACCTTGCTTTATCCATTTCTGAGAAAAGGCTGTTGTTGGAAAAACAGCCATAAACATCCCGTCTTTATCAAGATACTTAGGTATTCTTACTTTCTCAGAATATTCACCTCTGTTTTTCTTGTTAAGAAGATTGAAGAAGGACTTGAAATTCTGATCAACCATCATAAGCACCTGTTGGGCTACTGGTGCTGGTAACGCCCTATAGTCTGGATCATTTTCTGTTCTTAACTTCTTTTCAAGAGAGTAGTAGTTGAGGTATTTGTATTTAACGGTATTATCATCCTTATATTGAAAGTAATGTTGTCTAACAACATACAATCCTTTGTTGTATAAGTTTTTACACTTATGCAACAGATCTTGAAGCTCATTGTAATATATTGAGCTTCGCTTGATTATATGTTGTTCGACCAATCTCATGACACAAATATATAAATTTTTATTTATATATAAAAATAATTCGGTATATTTGTGGTATAAAATTGTATATAATCACCTTAGCTTATAACATTCTAATGTACAACCCTCTATCTCATATGGGAGCAAATTCAGCAACGTGCCTACATCCCAAACAGGGTTGGATACGTCTGGGGTAACGACCTCCACAAGGCTTACACGGCCCGCGTTATCTTCCATAGAATAAAGTCTATCTACCCCACATGACCTGTGGCCGCTGGCGGTAGAGATAGGGAGGCCGGCCTCGACCAGCACCCTCCCCTGTTCTTTTGTGGTGAATATCCTTTCTTTCATCTAACCCTTGATCTTTTTCTCTACAGTAACGATCGTATCATTATGCCATCCCCCATGAGCCACAAGAAGAATCTCCTGCTGCTCGAAACCAAGCCCGGCCCCTATACCGCCGGAGTTCCACGCACAGGTAATGACCACCCCTCCTTTCTTGGTGATCCTAGCTATCTCCTTCTTCTGTCTAGTCCAGTAACTAGATCGTGTTGTTTGCATATTAACAGATTCTCCAAGCCTTTTATATGACTCGGACACCTGTCTTGGGGAATATGGTGGATCATATAATATCATATCAGCCATATTATCCTTGAGACCACGCAGGAAGTCCGTGGCGTCTTTATGATACATAGCCTTAGTCTCAGGATCAAGATCGTTGGTGATCGTCCCTATATCGCTGTTTCTGGCGAACGGATCCACTATAACCATCCCCTCTTCTCGATATTTGTCTATAAGTTCCCTTATCGGTCTTATGCTGAATGTCTCTTTATTCGGCATTGACCATTTTTTAGTAATTATCATGATCTATGAAGTTTATCCCATTCTTCTTTATCTACTCTTTTACCTTGTATATAAAACAACTGTATTGACCCATCATGAGTGTAAATTGCTTTAGACTTATCATTTTTTAATCTATCGAAAACATTACCAAACCTCTGTGATAATTTCATAGATTGATATTTTTCAAGAAAGTTATATTCTTGATCTGATAAATTTAATTCCTGTTTAATCATTTCCCTGCTTTTGCTCATACCAAATTTGATTGTTTATTTCCTTTTTGAAATTTAATTTCATAATACTTCTAGATATAGGATCACATATATCCTCCCACCAATTCTTGTGTCCTTTTGGTGGATGTATATCCTTTTTCCATGAAGACCCCTTAACTGTTTTGACTCTTCCGTATGGCTTCATTTTGCTCATGTTTATCACATGTCACATTAGTACCCGTTTCTGATGATCCGAACATAAGCTCATCAGTGATCTTGCGAAACTCCTTTACAATATCATTCATCTGCTTACGCTCTATGCTTCTTAGCAAATGGGCTATCACATCCACTGTCCATCCGTTTCCAGCTAAAGACATGGCCGTATTCGGGGCTATCCCATCAAGGTAATCATCCGGCAATGTCTGTAGCCTACATATCTCCACAGGAGTCAGGTATCTGAACTTATCTTTCAGGTCAAAGGCGTTCAGATATCTTCCGGGCGGTAATGATGATATCACGTTATCTTTCATGACTGTTGTCAGGCAATTACTTTTCTTAATAGAAACAGTATTTTTATCCCTTCTTACCTCCAAACATTGCGTTATTTTCACGTTCTTGTCATAATCCTTTCGATGCCCGTCCTCTCCTATCCTTCTACCGACAATGACTCCTATATATCTTCCTCTTATGGCTCCCGGATTCCATCCCTTGTCATGCTCTAAAATATCATCCAATGATATATGCTTGTCTTTCGGCATTTCTACCGACCAATTGCACCAATAAAGACGATGCCGGGTCTGTGCCGAGACCAAGGCGCTATCGATCTCCACCGGCTCCACGCCCAGCTCTTCCGTTATCACCCAGCGATGCTCATCCCGCATCCGGACGTTCTCGCCCAAGAACAGGACCTTACCTTTGGTCTCCTTCCTTAAATGCTTTACGATGTCCGAGAAGCAAAAGAAAAGCCTTCCACGAGCGTCCATGAATCCCTTACCCTTACCTGAGCTAGAGAAGCTCTGGCAACAGAACCCTCCCATGACCAGATCTATGTCTTTCCAAGGGATATCCCATGTTCTCCAGTTATTAACATCCCCTAATTGAATAATATTAGGAAAATGTTTTTGACTTACCTTTATGCATGTCTTGTCTATCTCCGAGGCGTAGTAAGTCTCGATAGGTATGCCGGCTCTTCGTAACGCCAGACACCCACATGATATCCCGTCAAATAATGATAATACTTTCATATTGTTTATTTATTCTCAGACCTAAAAATATCCTTTGCGATCATATCAAGGGATATTTTATGTATCTTAGGTAAGACCTTAACCAATTTTATACCAAAATTTTCGCCTCTCTTAACAAAAGTCCATTTACCATATATGATTCCATGCATCATATTCTGTATTACTTCCTTACTGTCTGTCAAGAATACTTGGTAATAGGCGCTACTGGCATAATCGAAATCCTTTCCATGATCATTCGCCGGTCTTAATATCATTACAGCCGAAGAGCGTCCACGGACGAACCCGTATATCTCAAGGCATTCATCAAACTCATAATTATCACGTTCCTCATCATGAACATCCTTAACCCATTTACATGGTCTCCCGTCCTTAAACGGGATCTTTAACTGTTTATTTGTCATAATCTTTTTAAATCATATTATAATGTTAGGTAATTTCATGAAACACATCCACATGGTTTTGCCACTCCTGCCTGTTGTATGTCCAAATAAAGGTGATTGATCAATAGCTCTCAAAACCTCTTTGACGGTTATTTGATCCTCATTCCATTTAAAGATAAGAACACCATAATCATCGAGCACCCGGAAACACTCATTGAAACCCTGATTCATCAAGCTTGGCCAATCCTCCGGCAATTTGCCGTATTTCTTGGCAAGCCAACTATTATCACCTGCCTTAAGCAGATGAGGTGGATCAAATACGACAAGCTTGAAACTTTTATCAGGAAAAGGCAAATTGGTGAAATCAGCGATAAGATCAGGATGGACTTTTAAATCTCGACCATCACAAAGAACGTGTTCCTCGTCCCGGATATCAACAAACAATGTCAAAGGATTCTTTTTGTCAAACCAGAACATCCGGGAACCACAACAAGCATCCAATATAATTTTATCCATTTTTTCTACCTTATTGTTCTATATTTATAACTTTCAACTTATCATATTTATCGGTAAAAATTTCATGATCAAACAATTTGTTAGCTTCTATCTTAAAACTTCTATAATTGTCAGTTATGTTGATATCACTCCACAAGTTCAATCTTCCCTTATCATCTAATTGCATATGGATAAATCCTTTTGTTATCTTCTTCCCGGATTTAAGGCGCTCTACGTCTTTATCAGTAATCTTTTTCATACTTTCGATATTTTATCGTTATAATTAAATTCATCTTTCATCCTGATCTTTATACCTCCATATGATAATTCCTTATGAGCCGTGACAAAATAATCAACCGCATCTTCATCTAATAAACTATGCGGGCACCTTTCCCATACAGGACTTTGATCTAGATGATCCCATGTAGCTACAAGTAACCTATTCTTGTCATCATCAATAGCTATTTTGTATGTCCCTGTAGTAGCCTTACGTTTAATGATCGCTCCATTTAACATCTGTTTCTTAGCCCAGCTCCATGAGCCTCTCAACCCAAATGTTCTTATAACCCAGTTATTTATCTTTTTCATTTCAAATTATTTGTTAAAAGTGTAATATAAATATAAATACATAAATTGAATAGGGCTATTCACCATGCCCTTATCAGTAGGATCATCGTATTTGTCAAGCCAAAGGCGAAGCGCCTCCCAATCGATATCCTTACGGTCACATACCATGCAGGCTAGGTTAGCCCCGAACGGCTCCCCGTCGCCGCCCAGCGAATTGTTAAACCTCTTGGCTAGTCTTTCCTTGAATCCCTTATCATACCATATCCCGGAAGTAGCGGCATAGCAATAATAAGCGTTGTACTTCATTTTCACGCCCATCCTCTCAAATAAAGACGTATGCCATATCCGATCCAGAAAGAACACTATTCCACGATATATGAAAGTCCGGAGATTCTTCCTGTATTTCTTCCCTAAGAAGCTATCCACGCAAGATATAGTCCCGCCTGAATAGTACCAGTTATTGGCACCTCTCTTGACCTTATCCGTCATCTTGAACTTATTCTTTCTATCCTCTACCCTATCCCAAGGCTTTAATTTATCCTCATTAAATGTCGGGCAATAATGATAGTAATGATTGATCCATGACAGATATGGGTTGTATATCGTGTATCCATTATCGCTGACATATGAGTTCATATCATACCCAAGTTCCTTGGCTAGAATAGATCCCTCATCAGCTAATACCTTTAATATCGGATTTAAGTTCCATATCTGATCTTGGCTAACAAACATCGAATAGCATGGGTCTTCATCCTCTCCATACCATCCACCCATCCCGCTCACTATTTTATCCAAATCAAGTGAATAATCTTTCCCGGATGAAAAGTCATCTCTAAGAAAAAAACCTCTATATGGGATCATATCATGTATGCCGGGTTGGTCGTCAAATATGAACTTAGCGTTCTCGGTCAATCTAATCAATGTTTGTAAGACAGAAGATATATCTATGGGTGCATATTCACACCCATAGACCTTATTATTTATCCAAAGATATTGAAGAAGCTCGGCTATATTAATAGTCCCGTCCTCTACATATCCTGTCTTGTTATCGAAGTTTATTTTGGCTAGAGGTATATTACTTCCTTGTGGTTGGTCACTTTTTTCATTACAACAATGCACGAACCTGCCAAAGAATATATCCTTCCAGCCAAAATATTTATCCCTTATCGTCATAAGCCTATTTCTTGTCGTATAACGACATGACGTTAATAAGATCAGCTTTTCTGGCCATCCCCTCAAGTTTATTAAAGCCATCCATGTTATCACCGCTGACGATGATAGTAGGATATACCTCTATACCGTACTTGGATATTTCCTCCTCCGTGGCTTTGTTCTCCGGGATCTGGTTTAACGTGACCTCACCCTCATACTCCTGTAATGTGTTGGCGATAATATATCGCATGTAGTCGCTGTATTCAGCGTCTTTCTTCGTGAAAAAATCAATTCTTACCATCTCAAATAGTTATTAATTTGTTAATAATCAAATCAGCGGTAAATATAGCATTATCTACCTCATCTATACTCATCTTTCTCCCATCGAAATTGTTAGATAATAAATCCTTAACAATCTGATATCTACGCTGCTCCCAATTTACGTCTACATCAAAATTCAGATTCTTTACATAATCATAATTTAATTCATTATAACTGTAACTGAGATACTTAACTATCGGGAATAGGCTATCATCAATAGTGCGCTTGATTACATTAACGTATTTACCTGTTCTTTTGTCGATAGCTCTTAATCTCTCATCTACTACTCTTTTTCCTGACTCTTCCATTCTATAAGCCCTTTGTTATGTTTATCGTAATATAATAACGCTATGGCGTTCCAGCATACGGCGGATAGATGCATGAATCCCTCCTTATCATATCTCTCCCCTTTCGTATAAGCAACCAAGTGTCTCATGAGTGCACCTAGATAACGATTGAACCCATCAGGTATATCCTGCCATGAGTTATCAGCGTACTTCTTGGCACCTTCCGTATATACCCTCACGATATCCTCTATCTCAGCCAAAGGAAGGAGATCCCACCGAAGCTTGCCGTCGGCCCGGTCGTCCTTGCCGCTGCCGTCTTTCCCTACAAACGGTCCGCTTTCCACCACCGCGTCTCCTATTTTTGGCTTCCCGAAATTCATCACCTCATCTGCCGTCTCATCATCAATAAGCCTTAACTTGATAGCCCTGCTTAACGAGACAACCATCTCCTCATCAACCCAAATAAATTTATATGTCTCATCAAATAACGGTTCTATTTTCATTATCCCCGTATTGTCGGCGGTTTCAAGTACCTCAAATACCTCACCATCATAAACAACCTTGTCGTATTTGCTAAATTCCTCTTTCATTTCAAACTCCTTTTTGTTTTATTAATAAAATTCACTAAGATCCCTGCATTCCGGTGTCTCTCCTGTCATAGAATAAAGCTCACCAGATGATAGATATACGCAATGCGAGGTCTTCCCGTCTCTCCACTCGCTTTGCTTCGTAATTCCGCAAATAGCGCAGCGTTGGATCCCCGGCCCCGCCTTTACCCACGAGTGCCGTACGTTTTTCTTTCTTGTCCTGTTGGTGTCGTCAAGTTTTCTCATGATCAATCCTCCAAGGCCGTTACAATTTTATCTTTCCCGATAATAACCTCGTTCCCGCTTCTTACATCAAAGCATCTCTCACCCTCTGCCTCCTTGAAATAAAGAACGCCATTGTACTCGAATAAACCGAAGCCGTAATCGTCTAGCTTCATTTTGCTAAGCTTTTTGAACTTATATACGTTTTTCATATTCTCCATATTATATTGCATTACTGGAAATATCATTATGATACTTATACCTATCACAAGCAGCCCTGTGTAAAACTTTTGTGAATCATATTTTTCCCATCCCTCCATCATCATGACAAAGGAGATTACTATTATTATAATAATAGATATCAATCCTACCATATCACATCCTCCTCTCTTTCAAGAATCCCATCATATCCTCCACGCTAAGTTGGAAGCCGGCAGCCGCCTTATGACCGCCTCCACCGGGATTGGCCTTGCGTGCCAGCGCCGAGACATCCACCTCCTCTTTGGTGGTATAGAACGAGCATCTAAAGAATCTTCCGTTCCAGCAAAATGGCATCATCAGATCATGTCTTTTAGGGTTATACATAGATTCAAATGTAGTAGAGTTAAACTCCGTGGTATTCATACATATAGCCTTGTACCCAAATACATCAGCCTCGAATGAGAATATATTTATCTCGCCCCTGTTTTTCTCGACGATATACTCCAGTATCGCCTCCCCGTTCCTTATCATGTCATATATGAAGTCATGATCGCCATCCATGGCCCTTGCCGCCATATCCACGTCAAGACCACAATATCCTCTCATCCCGTATTGGAACGCCATGACATCACTCCATTCGAAGCGATCATGATCCCATACATCATAAGCGCTCAATAATTTTACCACGTCAGGGGTTTCGATATCATCGAAAAGATATTCCCACGTAAGCTCACAAGCCGCCGTTCCGATACGTCTCTTGCCCTTTACCTCGTAATCCCTCATATCGTCTATGGCGGTCTTATGATGGTCTATCCATACGACATCTATACCTTTCTCTTTCCACTCATCGAAAAGGAATCTTGTTCTGTTTCCAAATGACACGTCAACTGCAAACACCTTATCATATTTATTCACGTCAGGTATTTCCTTGCCGTAATTGTAAGGAAGAAGATCAATGTCCCCTTTGAAATACTTTTTTACTATAGCCGCTGACATTACTCCGTCAAGATCAGCCTCATGATATATACATCCTGTCATAATCTATTGTTTTTGATTAAAAAATCTATGTATTCTTTTATATCCTTGTTCCTATCATTATCCCAGTCAAATGTCTCGTTTATGAATTTGAAGTACGATACTGGGATCGAATGCAACATCCACCCACAATATTTCCCGAATGTCATTACCGTAGATCCAAGGGGATGATCCGGTCTCCCGGGAACAGGGGCGGCGGTTACGCCCTGCGCCAGCCCCCTCCTACGATCTTTCTTGGCGGCTTTGATATCCAGATCTGTTTTCGTTACCTTATCCCCCATCGGGATATTAGTTATTAGCTTATCGCCGATAAACATTCCCCATCCATACCCCTTGTAGTTCTCTATACTAAGTTTCCTTATATCACCGAACCTTGACGAGTTGTTACAACAATCAACGACCAAAGCACTATCCTTTCCGTCTTTTATACGGACTGCCCTTCCAAGCCACTGATAAAACGACGAGAACGAGAATGTCGGCCTTCCTACTATCACGCAATCCAGACCCGGATGATCGAATCCCGTACCGAGGGCGGAATAGTTGAACACTACCTTCGTCTTACCTGACTTGAACCCCTCGACTATAGCCTCCCGCTGTTTCTTTGGCGTGCCTCCGTGAACCACTTCCGCCATGCCAGCGCATATCTTTGCGTTCATCCATTCGGCGGCGGTATTGCAGCTCTCAACAGAATCCATAAACACCAGTATAGATCTGCATACGTCTTTTAATACCATCAACCGACGTAAAATAAGGTTGTTTAAGCCGTTTTTTCTCACCGCCTCACTAATAGACTCGGCCGTATATTCAGAGCCGTTAGAATTAAGTTTAAGGGCATCTCCATTGAAATCCCATGTCTCATATTTAAGAGGTGTCCAAAATCCTTGCCTTATCATCTCCTCCACCTGTATGACATGGATTAGGTTCTTGAAATATACCGGTCTCATACGAGTGATGAAATTAAGCTGGGAATATGACACCTGCCCTATCGACATCGTTTTAAGCCTGCATGGTGTAGCGGTAAACCCTATCACCTTTTTCGGTTTCAGTTCATTCATGAATGTCATGAACTCACTGCCGTCCTCCGGGCTATACCCGGCATGAGCCTCATCTATCAACACGTTCCTGATCCCCATCTCCTTAAGCTGACCAACAACCTTCTTGATAGACCCTAACGTGGCGTATATCATGTTAGACAGTTCTTTCTTTCCACAGGAAGCGGAGTAGATGGTAGCCGGTATGCCATACGACGTTATCTTGTCGTGGTTCTGTTGCAGCAATTCTTTTGATGGTTGTAAAATCAGCGTCTTATCTCCCATCAATCTAGCCGCCTCTGCTATCAGCAGTGACTTACCGCAACCTACAGGACCTACGATCAATACCGGATCATGTCTATCAGAATTTATGTAATCGGAGATACTTTTAACACACTCCTCTTGATATGGTCTTAATTTGTAAATCATTTGGATTTGTAGTTATCAAAAACGTCTTTTACGTACTCTAGTCTTATAGGGCATTCCCGACCATCATCCATCTTCACCATCAAAGTCTCTTTGGTCTTGCTTATGGCTATCACCTCTCCTACTCCTATCTGGGTATGGACTATATCGCCTAGCTTTATATTACATTTGATCATGGTCAAGCTTTTTATTAAATTCCTCTATCTTGCTCCTATCTGTCTCATTCACCATCTCAGCCTCTTCCTTGAATATGTCATACCCTTCCCGGATATTGTCGCCAACCATATTCTCTATCATCTCCCTTAGCTCATCGCTTCTTACGGCAAAAGATATCTGGAATGATTTACTTGTGCCTTTCATCAGGTAATCAATCTCCTTCTTACATTCTGTCATTAACCGATCCAGATTATCGAACTTAACGAACTTGGAGTTGCCATTGGCTTTTCTTACCCCATCCTTGAAATCCTCCAATATCCCGTTAAATACATCCGCCATACACATCATGGAATGTAGCCATACCAGCATATTGAATTTATATTCATTATCAGCGTTATTCATCAAACTCACCAAAGACTCGCTTTTTGTCAACATGATCTTCGATTCCCGGTCTACGATATCCTTTATCTCCTGCCGGCATTTCATGGCACCAATGAAATCCATTTTAGAATAACATTCATTTGATTTCTCTACCAATTTCCTAATATCCTTTCTAGACATCAGAAGATCCAATACCTGTTTTTCTCTTTCGTTTTTATCCATAATCATTTATTTATTGACACAAATATAATTAAAGCCTAGATATTTACCTAGGCTTTTTAATAAAGTTAATCTTTTTTATTCTTTCTTTTTGACTCATCCCAATCCGATGAGTACCTGCATGTCCCTTGTTTGTGGATCGAGAAATCGCACCAAAAACACAAGGGCTTGGGGCGGGGTTCAAGGCAGGCCGGCTGGCGTCCCATGAGGTAGCGCTTCTCGTACTTATACCCCTGTTTGGCGTCGTCCCAAACGTGAGCTTGATAGCTATCTATTTTATTTGTCTCGAAATCATACATGTCAAGGAGAATATCGTTAAGTTCCTTGACCGATCTCTCTACTTTCTCCTTATCTACCTTCACGTTCTGATTGTCCAGCATGCGGGTAAAGAAATAGCTGCACATATCCGGTAATACCTTGTACTTTCTCAGTATGTAGAAGGCGTATATCGGATGCTGGAGATTGTGAAGCAGCTTATCCTCATCGAATAATTTTCTCCCGGACTTCCAGTCTATCGTATACATAGCTATCCTGTCTTTTGTCTTATACTCTCCACGCCAGTCCACCGATCCTATGATATGTACCTTATCGTACGTCACGCCATCCAAGGTAAGTGGCTTGGGTAGCTTATAAGGCAGGACGAAGCCCTCCTCCACGCCGGCCGGTCTCGACCCCCGGACCACCTTCTCCATTGGCGTAAGATCAGACCATGCCTTCTTATAATTGCCAGCAGCATCCTTCTCAAACAACCCCACAATCCATCTTATTAGCCTAGCCGCATGTTGCATAGACTCGATCTGGGATTTTACGCTATCAAAAGGAATCTTCTCTATATCCGCATAGTAATTGAAAGCCTTACTCATATCCTCATAAGAAGGTCTACATCCGTTCTTGAAGAAATACTCCATTGTCTGGTGGATAACCGTACCATATGACGTAGCCTCGTGCTTCTCCGTGGATCTGTGACCCTCCACGTAAGTCTTATACCACTTATATGGACATTGGACAAACGTGTCTATCTGCGAGTAAGAAGCGGCGAGAACCTTCTCCCCATTTATTATCTTACACAAGAGATGTGTCTCCGGGATAGTCATCATCGAATATATTTAAATCAAGTGATGTTTCGTATAAATCATATGCTATATTTTGAAGGTGATGGAATCCTTTGATATCCATTTTAACAACTGTGTTACCCCATAAACGCGTGATACTTAAAACGTAATCTTTTGTTATTGTTATATCTCCTTTATTGCGGTAATCATGATTATCATAATCGTTAAATCCAATCCAATCCAATATCCTCTCATTCAAGCTTATTGGATAAACATCACATTCGGAAGTATACCACTTTATTGTGCCATTATCAATTCTGCGTTCGAGAATCAAACTCCCTTTGTCCTTATGCATACCGGTAATACATCCTATCCTCCATATATTACCATCCTTATCTTTCACAATATTGCCTATTCTTAACTCCTTAACTGAAATCATATTCTTCCTCCTCATTATTATCGTCATCGCAATCATCGACAAGAGGGGTCTCTAGCCCCTCTTCCCAATCATCATATCCGAAGTCCATTACTTACTCTCAAGCCAATCGTACAACATATCCACAAAAATCCCTACAGTTAGTTCATCGACAGATTTATCGCCAAAGACATCATCCGGTATCCTTATATCCATCTTTTCTTCAATCCCTATCAATACCTCTAATAAATCAAATGAATCCATAGCTAGATCGGATGACAAATTACTGTCTTCTCTTACATCGTCAATTACCTCTATATTATTAATGTAATTGAACTCATGCATTTTCTCGAATATCTCTTCCCTCACTATCTCCAATAACTCATCTCTTTTCATAATCCTTTAAATAATCGTACAACATATTTGTAAGCTCTCCTACCGTCAATTCGCGATAAGGCTTGACATCAAGCACTTCATCAGGTATATATCTACCAGTTCTCTTCTCCATTTCCATTACGACTTCCACGAAATCAAGGGAATCCAAGGCCATATCCGCGCCCAGCTCATCATTATTGGTTATCGATTCAGGATGATTAAGCCCATTAAATTCACCTACCTTTTCGAATATCACCTCTTTTATCATTCTCAATAATTTATCCTTTTCCATAATCTAAATCGACATTTTTAATCTTCTACCTAATTCTTTTTTTATATCTGATATCCTTTCGATATCCATCTTAACATCGCCTGTGATAGCGTATTCCTTATCCATTCTCTTTGGGGGATCCGGAAGCCGGCTTATGGCGAACAACCATGCCAGCTCCTTGTTCTTGTTCTCCCTAAGATACAAGTCAGACGTCATGCCATACATTTTTATGATCGTATCGAATAACGTTGATTCCGACAAACTCATATGCACGCTATACACATTTGATGGTTTCCAGATCAAGTTATCCAATCTCATCGTATATTCACGTTTAAGATCTATGTGGGATATTACGGCTCTTACTATAGGTTCTTCCTTGAAGTTGGTATTAGCCACGAACCATACGAGCCGTTTCTCTACCTCCTTAATAGCCCCTGTATCCTTCCCCATATCGTTATATACCCCAACGATACGGTCCCGGATCCCCTCGACCTCCGGGGTCAGGCCGGGCGTCTCTATCAGCATCAGCAACGACCCTCCCCTTGGTGTTATCTTCCACTTCCCATTCTTCTGAAGCTCGATATAACCAGATGCTTTATAACTATCTATTTTCTCCTTTGGAATGACGCTAGCCATCTCCTCTTTCTGCCGGATCATCAAAAGATACCCGACATCGGACATTGTTAATCCTGATGTCATCATCTGTTCAAAATTAATATACATAAGTTAATGAGTTAAAATATTGACCTAATCTTTCTAGCTATTTTCTCTACTATACCAGGATGATCGGTATCGTTGTATATGTTAATCAACGTGCGTAATATATATAGCCTTGTATACTTATCGGAAAGATTGAACCAAGCTTCCTCTATACGACTATTTATCGGCTTAAACATCCTCAACTCAGGTATAAGTTCATATGCTAAAACTTTTTTTCTATCCACTAATCCAAGCATATTAGCCGTTTCGGTTATAGCTGCACACATAGTTAACTCACGTCTACATTCTATAGCATTGTAAGCTCCTATCAATACCCTAAGGCCGTCTGCTTTCGATAATCTCTTTCCCTTTCTCATATTGTTTTACCGTATAAGATTCATTAGCCATACCAACCCTGCCAACTGATATGGATTGATTTATTGATTGATTAAGATGTCCTATAACCGACATCTTAGCCCTAACCGTATTGGCGCATCTTAGAAGGATGCGATAATCCTCTAACGCCCTCTCGTATCTTACGTCCACCCTAGCCCTTTTATCGGCGTCAGTCATGCTCTTACATGTCCCGTCCTCTCTAAGGCTTATAGCGATCTTGTCCCGTATGATCCTGATATCATCCTCGGCTATCACCAGCTCGGCATCAAGAACCCCCTTGTAAGAGCTAAGAAGATCCTCTACCGCCACTACCTCCCGCTTCAAGTTCTCCAATTCCAATACCATTGAGTTATCGTTCATTCTTTTATACTCCTGTACTTTATTGGATACCTCATCACAGATGCTCATGATCTCCTTCTCCCTGTCCCGGTTTATGATATACCTGATACTGTATTCGGCCATTTCCTTTAATGAGGATATAATCTCTCGTATGCCCATCTTGTTTTCGGTGGAGAAATTGGCTTTTAATAACATCTCCATCCCTTTTATGATGACAAGCAAAAAATTTTTTCTCAATCTCATGCTTAATAAGGTGTTTCGTCATGTACTACATTGAAATCATCACTAGGCGGTATATATTGTTGCTCCAACGGGATACTGGGAGGCGGGGGCGGCAGCGTCACCACGGTCGTGTCCGGCTTGCCGCTACCCACGGGGGCATCCGAGCCTCCCGGTCTTTCTTGGCGCACCACCCCTCCATCAGGATAATATCGCTCATATCCTTTCATGATATCTACATGTATCGCATCAATCTCCTCTAATGACCGTTGACGGACCTTTACGATATGATGGAATAATAATCCATCCACACGGAAGGATCGTCTTGATTCACTTTTAAAACGTTCCAGATTAGGATACCATCCTTGCGGAAATTGCATGTATGAGGAGTACCCGTATCTCTTCGGGATATTTAACGCTACCATAGCCGTACATAACTGTCCCAATGTATCTGATTGATAAAAATCAGATTGCTTTGGCATATGATCTTTTGGATCCCGTCGTCCTTCGATATCACGATTGAGTTGGGATATTATAAGAAAGAAAATATTAGGAAAAGTCCTTTTAGCTATATTGCACATGGTTATCAACGAGTCGATATTCCTTTTGGCATCTCCTGAACCTTGTATCAGGGCCGTATGATCTATAGACACGAATACCATTTTTTTATCTTTGTTTATTGGCATATACTCATTCCACAGAAAGTTTTGAAGCTCATCTACGGTTGATGGTTTAGGGATGTATGTTATTCTGCTGGAGTTTTCCTCCTTAAGACATTTCTGCATTTCCTTTATCTCTTCATCAGACATCTCGTTAAGGAGAATATCTTGTATATCCTTTCCCATTTTTTTTGATAGTGAACGCAACATCAAATCTTCTGGGTTCATCTCAAACTCACATCTTAACCATACATAATCATCTGCCTGTGGATTGATATTGACATTCATCACATTGCTCATGATCTTCTGCGCCAAATAAGACTTGCCGACTCCGGGCCTGGCGCCGATAGCCACCGCATGTTGTGGGTAGAACCCTCCCAGCAACGCCTTGTCAAGATAAGCGTATCCAGTACGAGCCGGGAGAAGCTCTCCCGACTGATACTTTCTTATTCTCTCATAGGCATCCATGATAATCTCCTTGGATGACCTCCATATCCTATCCTCACTCATCCTCTTGCGTTTCTATCGCCAGCCGTATCGGATTTAGATCCTCTGTTAGCTGATCTTGATTTATATCTTAACCCCTTAGCTGTATGGCATAGGTCCTTCCCCTTCCGATAAGCCTTTCCCTTCAACTTATCGGTCTTGTAGTTCTTACGACCCAACTCCCGTCTCTTGGCTTTCTGCTCAGGTCTGGCGTTGATCTTCTTATCCGTCTCAGCCTTCTTCTTTCTGGCTTCCGGATGTGTTCTGTAATATTCAGTCGATCTCCCCATCCTCTTCGTCCTCCTCATCATCATAATTCTCCATGATAAGATCCTCTCCATCCAGATATGAAGCTTTATCCTTTAGCCTAGATCTCATACTCTCATAAGGGTCATCTCCGTTCTCCACCTCCCATATGCATGCGTATGGGCCTATTATATCACTTAACTTCTCGGCTCGATCCTTACTTATTCCTTTCTCTATCATCTTATCCTTGCAATAAGACTTGTCGAACATCGACCCCCCTACATAATATCCAGTAGGCTTATGAATAAAAATTACCTTCATCTTTTATATAATTAATATTATCTACCAAATTTATTATTTCTCTTCTTTATACAGTCGCCATAGCTCATATCCATATCACACACCACCGTATCGGTCGTGTCGTTTACCACATGGAACAGGAACTCCGGGCACCCGTGGCAGGCGTTGCTCCCGATCGCCACCGCTCCGTGCCTAGGGCAAGCCTTCTTTACCATGGTTCTATCATATATCCGTATATGATTATCGCCATACTTTTCAATATATCTCATGGTATTAAGTAGTGATGGCAAAGACATCTTATATGGGGATACATGTTCTATTGGTATATCCAATTCACCAGATAGGCTTTTGTAAATATCCTGTACATCCCGTTTTGTCCTATACGCAAATATATTAATCTCAGTCATTACCATATCCATACTCCTAAGAAGATCCGGCTTAGCCAGCCTCCCCATCGGTTTCCCAAAAGGATCGGATCTCATCCAAGCCCCACACTTCTCGCACCCAACTTGCTTCCCCTCCACCGTATTTATCATAGTGGATGGGATTTTGCAATATGGACATACGGATCCGTTTAACATAGCTTTCTGGGCTAAAGACAGTTCTTTCATACCTTTTCTTCTATCTCAACATTAAATAGATTGCAGAATCTATCAAAATTTCTGTTCTCTATTCTCATATCCTCCTCATACCTGTCAACCGATTTGATGAAATCATTATAACAGTCCTCGCACATCCATTGATTGATTACCGCTACATAATAGCCCACGGACGTAGGTCTGTTACACATATCGCAAATACCTAAGCACCCATATCTGGTGAGCTTATCCATCATCTCCTGTCTTGTTATTTCAAGCACCTTGAATTTCTTGTAATTGTTAACTACCTTTGCCATTGTAAATTTGTTTAATAATAAAATAATCCGCTATATCCATTCCCTCATTTATATTGGGCTTTGATTCGAGAAAATCGCTTATCTCTATATTCATTCCTTTCATATCTCTATCCACCTTCTTCTTCCATTCGTTAAACGCCGATCCTTTGTCAGGATATAGGACTATTCTCCTACGTCCCAATGTCTCTATCATCTCCCTTTTCAACATATGGATACCTCCGCATGCCATGAAAAGCCTATCTGGATATACGATATTACAGATGACCGCCGTCTTCTCCGACTCAACTATATATACCGGGGCTTCTTTAGGATAGAAGTTGATAAGAAACTCACCGAACAGACATTGTCTTAATAAATAATCCTGACCGTCAAGGATGTGAACCCAGCATACATGATCCATGGGAACCTTTACCCTCTTACCATCTGGTCCGTAATCCATTATCTTCCCGGTTCTTATCACCCAACTTTTATCAAGTTGCCAGAACACGCAGCATTTACCCCAATCCCCGAATCTCATCATCCCGATCTTATATAAGCTGAACGCTCTATTGGTATGATATGATCCGAATATATTGGATAGATAATCCTGAAGATCAGATGTCTCGAAAGGATTAAGCGTCTCAAACATCTTGCTTACCGGAATGCAGTTGGCTATATCCGGATCCATAGGAGGTCTGTACCTCCTTAATACTTTGTTTGAATCGGTAAAAAGATCATTGTTCCCAAGTTCGCTCCCTGTTGGATATTTAAAGTAACCACATTTATTTTTATGATCACACACCCCAAACTGCTCTCCAACGATCTGACCGGTGGTTACGTCCACGTACGGCGTAAAACACTTATCCTTGCCGCATTGCGGGCACGTCAGCTTCCTCCTTGGTTTGCTATGATCCAGCTCATACCGATGAACGCTCTTATTGAACTCCCTAAATTCCATCATCCTCTCCTCTCATTCATGACTCTATATATATAGTCCCTCAGTGGTTCTTTCCTTATCAACTTATTAACGTCAAACTCGCCTTCTATGTCCAAGGATCCGATTCTTGATGTAACCGTATAATTAGTTTTCTCGAACTTATACTTTCCTTGAAGATATACTACGGTAGCCATATTCAATATAGGATTGTCAGTCTGTCTCTTCAACTTATATTGGCTGGTCTTAGCGGTAGGATCACCCGGAGCGAAGTTATATATCTCCTCTATCTCCAATATCTTTCCGTAATTCTCCAGTATCATTCTTCTATATAGCTCAAGCTGGAAAGCGTACTCGTCATAGAAATTGCCTTTCCTGTTTGATTTGAAGTCCAATATAGCGAATATCCTCCTGCATCTCTTTATCTTCTTTTTCTCCGTCTTAGGCTGACCTTTCTTGGCTCCCGTCTTATAGAACTCTCCTGTCTCGACCTCTATTTCCACCATCTCCGGCTCACTATCCATCTCCACCACTGCGTCCACCGAAGAAGCTACTTTCAATCTCCTTGACCTCAACATCTTCTCGATCAATACAGGTTTTACATGTCTTTCCTTGCAGAATATGGCAAATGATATTAGATCCTCTATCAGCTCATCAATGTTATCCACTAATATCCGCTCCATCCTATACTTGTCTATTCTCAGCTTAGCCTCCTTGACAGCCTTTCTTATCCACGTCGGGATCAGCTTTATCTTAACCCCGGTCAGATACAATCCAAATAGATAATGCATGATAGTACCCAAATCAGCCCTATAGTTAGCGTACTCATCAGGGTCCTTGCCCTTGAGTCTCATCTCATTCTTCCATTTCTCCAAGGCTCCGGACGTATCACAATACCCATTGGCGATATTGTTAGTGGCTCCATCGTATATGATAGGATACCCATCAACATCCATCTCATAATACACACGTTTGCCGGCGACAGTCATTCTATATAACACCGGTGTCGGGATATCCTTTATCCATTCAGCGGCATAATACTGTTGCTCTGTCTCCAGATCATACTCAACTTCCATCTCCTCCTTAGGCTCGTTTTTAGGTTCTTCAGCAGGCTTTTCCTCCTCAACCATATCTTTCTTTGGGATCGTTGACAAAACGTCTAATATGCCAAAGAAAGCGGTAAATTTAGGATCTGTATGATATGATCTTAATATTGGTAATGATGATCGCCAATAATATGATGGCGCATTCTCGTCCATTGGCTTATTATGAACAAACTCTATTACAATGCCATCATCCGTGATAACCACACGATGTTTTTTGGATAAACGGACTCTCATATCATCAAATGATTCTTGATCGCTTATGACTTCCATATCCATTCCTTTCTTATATATCGTATCACTTATAGCCTCGTATCCAAGAGCTAGAAGTAATTTTTGTTTTCTTCTATCCATGATAATAATCTGGTTTTTAATTTACCATCCTCCTCGACTCTAGGTGCGAGATCCCTCATCCTTCTGGCTGCCAACAGCCATACGTTGCCAAACTCGTCCAAGAGCCGGCTGAAATCCATCGTATCTAATAGATAATCGAATCTTGTATGCTCATCAGCCGTCAAGTAGATAATGTTATCATTATCCTCAGCAACTGATTTATATTTCCGTTTAGGGTATAAGTGGCATATGTTGCTTACCCCCGGGCATGGTATGTATGCGCCGGTAGCAGATCTCCTTGTCATACTCAACCTAGCCACATGAGCGCCAAAGAAAACGGCTAGGCTCTTCCCCTTCGGCTTGGTCTTCACCCGTATCGCCGCCATTTCCTTTGGCGGTAGCTCCTTGGCTCTGCATGCGGGACACAACCCCTTACTCCTTATGGTTACCATCCTTCCGCATCTCTCACACGGTAACATCCTACCTCTCATGCCTTTTTCTTTTTATAACTTTTGTTGAACTCCATAAGGCTCATAGCCCTATACCTCTTAAGCCTATTAATCTTACCCTCAGTCCAATCTTGATCCTTGAAGTTGATGATCGTATCGAATATCTGAGCTAGTTCCCGGATATTAAAACTCCTGTTTTGTATCTTCTTATAGAACCCCGATCTGCTATATCCTAATTTAGAAGCTAGATAAGTTTTGTTAGACAATGTGAGGATACGATAAATCGTACCCTCCATTTTACTTATCTCCATCAACTTCTCGGCTATGGACGACGTGGTTTCGTAGCTAGCTTTACTGCCTACTATCCTCATTTTTCTCCGGATTCCTGATCTTACCATCAAACTCGTAGAAGTCCATCAGTTTCTTCTCTTCCTTGATACAAGTGACAACGAAATCTGATATGGTTCCTTTCATGCCTTCCTCGAAATTCTTTTTGGCATGATCAAGGTCATTGGCCCGAACGATGTAGTTAAACGCCTTGCGTTTCTCATTGTTCGATTTCTCGTCTATCGTAATATAATCAGCCGTGACCTTATAGAACCGGTCTCCATCCATGGCAAACAATTCCGCTATCCTGAATCGTTTGATATCAACGCTAAACTCACCGGATATGAATGGCTTCATCTCCTCTATGATTCTAGCCTCACATTCGGTATAAGAAAAGGCATCTACTAAATACTCTTCCTTTACCTTCTTCTTCATGCCGTTCTCGGCATCGGTCTCATAAGAAACCGTACATTTAAACCAATTGTGCATTTTAATCTATATTATTGTTAAACAAAGGATAATCTTTTATTCCTTCACGAATATATCTTTCCGTATCATCATCCACGCCATAAGCCTTCTTGAAAAATATCATAGCCTTGTCCGTGTCGTGATCCACCAACGGAAGATATTCCTTTACGAAAAGAACTTTAAGATGATTCATGTGATCAATCTTGCGCCTTACATCAATTACTTTTGGCCATATCTCGGCACGGATTTCACCCATCTTTTTTACATTCTCTTTGTATTCGTTTACCTGATCTTTGTACTCCTCCTCGATCTCGTTGTTCTTATCCTTGACAGACTTATAAGCTTCCTTATCTTTCGTGTCAAACATCGGAACATGCCTGATATTGATTATATCCAATCTACTGCATAGCTCCTCATTGGATATGGTGAAATCATATCTAGTCCTGTATAGATCAAATTCACTTAATAACTTAGCTATCTTAATAGCATCATTCTGATCAAGAACGGCTATATTCAAGCCCTCCAAATAGTAGAAGAAATGAGATGGAGAAATAGATTTATATCCATACGTCTTCATGACTGGAGGCTCATCTATAAACCTGACACCTTCCTCCGCACATCTTGTTACGATCAATTTCTCTACCTGCTCATCAGTAAGATCATATATCTCCTGATCGGTCATCTTATCAATTGTCTTCATCATCCTCATCCTCCGACATCATTATAGCCTTTGTAAACTTTTGTTTATAGACCTCACTCATAAGACAGGCAAAAATCCTATCATCCATACTAGCCATAGTATTGGCCTCTACCATAAGATTCATCTCGATGCTCTTTACCGAGATTTCATAGTTATCATCATCTTCTTTATAGAAAATGACTTTACCACCATACTCGAAACCATCATCCTCGGCCTTAACCATATCGATGATCCTCTCTAACTCCTTTACAAATTTACTCTTTTTCATATGTGTAATTTTTATGTGTCTACAAAAGTAGACATTTTGTTTTTGAATTAAATTAAATAAACATTATTAATAGTTAATATGCTTCTTTTGTTTTATCAACCATATTTTGCCCCTTGATAAACTCAACACAACATTTATCCACTCTGGTTATTGTTCGATAGTCATCGGTACGGATACTATATCCTTTATAGCTTTTGACTATAGTACATATTTCTCCTTTTTCTATAACCGTACCACCATTGCTTTTTAAAGGGCAAAGGGTTTTTACTTTCACTCCTATTATCTTTCTCATATGTTATTATCTTTCAACAGTTCAGCTATCTTCTCATCCTTCAACATATTTTGCTTTCTCATGTTATCTACGATAAAGGCAGCGAACGCCATATCATACCTTTTCCTTAACTCATTGACAAAAGATTTGGCTTTTGATTCTACCATTGTCTCGATGTTGCTGTCTACAACTTTCTTCATCCTGCCTCTTATAAACTCGTCTACTGTCAACTCCTCATCCATATAATCTAACCTGAATCTATATTTCTTCTCGCTGGCGTTCTCGACAAGATCGTTCATTGATTCTCTCGCTATATCCTCAATCTTCTCTGATATCGGATTGGATATTTCCCTCATTAACTCATTCTTGAACTTTTCTTTAAGCTCACGTACTACGGCTAACCTGACCGAGCTGGTAAACTCCTCTTTCAACGTCGCTTCATTGTACATAGCTTCCTCGAATACATCTTCCAAATTTAATTCTACTTGAATTTTCATATCATTATATTTTAATAAATTATAAATTTTTTAGGCATATAATTATCATGTATTATTTCCCCTCATCTTTTAATATTAATTTCTTCCCGATCTTTTTAATTTTTGTCGGTCTTGATAATCGATAGTCTCTTTCTATCGGTCTATTAAGTACATCATCCTTGTGCCCCTTGTATCCTTTCTCGTAAGCACTAACCCTTGCGCAAAACTCAACCACATCGCCTGGCGATAAATTAGCACCACTAAATCCTTTTGTTAAATCGAACCACAAATGATCTGATACTATTTTGCTATCAAGTGTCACATCTTGTAAAAGCATCGTTTTTACAGGTCCAATGTATCCATTCCTAAATCCAAATCTAACAAAGGTTGCTGTAAACACATGGCGTCCTTTTGATCCTATTGTTCTCAATTCTTCTCTCATCTCCTTTCTTATTTTTTTATTCATAAAACCAGTAATTTTCTTCAAATACCCTTTTGTCATCTCAATAAAGTTCACGCAATCCGGCTTGCTCAACTTGTAAATCAAAGCCGGGTTATGAATTACGGCTATAATTTGTGTTTGCGGTTTATGAAATGACAATACCTTGTACAGATCCATGATATTGTCAATATCTAAATTCCTGTCCGGCTCATCCATAAGGATTGTATACTCAAAATCCTTCTCCATTAATACCACATGATTGTCTTTGTAGTATTTTAAAAGATTGTCGATCCTGTTTGCCCAGAACTCATTTGACTTTTTCTTAAATTCCATAAGCTTCTGTATCGGAAACGCATACTCATCTTGGTTAAACACAAAATCAAAAAGCGAGTTCATGGCATGAAGGTTCTTCTCCCCAGAGGATCTAGATGTTCCATTCATATACAAACTTAAATTATTGATATTATCCAATATATCATCCTTTCTCATTTCAGTTTGCTGTAGGAGATAGAAGACTTTCCCAATATAATCCGACTTAATACTGATCCCGTCAAGCACCTTGTCATCATCAAATATATCCGGGAAATACAATGCTTCTGACGGTAATTCAGAACACATCTTTTTCTCGCACAACATGTACTTCGATATCATATTCAGGAGGGTTGATTTCCCGCTCCCGTTCTTGCCTACAATCACATTCACGCCGGGCTTGAATATAAACTCAGAGCCATTTTTGAACGCTTTTATCTTTGGGATATATTTAAATGGAGTCTTCTTGTTGTCGTCTATCCTTATAGAAGTTATCATCTTATATGATTTTGTGTTGAATTATTTAAGCCTTTCATTAATTGCCAAATCAAATATCTTATCAAGACATTTCCTCATTTCCTCCGCATACTCAAACAGATCCTCTTTTGAAAGATCCCTGCGCTGCCAATCATACATATTCGTATATCGAGATTCAATAGCCTTATCCTCTATCTCCTCAAGCACTTTTTTAATAGACTCGTCTTTTTTGCACATTTTTATCTTCTTCTCTCCCATATCTAGTAAGGTAATTATATACTTTCACATATTGCCTATCCATCAGCCACCCGTAAGGACTGCCACCAAACTCCCTGTCCATCCGCTCCGCCGCCCCGATGATCGCCTTTCGATTCCCGAACGAGAGCCACGAAGTAATGAGCCCACTGACCTCCGCGTCCCGCCCGGAATACCGCCTTGGGAACTGGACGGGGTCGCTGGCAATAAAGTCGGCGGTTTCGTATTTGTCCGCCATGCATTTCGGCATGTCTACAAATTTGTCATTCATTGTTTATCCCTTCATTTGTTCGCATGCCAATCTTTCAAGTTCCGGTGTAACGTTGGTATTCATTATGCCTTTCAAGCAAGGGCATTGTCGCCAGACTATATCATAAATCTTTGACAATTCAATCAAAGCCTCATTGTTTGATTCAACTGTCATAATCCAATTGTCCGGCGATATCTCTATCTCCCTGCATGGTATTTCTTTCTTGCCTTTTGGCATATATCCGTTCTGATAGTCTTTTACATTACATCTACCAAAATATCTTCCAGTGAGTATTCCGTTTTCGTCCGTCTCAAACAACCCTCCTATCCATCCTATCTTATGGATGTTCTCCGTCCACGTTCGAGTGGCGAATAAAAACTTTTTTACAGGAACTTTTGAAAATGCATCAACATCATGGATACTCCCGTCCGGCTCTTTGAATATCGATGATTTTCTTTTATTCTGGCAACTCCCGTCTAAGCCTATTTTTCCCCATTCGCCATCGTCAAATCTCAAAGGAGAGATTATATCAAAACTGCAAAGTTTCTTGACGAGATTGATTTCAAATGGTGCCGAGAACCCGCTGTTCCCATGAGAAGAGAACAGCGCGACAGCTTCTATTACCTGTTCGCGCATCCATTTGTTAGGACCGTCCTCTTCTTTGCCATATCCGGCTAATTCCAATTCTCTTATCGCATGTTTACATAAATTACTGTTTGCGATAATATACCGAAGAGCCTTCTTGTTGATAAGGCTCTTCTTGCTCATTTTCCTTACAATTCTTCTACTCTTTTTCATGTTTAATGTTATTTAATGTTTTAATCACCAATCTCCTCTATCATTCGTATTGCGCCATGACCATCTGTTTCGCGAAATCTTTGTACGCCACTATTTTTCGCAGGTTTGCTCGCATTCGTATTTCCCCGATACCGCCGACCGGAGACAAGGCGCCTGTATTAACACCTCTTCCCATGTTTATTCCTCCTTGTTATATAATTGCTTGTTTTTATATTCCAACATCCTTCCCATCCTCTTTAACCCAATTAACTGTATCGCAATACCAACAATACCCTGTCTTGGAATCCTTTTTATGAGAATGGGATCCACATGTGGCGCACCAATAATTATCATCCATATTGTATGTATAACTTTCATCCTCATGCATTTTGGCTATTCTAGCTACCCTATCCTCCAGCAGATCCTTTAGATAATGGCATTCGTAAGGTCTATCCTCTTCCTTTAATATATAAATATCGATATCCATCATGCTCCCCATCCTGTCCGTACACATACACTCGGCGGCATGGCGCACGTTCCCTTCCGGCATCCCCGGAACTATCTCCCGGATCACCGCCTCCATCTTCTCTTGGTATTCGGTGTCTACCTTGACCACCAAATCCTCTAATTTATCTATTAAACTCATGATCTTTTTACCTCTTTATATATAACGTCTATATCATCTTTCCTATCTACATCAATACAATGGGTATCCTTACAGTAATAATTCTTACTATTATTAAATACGCATCCTTCACAACTAGCATCACTGGATTCAACCACCTCCAGTTCTACTTCTTTCGAACCAATATTATATTTAAATATAGAGCCTATCTTATGATACCCTATATTCTCCAAAGTTATACTATTATTTATCATATCCTCATGTCCGAATACGCTGTTAATAAAATCAAGCATCTCATCATTGAATGATCCGCTTTCTTCTTGCAGCTCTCTACATTCATCCTCGGTCAATCCACAAGAAGACACCAGTTCCTCTGCGGCCTGCGTCCATCGCCCGTCGTGGGCTAGCTCCTGAACCGCCAGCCATATCCCTTGGTTCATGCCTTCCATTCTTGCCTTATCTAAAATACCCTTATCCTCCATATCTTCGATCATTTAAATTCTTGTTTATTATAACAATCTCTATATCGTTTAACATTTTATCTTTTGATGTTTTTTCTACTGTTCTTGGAATGATATTAAAATCTTTATTGCTAAGCTTATTATCCACCATAATCTCAATCAACTGCTCTATGGTAAGTCCAAGCTCATTATGGATATAATTCTTTATCGCTTTATATTCTTTACTCATGGCTTTTTATTGTTACTATTTCTATTGGCTCATTGGCGAAAGTCAATGGACCACCTATTATTCTCTCGATTGTTCCGTTGGGTAATGTTACACCATAATCATCATCCCTTACCTCATCCTCATGAACACCCGCGCTATGATCATCTGGATCATCATAAACAAGCTCCCATCTAAGCATAGGTATTTTCCATGTGTCCTCTACCCTATCATAGATAGGACAATCATTAAACACAAGCTCCTCTCCGTCTCTGTTGACTGCTAAATATGCCATAAATATCCTCCTTAAATTACTATTTCCAAAAAACTATATATCCATCCTCTATATTGCTATGATATACAACATCATTGGTGTCATTATCCAATATCTCATATACATCACCCGACTCATCCATTACCCCACGAAACACATTCTCTCTATCCAAGAAATAACATGGTTCCTGCACTTTTGGCAGCGAACCATCCAATGATATCCACTCCGGTCCCATCAAAGTTATTTTAGCTCCCATATGATTCTCCATTTAATATGATTACCTTAGTTTTATTAAATTGATCTGATCTTTCGATCTCTCATCTCATTCTTGTCCTTAAACATCATTATCCTATTTACAATCCCCTCCGATTCCATGTACGTCGAGAATCCATGTATTCTTAGATATTGGATGGCTGATAATGATTTTTCTAGCACATCTTTATATCCTACATCTATCTTAACTTCTTTACCCATAGTCCTCCTCCATTTCTCATATCCAACTTCTACTCATAACACTATTATAATCTATTCCATTATTCATAACCACTTTATTAAAGGCCTCCTCGGTATACGCCAAAGACTCGCCCCTATTAGCTCTCTCGATATTTTCGCTCATCATCCCCATAGCCTCGATCAAGGCCGCTGATGAGTTGGCTATTAACTTAGCCGCTTCCATTATCTTATTATCATCCATAATCATATTACTTTAACTTCCTCGTTCCACAAATGTCTTTCATATACCATGGTTGTTCCTATTAGGATTCCGGTATCTTCTCCCCAATATTCAAGTATTTGATTCCTGAATTTGTGACGCAATTTTTGTATTCCTCCCTTGTTTTTATCATAAGAAGAGTAATCTGATAATCTTACTGTCTCCATCGTTTACCTCCTTCATTTGTTCGTATGCCAATCTTTCAAGTTCCGGCATGGTGTTTGTTTCTTCTTATTTTCCCCCATACTTATTTCTCATTTCATTAATATAGCTCATATACCAATCTCTTATATCCTCTTCACTATCCATGCTATACTCTTTATTGAATGGATCGTATCTGATAAACTCCTCTGTTCGGCAGAATGGGCATGGGATCTCTTCCAATGGCTTGATTAGAACACCATCATCACCTACATTATCCAGATCATACAATATGCCATCTATGCAAGTCGCGTCTGGATAATTCGCACCGAAAAGCGGGAATTTTGGACATGTGTTTCTCATACTTGTACTATTCAAATTCGTTCTCATATTCCTTTCTCCTATCCACTTCCTTTAAATTCAAACCATCAGGTGTCAATATCTTCTTTTCCAACAAATCAAAGAGAAGCATCGCCCTTGACTCCGCCTCTGTTTCCCCAAATCCGCTATACACTTCTGTTGGCGAATCGTAGGCATTGTAACGAACATAGGCGGCTTCGTAATATCTACTATCCCTATTCGGGAAATACTGTGTCAACTGCAACCAGTCATCCCATATTTTTGATTTACTGATATTTATCATACTTGGTAGTATCTCTCCAAGTTCATGACTCATATAAGCCGGTATGAGGTCTCCTTCTTTTCTATATGAATACCTCATTGTATTTTGCGTAACTGAATCTATCTGGGTTCCCCCTCCTTTCATCTCTTTCACAAAATAAAATTCCGACTCCGAATTTACGCCCAACTCATGCAACTTTAGCGCAAGCTCATAAGGGCACATAAAATTTTGATATTTCATGTTATTCTATATTTTCATTTCTGTAATCCCCGGCATAGTCCAACCATACCCTGTAATCATTTCTGTACTTGGTCGCCTTTATTTTCATATTCCGGGATATATTCTTAGGCAATTATATACAACCTTGCACCACAAAGCATTAGCGGACGCCCCGCTTCCCCGACCGCCTTACCCATACACGCCGGCTCCACCGGTAACGCCGCCCATGACATCTTGGATGTCTCTCCCGTAAATCTGATAGTGATCGCCACAGCTCTCAAATGTTACTTGATAGCTGTTTAATCCCATCCTAATTGTCTCGCAACACCTTCCATCTCGCTATACGCTATCCTGTGACATCCAGCAACCAATATATCATTCTTATAGCTATTGATCTTCCATTTGTGACTGGTTGTATCCAATACCATATCGTGTTGGAATTTACCGCCATTATGGAAGAACTTTATCAATTTCCAAAGTCTCTCAGCTTCAGCTCGCCCTATCTTGATATTCTTGCTAGTCTCAATTATGCCATTCTTAATGCGAAGCCATACGTTAGGCTGGTCATCCTCCAAATAATAATGTGAATATAATTCCAGAATCTTGCCAGACTTCCACATCTCGATCTGTTCTTCAAATTTTTTCTTGCGATCTTCTTTTTCTTTTCTTCTTTTTTCAAAAATTAAAGCCTCTTTTTTCGCCTGACTGTCTTCCCATCTCTGACATCTGGCCACATACCCAGCCCACGTTCCTTCACCACAAATCTCATCTACTATCACATTGGTCGTTCCTAAAGTTTCTAGCGCTTGATGATTTAGCAATACCTCAAACACACGCTTTAACTCATGGACGTATTCACTTTTAATCTTATCCGATCCATAAGATAACTCATGTTTAGGTCCGATCCAGGTGTTTGCACTCTTTTTAAGAAGGCTCTTGGGAGTACCCATATTAAAGAACTCAATATAATCCATTAGACTTCTAAATACTCCCCAAACATCCCTATAAGACAGGCTTGTTCTAACCTTCTTGTATTTCTCGATAACCTCTTTGATAAGCTCCAATTGACTGGTGATAAAAGCCATGCTGCCATCATCAGACATATTATATCCAACATAAAATACCTTTGAGCCAGTTGGTATTGCACTACGAACACAATGTTGATGTTTACAGGTGGAAGAAGAATAATACTTATCGTTAAGCAAATACGCCTTTTCACCACACTTATTTCTTACGATTCTTCCAACCTCAAAATGATAACCATAAGAATAAATACTTCTACCTTCAAAGAAAAAATTACTACCTCTTGCGGATTCTTTCTTTTCGTTTGCCCATAAGTGAGCGACCATAGAGTTGTTCATATCAATATTTTTTTTGTTATACAACTACAGATTAATAATACGATATACGTTCATTACATCCGACATCTTGAATTTATCAACATCCGTATTCTTAACATCATATGTATATGAGTCAAATAAATTACTTACCGCGTTCAACCAATCATCATCTGTCGGTTCTTCTACCTCATCCATACAATCATACACATCCCAGTAATTCATGAGGATACCGTTGTACGCTATTTTCGGATCAGCGTATTCTCCTCTTGATATAAAGCAGATGTTTTTGCCGGCTTCGTTGCCGGCAACTATCTTTTTGTAATCTTCTATAATCTTATTCATTTTTCTGATGGTGATTATGTGTAGACTAAAAATTACTTTAACTCAAATTTAATTCCTTCCGGGAGTTGGGAGCGATCCACGTTATTCACGAAATCATCAAACTCTTCTTGTGTGATCTTTTCCCCATAATCACGCCAGTTGAAAGATAAAGTGTTCGTGTGATTATAATATATCACATTATCGGTTGACAATCCATAATCAAACACACAGAGCATTATCTTTTTGTCTGTTTCCGCTTCCCTGATTACCTTATCGTATCGCTCACAAATTTCAGTACGCTTTTTCAACATCTTTGCCTTATGAGCCTCCTCCCTACGTTTTTCGATATTTTCTGCGGAATAATACCCGGCTTTAATACGCTCTTCAATAAGCAAACGTTCCTCGTCCGTTAGTGTCAGGGTAAATCTTTCTTCTTCTGGCTTATATGGATTAACCCATTTCTTTCCACACAGGTCTTCAAGTTCCGCAATAAGCTCGCCTGATTCATGTTTCCATCTATCCACAATTCCCAGATTGAAAAGCAGATACTTGAAATACATCTTATCGTCCACCGCTTCAGATAATTTAGGATATTCCTTGTCTGATATACGTAAATATTCAATAGCCACAGACTTATCGCTATTCTTTATGTGATACATGCCATTTTCCACCGGATACATAGGAGCACCATAATGATTACAACAATGTAATGGTATAAACTTCGCCAATTCCGGACAATGTTTCGCAATCTCATCGTGGCAGCAGCCTCCCATATACTCTTTATATATCCCATATTCGTTTTTCCAACGAATGTCAGCGGTTATACTCCAATCACACATATTGTTATGACAATCATCATCTAACGATATCGTGACTGTTATTCTGTATTTCCTTTTGTTTTCTGTAAAGAATTTTGTACTTAAAAAAGTTAGTTTATTTGCAGTTTCCATATTTTTATGTTTAATCGTTTAACTTATGAAAAATAAAATCGGCACAATTTCCCGGAAGTGTTCCTGCATCATTATATTGATAGAACCCTTCTGTTTCCCAATCCACATCTACCGGATAGCCATCTGCGATGTTCAAGAAGTTTTTTATTTCTTGACATTCTTCTTTACATAATCCAGTATAGTCATCATTTATCAGAGCGCAAGCCCAATAAAATGGAAGCCTGTATCTTATTACCTCTATATTCATAATCTCATCAATTTACAAATTATCAATACTAAAAAAACTCCAACAATCTATTACAATAAACTCTCCTACTCCATATTCCACAAGTGACTTAAGTGATTCTATCCCATTACAGTAATAGAAAACATTATCATTATCATCATCATTGATGCTTAATGATAATTTTATTGTCGTTCTTTGATCATCCCCTGTGTCTTTCCATACGATCTGACATTCTACGTATTCAGGTTCTTCCCCATTCTTTTTAACGAACTCGAAAAACATAGAATCAATATCTTTCTTGACTCTATCTACATCCGTTATCACTACCTCTTCCTTGCAATCCCCACAATTAGCATGCATAAAAGATTCATCAAGATAATCTATTATTTTCCCGGTGTTTGGATTTACGATCGCTTCACAAGCAATATTTGTTCCGCCACACCTTGTACATATTACTTTCATACTATTTCATTTAATGGTTCAACATACACATCCCCATTCTCATAATAAAGTTGATCTTCATACTGATTATGATGAAGCTCCTCACGTATCGCATCTTCATCATCAGCCCAATACTCATACTCCTCATGCCATGACTTAAAGAAATTATCATAACATTGTCTCATCAGATCCTCTAAAGAAAAAACCTCCGGATAAGTACACCATGCATTGTAATAATCAATTATAGGTTTCAGGAGATATAAATCATAACACATCCCTGTCAATGGGCAATTATCTCCATAGTCAAACATCACCCTACTATACTTGTGCTTGTATTTGTATTTCCCATCAATATATTTACCTGACGTGGAGAAATACTTGCCCTTGATAATATATGGCATAATATTGTTGTTGATATATCTGAACAGTAATTTACCGCATAGATTCTCAGGGAATATATCACGATAATAATCTTTAGGATGTTCATAAATAGGATCCTTGTATTTAAACTCATAACTAAAATCATATCTCTCGTATCCAACTTCCCAATCATAAACCTTAGTATCTGTCAAATCTTCAAAGGCTTCCATTGACTTTTTATGGTCTATGTCATAAGCATCCATACATTGCTCCATTACATTCCAGTGCTCACGCTCTATGATCCTTTCTTGTGAGTCTTTTGACAGCTCATCAAACTCATACAGTTTTAATACAATCTTTTTCATAATCCCTCCTTTTTTAATATAATTAGATCCCTAACGTCAATCGAATGACATACGTACCTCCTTATGTTCACGCTTAGGGATGATCGTGGCTATTCTCACGAACCACCACAATCCAGATTCAGATATCATTCATCCTTTATCTTTACGAATGGGTTTTCTACATAAAACTCCACTACATCCTTAGATTTTATAGATGTCACTATACCGGTGGTATCCACAAATCCGTCTGTCTCATCCATTGCCAAAGCTTCTATTTTATCTCCCGGTAGAAAACAAAGATTATAGTCTTGATCAATATACATAATCATCTTTAACCTAACCATGTCATCAATGATGCCTTTCATTCTCTCCACGACATCCAATTGATCATCACTAAGCATTAATCTACTTTTTGATGATTCCACTAACCTTATGTCTCCATTCCTGTCAACTACAGTTAAGTCATTGAATTTATACACATCTTCACGTGTTCTGTAATATGTTTCCTTACAATAAATTTTTCCTTTATCATCTATTTCAATATCAAAATATTCCAACTTATCCTTGACAGCTCTTCCGTTTTTGTATTTCCACACATCACCTATTGGAATGAACCCATATAATGACTCAAAAACATCATATATTGATAGTCTTGTCTTAGGAATGCTCTCGCCCTTTTTAAAACATTCTTCGGACGAATAAAATAATTTCCCATCTAATGTCTTCTCAGTCCTACATCCTCCCCATGTTCCTACATATCTAACTACTCCATATGTAAAACTGATCAAGATCTTATCAATCTCAAACCACTTTAATCTTCCTGACATATCGTCAAAAAGATATCCACTCTCTAGATAAACCGATAAACATTCTCTAATTTCCATAACAATTTATTTTTTTTTAAATTAAACAACATCATTTGCCTTGATCACTATCCGTCTCAATATTATGAACAAGCTCATATAGATCATAATCACTACACTCTGCTAAACATAAAGAGAAGACGTTCCTGTCGTTAATCAGGAAATAGCTATCTTCTAATATAAAGATAGATTTTCCTACCTCTAAAAAACAGTCCCATAACTCATTGCCTCTTTTATTGCCAAACACTTTCTGAAAAGTATGACGATCTGCCTTATTCTCGAATTTACGCATCCGTCTAATCCACTCATATCCGTGCCTCACTAAATCCAATCCGCCGGCTTCATCGAAGCTCCCGTTTTTATCAATCCATTTATTTACATCTATCAACATACTCCCTTATAATATTACATTAAACAACTCGTTTAACCTATCTATCTCACTTAGGTATTCATCTTCTTTATCAAATCTAATTTGCGTCCCTCCCTCCAATCCAAAGGACAGGGTAAAGGATATGACCCAGCCCGATCCGTCCACGGCCTGCCCCTTGGGAACCCAAGACATTACCGCCTTCTTGGATATCCACCATCTCCCTATCTGAACGAAATCAGGATAGTTGTTCATTAAATACACCATCTGACTAGCCATCTTATTAACATCATCAAAAGGCACTATATGATACTTGTTTCTTATCCTGACCTTCAAGAAGGGGTTATCCATATTATATGCCGCAAATGCTGATATCACGGAACTAGGATATCTAACCCCTTTTATTACCATCCATTTCATATATAACACCTCCTCTTAATCATTGATCCATTCCACAAAAACTCCCCCTTTCAGACTGTAATATGTATCTGCTTTTATCTTTTCTCCATCAACAAATTCCGTTTTTACACAAATGGGGATATATCTTTGTTTTCCCTCAGAATAAGACCATTCGGATAGTGTTATCCATGATCCTTTTGAGGCTTTTGCTACTGAGTTAATACCTGCGCACATAATGACACAGTCTTTGCCAGTGCTGTCAATCTTGGCATTGTTGCCAGACGAGCCGATCTGGGCATTGTTGCCGGACGAACCAATCTTGGCATCGTAGCCGGACGAACCAATCTTGGCTCCGTCGCCAGACGAGCCGATCTGGGCATTGTTGCCAGACGAGCCGATCTGGGCATTGTAGCCAGACGAGCCAATCTTGGCTCCGTAGCCAGACGAGCCAATCTTGGCTCCGTAGCCAGACGAGCCAATCTTGGCATCGTCGCCGGACGAACCAATCTGGGCACCGTCGCCGGACGAACCAATCTTGGCACCGTCGCCGGACGAACCAATCTTGGCACCGTTGCCGGACGAATTATCCTTTATGCTCGTTTTTATTTTTTCAGGCGATGTGATCTCTTTTAGCCACTCAACTCCAAGATTGATCATGTCTGCCAATTTTAACTCTGCTTTTATTTTAATCTTCGATGAGCAAATTTTTGTCCCTCTATCCTCCTTGGATATATTCCCGTCTTGCTCTACTTCGCAAAACCTAGAATCTATCATAGTATAGTAATCAAAAACATCAAACGGGCTTTCGCAAGCGTGAAACCCTCTGCTACACACCTTGATCTCTCCATCCATCTCATATATCCCTCCAATTTTGTATTGGAAGTCTCTGCATCTAAGATTCTTGTCGAATCCCTTATAAGATTTTATAGCCATTTTATTATGTTAATTCATTTAATATAATTTCATCCGCTTCTGTCCTCTTATCCATAGGCTTGTTTTGAGATTCATTGATAAAGTCAAGCACCTCATCCCATGTCCTCTCAAACAATTGTCCATTATTAACTCCACAACACCCACATCCACTAGAAAATACTGGAATCATACTCCCATCACACATCCTAACGAATTTATACCCTATATATTCATTACATAATGAACATCTTCTTACTGGAAGAAATCTTATTCCATTTTTATTAATGATACTTATTAATGTCTCACGATTCATATTGTTCCCTTAATTTACGTTTAACCCATTTAACTATTAATAAATACTTTTGCCTCTGAGATAGACATAAATCTATCAGGAAGCTCAATATGCCCATTAAATACTTTTACATACAATGGAGATGAATAAATTCTATATCCTTTGTACTTTGTATTTATTTCCGGAAGATTTGATTCTACTCTTATTGTTTCCTCGCTGTCGAATATAATCTCATTTGCCATCTTTCTTATGTGCGCTAAGACCTTGCCTTTCTTTACAAGCACACTATTGACGAATAATTCATATCCGTCATCCATTTTCATTATTTTTATTTCCATTTCGCCTCCGATTAATTATTTCTAACCAAACGGATAGAACTTATCCGCATTCTCTCCCCCTTCTATGATAAAGTTGGCCAACCCGCGCGTCAAAAGGTTTGCTAGGTTGTCCACCGTCTCCACCTCCTTACAGTTAAACCACGCTACCCTGCTGTAGGTGTCACCTATCCATATCACACTCATACTTCCGTCCCGACTGACCTCCTTCACCAGCCCTATATGGTTTTTAGTGTCCTTAATCACATTTAATTCGTCAATATTTGTAAGCCGAACAAAATCCATCGGCCGTATCATTTTATTCTCGTCCATGTCCTTATCCTCCTATATTCTTTTTATTCTCTCAATTTACGCTTAACCTCTTTAACATACATAGGAGAATGCAATCCCCTATGCAATCTTATAGCCCGATCTATATCCTTATTCGGATTATGATGAGATTGATATATCTCGAACATCTCCCTAGCCTTGACAGGATTTGTCCTATCATCGTATCTATACCGCTTTTTCTCCCGTTTAAGACACAATATCCTATTAACCTCATCTACATACACCTTTTTCATCTGCCACCTCCCTAACGCCCCTGAAGTGGCGTTGTACGCCCGATCTTCATCCCTTGACTCCACGAAAGATAGGGCGGCCGCCAGCTTGTCCCATACCCGTGCCTCGATCACGGCCGGCTTCGGGGCGAGGGGCATGCCTCCGTTCCCTTTTGGTGGTGTCAATATTATCATCGCCATCACAAGTAAGTATCTTATCACGTTCCCTTGTTTTTATAAAACTCCTCCCCGAATTTCACATTATCCACATAATCTTCCATACACTCATGAACAATTATATGAATATCCCCCTCCGTGTATGTTACCTCAGACATTAACCTCTCATTGGTCATCCACCAAGAATAACTATCAATATGCCGTATCTCAAATCCATGATCATGCAACGCATACATAACATTATATCTTAAATCCCTGTCCATCATCATACACTCGTACACGATATAGCCATTGATACTTTCATGAGACCTACCGAACGTATAAACGTACCTACCCATCAACTTATACAACTCCCTTGCCACAGGATTCGGGATCGCCTCATCCATATCAAAATCCCCATCTGGATCAATAACCCACTCTACATCCCGCTCATCAATACAAGCCCTAGGCATTCCTATTGTCCGTACATAAAGACGTGATCGGTGATCCTCGCTTAACACCGTCCCGATATACTTTTCCCCTTTGGCATATCCTATATTATGGTTGCCGGTTATATTAAATACAATTTCAGCTCCTATCTTAATTTCATCCATATTCAAGATGTTTGTATCATTTGTTATCTTTTTTATACAAAAAGAGGATATAATGGCATAATATTATGATATCAAGACACGAATGCGCTATCTATCATATTATCATACATATCCTCTATACAACGTCATTTATGGCATTATATCGTATATGATGCCGCAGGTCATAAATACATCTAATTAACCCTTTTTTAAGGGCTTATTGCCATTTAGGTAACTAGCTATGCCTAATATTTTCGAAATAAGGGCTTTTTTAGCCTTATACTCATCGTTTATCCCTATTATCGCATATCTGTATACCATCCCATCCTTCGACACCTCCACGCCCACGTATTTAGGCGCAACGGCATCCCTATGTAATACGATAAACGGGCTTTTGCCGTCCAGCTCATTTATCAACTGGTTAAACTGTCGCCTTGTCATCTGATAGTGATATTATTTCCATGTTATAAATACGATCTCTCTTTACCCTTATCTTCTCGCATAGCTCATCGAAGCACCCATCTTCTTCTAACCTACCAACATAATATGATACATTCGATTTAGAGCTTCCTTGAAGATATATATTTCCTCCTATATTCCTTGAGAAAAAATTAGGTAAGACCATCTTTTGCCTCTTATCCTTATTATCTATGTAAGATATAACAACAACCCACAACTCTGGCTCCCGTTCTTTTATCGATAACATAAGATCAAGACTCGATTGACTATTGATATTCCTCCTGCCAGTTTCGTTATAACGAAGAATAATATAATCATCCGCTTTATCATCCTCAATCATCACGACCATAGGGCTATTACCCTTCCCATTATCACATAATATTCTTGGCTCTTTCCCGTTGCGGAGATATACTTTATCGTAATCTCCGTTTTTGTATATCTCAAAATCAAACTCTATCACCATATCATTTCCTCCTATTGATATATTGTTGTGTACGACCTTCTTTCATTTTTTCGAAATAAAACTTATTCCCATATAACCGGGTGAAGCAGATGTTATACCCGAAATGTTCCGCTCGTCTGATCTGCGCGTAACCTCTACTGATGTCATTATTATCAATTAGCGTAACAAAACAATGTGATCCTACCTCTGTGTTTAAAACCAGATTTTCCCAATCTTTTACCTCCATATCAAATCTCCTTAAATAATTTTTTGTTATGATTATCTCTATTATACCATTTATCAATATTATCGTACTGCTTTGGATAAACCCCATAAGACCTACACCACCTAGGTAACGGCCCGTTCAGCACGTCTAACGCCGCCTCAAGGTCAAACGTAGCTTCCTCCTTGACACAACACCCCGATCCACTTCCACAGCTCGGTATATAAGCTCTACTATACGCTACGCTCATCCCATATTCCCCATGACTCAGATACCCGATGTTGGGTGAATCAGGGAAGGCGTAATACAACATCGTATAATCACCCTTACTCCAACCTCTATTATAAGTATCATCCTGCCATACGAAAACCCTGCAACCGGCCTTCTTTAACTCATCAGCCGCTTTTCTTAAAATATTATCTCCCATATCATTTATATTTAAATTATGCCAAGGCGCCGGGAACCGACCCCGGACCATATCCGCACACGTACGATCATGGTATTCCTTCCGCCCCGCCAAGGCTTGGTTCAACATTAACAAACTTTCATATCCTCACACATCTTAAAAAAGACCTCTCTTATGATCCTTTTGAACAAGATGTATATCTCATCATCATCCTCATCGAACTCCACGCCCCATGAACGTAATAAATATCTAATGTCGCAATCCGCTATATGAATCCTAAATATGGATGGAACGCTCATTATATAATCCTCAAAAGCTTTCTTAATCCCATCCCTTTTGATATGTTCTTTATACTCATCCTTGAACACGTTAAGCATAAAAGATAGATATTCCCTATCATATTTAAACTGCTTCCCATAATTATCTGTATCTATATGATCCAGTATATATATCTCTATAGCGTCTCTATCGTATTTTGACATACTCCTTCCTCCTCCTTTTGATATTTTATAACCTTTTTCTCCCCATACGCTTTCGCTAACTGGATAAGTTGACCGGTAAATACCTTGGTACGGTGTTTTACGATCTTATCCACCAACTCCGGGCATCTGGTTCTCCATCTATAATTAACCTCGCCCTTAGCTTTCTTCTTGTAATACCTGTAGAATGTTACGGCTACTACCACTTCTCCATTCTGCTCGAAAGCAACCAAATCGTAATTGTTGTAAACTATTTCGTTCATGTTGTTATTATTTTTATGTACTTAATCACTTCTTCTGGCAAGGATGCTAAATCCCTAACCCTTTTACCAAAATTGTATGTTTTTCTCTTCCACGGGTAATAATCCCCTACATACATCGCTATTCCTTGAGGATGGAACGGGTTCGAGCTACAACTAAATATCGGATAATATAGGGCATTATTATGATTATTACTCTTACCACTTATACACACAATAGTATATCTATCAGACGTTTTATCGCCAAAATCATATACTCTTACCTTCACTTTCATGCCATTGGCATTTGTTATAATATTATCCATATATACCTCCTTTATTGTTTGTTGTTCAATCCGACTAATCTATTTCCTTCCCATATAAGGTATATGAGCCACACCATCCACGACTCTCATTTGATACCCGAATATGATTCACAGGTTTATTCCCCGCCATACAATTAGCGTAAGATAATACCGCCGACATGCTTCTAAACCCAGAATCCATTGCTGATTTAATAAGCTTCCTATCACATCCAAATACCAATATCTTTATAACATCCTTCTCTTTTACAGTTCTTCTTACACGCATAATCTTGCCATAAAATAAATAAACATAAAATCTATTCTCTCTTTGTTATCATCCATCCTATGCCCGGTAATTTCAAAAACAACCCTACGCTTTTCTACAGTCTGTATATTATCTAACTGAATAGCTATGTAAGGATATTTTATAACTTTCTCTCTATTGATGTTATTCAAAATAGCGTTGACATCTTGCCTGCGAAAATACATATTTACCCCTATGTAGCTGGCAACCAAAAGACATTCGTCTATTATCCCATCAGTATCGAATAACAATAACATATCATCCTTCTCGACAGTATATTCCATATCAAGAATCTTGATACGTTTGCTTCCGTCCTTCTTATCAGCTATAAGAATCCCTATTATATCCTTATCGGTCGTAAGGATATAATACGCCTCATCCTTTGTAATATTATCACGAAGGTAAGATAGCGCTTCATCCTGTAATCTTAGTAGTTCTATTTCGTCCATATTTATTTCTATTGTTGCCAAGGGAAAAGGGACGGCGCTGGCGACAAGGCCTGTCCAGCCTCCCCACAGCCGCCCGCATTCCCCTTGGTATCATTAACCACCTCAAATAATCTCATAATCGAATTTCACATTAACACTCTCATCAATGCTCAATTCTTTCTTCATCCCAAATACAGTCTCCCTTACCGTATCAAAACCCAATAATTGATCTTCGGGATTATTCACAAGCTCTCTCCGGTTATTCTTCCTAGGTTTTCTAGATGTAAGAATATATTCCGCACAACAGCTTCCTTCAAATGTCCTCACTCTGGAATACCATAGATCACCGGTCCCGTACTCAACACATATATTCATGTTTATGATGGTATTATTCCACGCTTTTTCCGGTAAATGTTTGAAAATCCTGTTAACCCACCCCGTGTCAATATCTATATAAGGACAATCTAAATCCGATGTCCCCTTAATATCCAGATATAGCATAACCTGTCTATTACTCTTAAACATTCGAGCTTTCACATTCATTTTCTTCCGTCCCCATACCACTATTCTATTATTTCCAACTTCCCGTAATAAGGATAAAAACAACCGTCTCGATAAACCGAATATCTGAGCGTTTTATCCTTTGCTTCATAGATGGAAACACAACCGCTGTTATAAGCGTTGGATAGTTCTTTTGCTACAAATCCACCTATTTGTTTATAGGTTTTAGGCGTATCCGCCAACGGCCTGCCTACATATATTTTTACTCTCTTGCACTTTTTGTCGCCTACGCATATATCCTTTCCTCTAAGCCCCGTTAAATACATGAATCTCATATCAGTCAATTTTAAATCCAACATTCCTCTACCTCTATCTCCATATGATCCTCCCAATCACATCTATCAACATCCTCACCATCCTCGAAATAATAGTAAGCCCATACCTGTACGCCTCCTACCTCTATATATCCATCACTCTTCCATTCTATCAACCCGTCTTGCCTTACCACGTTGGTAGGCTCAGCCCCTAACGACAGCAGATTATTTACTATACTACCGCCAAATACGTTTCTTGCTTCTTCTTTCGTCATATCACTATCAGATTTTTAATATTACACTAACGCCAAAGGAAAACAGGGACGGACGACCAGCGGGGCCGACCCCACGCCATCGCCGCCCCTCGTTTCCCTTGGTTCCCTCCGTATCACTCCCACGCCAACAGACAATATCTACCACCAATAACACTATACCCACCATCACTCGCAATCGCTTTGCGTTTCCACTTAACGGTAAAGTATTGCCCCTGTTTAGAAAGGAATCCCATTGATTGGAAAGTATTTCTTTTGTTGATTGAAGGGGTTCCCCTTGTTTTTCTTCGTTTTCCTTGGGTTTCATTGGTTTTCCCTGGTTTCCCTTGGTTTCCCTTGGTTTCCCTTG